TGGCGTCGTCCTTGGGCACAAGCCCGCAGTTTTGCTGAAATTCCAAATATTTCCCGCTGTTCGACGGCATGAACTGGAGCCGAATGCGATCCATCGCCGCCTCGCCGCCCCTGATGAACGCCATTTCCTTGATCGCCTCGACAACACGCGGCTGGAGGAGCTTATCGATTCGCACGTCCTTCCGGTGCTCGAGGCAGACTTGGGTGTCGAAGAGGAAGTGGAAGGGCGGCATCGCCTTCTCGGTGAAGCCTTTGAAGGGGATGCAGGCGCAAGCGGCCCAGGCCCCGTTCTCGGGGCAGCCGAGATAGTCACAGCCAAAACCGCCTAGCGTCGTGCCCTCTACCCGCCTGCCCATCAGAGAAATCCCAGCAGCCTGACGATCGTCCACAGGCCCATCGTCATCAGCCCTATAATAATAAAGAGAGCGCTATAGATGAAGATTCGCTCGGCGAGGGGCGCGCCTCGGAGTGTTGGGGAGCCCGAGAATGGCGGGTCCGCAGCCGCACACTCGAATCGAATGCGGCCCGGCAGCACAGGGGAAATGGCGCCGTCCATGTCTTCACAAATCCGGCGGACCTTGGCGGCGTGATCCGGGTTTTCGAAGGCGTCGTCATCGCCAAATTGGATTTCGAGAGGTGGATAGTCGGCGCCGCCCTCCGGATCCGGCTTGCCTCGCGGAACCATGATCCCGCGGTTTCCTGCCCCGCCGCCGCCCGGGACAGGGCCGACAATCGTCACGGGCGGCGGCGGGGGAGCGTAGGTGAGAGCCGTGGCGCTCATCAGCCCTCACTGACGAAATCGAGGAGCTGCTTGGCCGCTTCGATCAGCCCGGCGGGGCCCGCCTTCGGATCGGCCACTCTGGAGGCCATCTCGAGCATCCGCATCCGCATTTCTGAAACCGGCAGCCCTGAGGCCTTACGCATCGCCGGCGACTTTGGCTTCATTCGCTGCGCGGCGAGGAGCGCGTCGCGCTGATCGGCATCGAGGTTCTCTGGGAGATCAGTTGGGTTGGCCGCCCGCTCCGCGGCGACGGCCGCGAGGGATTGAGCGCGCATGATCGCCTGCCTATCTGGGTTGGACGGAACCGGCGGCGGCGCGCCTTCATCATCCGGCATGTCGAAACTCGGCTCGACCGCCCTTGGCTCGCCATTGGCCCCGGCGGCGGTGTGGCTGCGCATTTTCTTTCGATCCTTACTTTCCTGGAGCTCGCGAGCCCATTGGCGCGCGCGCCGCAGTCTGTGATTCGTCGTTTTGCCCACCGTCCCCGAGCCCGTCCAGGGTGAGCCTCCGCGCCTTGCCTTGAATTAACTCGTCCAGCGCCTTTCTGACAAGGAGCGGATCATCGTTGGTGATGACGAGATCGCCCTTGACGTTGCCGCCGTCCGGCGAGCGCACGATAAGCGTTATGACGGGCGCGCGGAACAGCTTGGCGATCTGGGCGACATGCGCCTGAAGATAATGGCGGTGGGCCTCGGGAAGATCCTGGCTCACTTGTGGAAGAGCCCGCAATAGCCGACGTCGGCCTTGAGCTTCGGAGCGAGGATCTGGCCCATCTTGCCCGTCCTTGCTGGCATAAGGCCTCCTTCATGATTGTAATAGGGGTATTCGGCATCCAGCCAGCGCCATGCGGCGCACGCCGAGGCGATGCAATGCGGCGCCCCTTGTTGATTGCTTGCGTAGAACCCGCTCGCCATTGGGCACGCCTTCGTCTTGGCTTCTTCTTCGGTTCCGATCATTTGCTTTTCCTTAATAAGCGCTCGCGACGCTCTGTCATTGCTCGCCACCCGGCCATAAAGCCGTTGATCCACGTCAACTCCGCAAAATTTTCGATTTTGTGGTTGCGACCCCACTCGATGAGATCGTTCGGGCACTCCACCTCCGCCAAATAACGGAGCGCCTCAGACTCGGCCATGCGACCTTCGCGTTCGATCTGATTACGCGCTTTCGCTACGCCATCCTCCTCGGCGTGGCGTAGCGCCTTCTCGCCGAGGGGGTCAAATTGAAGGGGGAACGTCCAAGGATCATTCCTATCACCCATCGTCAGCCCCTTAATCTTCTTCATGAAATGATCGCAGGCTCTCGAGCGCTGCGATAAGATGGAGACGATCGCCGGACACTAGCGCATCCTCGGCTGTCTTGAGCTCCTTGGACATGGCGTCGATGGCGCCAATGAAGTTTCGCCTCGGGCCGACCTCTACCGCCAGCCGCCGCCACCGCATTCGCTTGGCGACAACCCGTGCGCATTCCTCAAGTAGCCTCGTGGTGAGGCTGGCGTCGGAAGAGAGCACCTCGCTCTCTGAATCGGCGGTGCGAAAATCTATGATCACGGGAATGTCTCCGCCAGAATCAGTTTCTCGGCCTTCGCGCTCGAGATGTCGAAATTGTAGAGCGGCCCGGAGAGAACGTCCACGATATGCTTGAAGTGGCCTCTCTTCATATGCCGATTGTGCTTGGAGGCGAGAAAGGATTGCCACTGGACGCGGTAGGCGAGGATTTCCTCGTGGAGGCGGAAATCGCGATCGTCGATATAGCGCCGCCACCATGCGTCCGCTCCGCTGATCTGCTGGACGCTGTGGAGTTGCTCGTGCGCGATAATGTGCGGGCTGAGCGCAGAGCGGCTCGGGTTGTAAACGATAGTGCCAAACGTGAAGACAACCCCGACTTTCGCCGCCGTCGGGAAGGCGGCGAGAATCTCGTCATAGTTGGGCGGCCGGGAATAGGAGATTTTCACTTGAACCGCCCCTGCCGCACATTGCTAAAGTCGCAGCCGTGGAACCCAACGCCGAACAGCCACGCGAAGAGTCGGCCGAGATAGCCTACGGGCGCCCCGCAATATGGGCAGCAATAGCGAGGATACTGACGAATGTACTTCATTGCGGGTCCGTCACATCCCGCGCGCATCCCGGAGCGCCGCTGGAGCGCGTGACGAGCTCAGTATTCGCCGGACATGAAGGATTTGGTGACGTTTCGCACGTATTCGGACCGTTGTCCGTACAGTCGCGATACACCGACTGACGCCAGTGGACGCCGTCCCTGGAACAGTAGTTCATTCCCTTCTGGAATTTGCACGGGGGTAGTTGCTGCGCGGCGGCTTGGCTTGCGATCAACCCGGCGGCGGTGATGAGGAGTAAGCGGTTCATTGTGAGGGCTCCTGGAAAACGGCAGGTGGATTACTATACTCAAATTGCGGTGTCATCTCGGTTCCTCCACAGCTCTCGCGCACCCCGGCGAGCCATTGGCGCGGGTGACGGGCTCAAGTCCGTCAGGACAAGCGATGCAAGAACCAGTCAGAGCGCCAATGCACATTGTACTGTTGGCGCCGATATCGTGGGTCACGTTGCTTGAGCACTGGATTACTTCCAATTGCTCGGCAATGTGTCGATGCGCATGTGATTCGGCTAAGAAGCGTTCAGCAGTCATGCGCATAGAGTCTGCTACCGATGACGCCATTGAGCACCCCTCATTGCATCCGTAGAACGGCATACTTTCTCTTGCGGATTGCGCATAGGCATTGGCGATCGCGCGTTCTTTTATGGATTCCGACGTTTCACAAGTCGTCGCCCACGCCTCGCCAGCAACCAACATCGCGGCCGCGATCAGAAGAGAGCGGATCATAGCGGTGCTCCAAACAATGGAATCGGGTTAATCCAAGCTATTTCGTAAGACCTAAACAAAAGCGTGTCACCCTCTTGTAAGTTCGCTAGTACGACGCTGCACGGTGCGATATAGCCGTCTCGTTCGCACAAGTCTGGATATATCGGGAAATCCTGCCCCCATGCCTGCCCGGCGATCAGAAGCGATGCGAGGATGAGGAGGGGGTTAGGCATAACGGTGCTCATTTTTCACAAGCCGGAAGCTGGCCCCCTGCGGAGAAATAGGCGACCCCCATGACAAGTTCGATTGGCCAAGTCGCAAGCTCAATTCGATTCTCAATAAGCGACTCGCGATCGTTCGGACAACGGCGGTTGTGAAGGCCTAGCCCAAGCCCAACCATTACTGCTCCAATGAAGAGGTAGGAAACAGCTATCATCATGAGCCGCATTATCTCACTCCTCCGTGTCGTCGGGCTGCGGGCGGGCGGCGCGGGCTATAGCTACAACAGCCTCTACAGCGTCCACTCTAGTTTCATAGTTCTCAAGCGTGATAATAGTTTCGAGCGCGTCGTCTATGCGGCGAAGCTCAATGTCCCCTCGCGCCTCGCCTGTGGGTTGCGCGGCGAGAGCGGCGTTCACAATGCCGAGTATCTTGGTTTCGAAAAGAGAGCCGTCTACACAATAGTCTTGGACAAGCTCCAGCGCTTCCCGCAATCGCGCGATGGTGGCCTCGCATTCCTTGGCGTAGCTCGCCATACAGCACGCCATGTGCGAGCGATGATCGCTGTGAATGCTCAACTGCTCCAGCACGGCGTCGGGCGTCATTTCAGTTCCGTTGCCGAATCTCGGATAAGTCATGCCCCTGCTCCTACCTTCCGCGCGGCGATGAGGGCCGCGTGAGTAGCTTCTCTAGAAATATGATACGAATTGTGATTAGTATATCGGTTTAATTCTGCATGCGCAGCCTTGACCTCCGCCTCGCTCGGCTCCCCGGCGAGCAGGGCGCGGAGGGTGGCGAGTTCGGACTCAAGTTTCTTAATCCGCTCGTCTTGAAGCTTGATCGTGCAATCGCGGCATTCAATCCCATCTGGGACCGATCCTGGTTCGACTTCCTCGCGAATCATCTGTCCGTCCTTGAGAACAAAGACATGATCGTCCTCCAAGCGCGCGCGGAGACGCTTGCACTCCGCTTCCCTCTCGCGCAGGGCGGCGATGAGCGCACGCGCGACGCTGCTGTCAATTGCGAGGAGCCGAGCCGCGTCGCTATTTGCGTAACGTTCGATCTCGCCAATCAGGGCTTCGACATCAGTCATCGGATCGCTCCATGCAGAGCCATGCCGCGAGCCCGGCGGATGGTGGCGGGATCGACATTATAGGACCTGGCGACGGCCTTGACGGTCTCGCCCTCCTTCAATCTGGCGTTGGCCTCGGCGCATTGATGCAGGGTGAGGACGTGGGAGCGCCCGAATTTGACGCCCATCTTCTGGGCGCTCTCGCGACCGGCGGCGGCGCGCTCGAGAATCCACTCGCGATCGAGCTCGGCGAGGCCGGCGAAGGCGATGAGGAGGTATCGCCCGATCGGCGTTGACGTATCGAGCCAGGCATCGCCAAGGGATTTGAAATGGACGCCGCGCTGGGCGAGCGAATGAACGGTGCGTAAAAGATCAATCGCGGATCGTCCGAGGCGATCGAGTTTGGTGATAACGAGGGTATCGCCGACTTTCAGCGCCGTCAGGCAGGCTTCGAGCTGGGCGCGATCGGCCTTTTCCTCGAAGATTTTCTCGCAACCGGCGGCGGCGAGGCGCTCGCGCTGGAGTTCGAGATGCTGGCTATCGCTGCTGACGCGGGCGTAACCTACGATCATTGCGCGGTCTCCCCGGCTGGTATTCCTGCTGGCTCTTCGATATCGACTTGCGAAACCATGAGCGGATGATCCTGCGCTGAGATGCTGACCTTGAGAAAGTGTTCCGCTTCCTCGCGGGTATCGAAGACGACGATCGCCTTGGCGCCGAGAGGGCCCTCGATCTTGAGGGTATCGTCGCATTTGGCGCAGCGGACGGTGAAGAATTTCATGGTGCATCCCGCACGTTGCCGAAGATTTGTTGGATCACCGCGGCGATCCCCCAGGCGCCCAGCCAGAGCATCGCGACGAAATCCATAAAGGCGAGGGCCCCTTGGCCATCCGTCGTGGAGCCGGCGATGACGCAGCCGGAGACAAACAGCAGGAGCGCCGCAAAGATCGAGGAGGCGCCGACTTCGAGGGAGGATCGGCTCATTTCCCTTCTTCCTCCGCTTCCAGGATCCGGCGCTTCAAGTCGTCGAGCATGGCGAAGAAGGCGTCTTGCTTGATCACCCCATCCATCGCCAGCGCCTCGGAATAGACGCCCCACTCCGTCTGGCCATCGAAGGCCACCGAGAACCGGAGCCATAATCTGGTGTCGTCGGTAAGCCACTGAGCCTCGAAGTCGCGGATGTTCATTCGAACCTCTCTATCATTCCTGTCTCCAGGAGTTCATCGAGGCGGCGGAGGGCCTCCTTCTTACCCGCTCTTCCGCGTGGGCCGCCGGCGAACAGGCGCAAGGCGGTTATGGATATAAAATTTGGATGCAGTAGGCCGAGCGCTCTTGCGCCTTCGTGTGCAAAATCGAAGCCGCGCCGTTTACGATTAGGCCTGAACAGGATGCAGGCCCAGCCGCCGACGCAAGCGACGGATCCGCATTCCTCAGCGGCGGCGCCGAGGCTGTCGTCTGGATGAAGCCCATTAAGAAATCCCGCCAGATCGATCCTCTTGGGCGGGAGTGAGGCGATATGATCGCGGAGTTGTTGGATACGTTTGCGGTTCATTTCAGGATCTCGTCGATCATATCGCTCATTTCCCCTCCGCCGCCTGGAGCATCCGATCGATTTCCCAGGCGATATCGACGCCCACCGTCGTTCCGCCGGGACGCAAGGGCTGCGCTTGAACGAGCGCGAAGGCCATCTCGAACCCCTCGATCTTGGCCCCCTGCAGCTCGGCGGTATGGCGCAGACGTCTAATCTCCTCCGCCGCCTCGGCGAGCATGCGCCTGACATCCTGGGCGATCATTCTCATTTCGGCTCCTTCCCGCGCTCGCGCTGGCGGCGCTTGCGCTCGGTGGCGGTCAGGGCCGATTCGCTCTTTGGCCGCCCCTTCCTACTTTCCGTGACATCGGCCGCCGGACTTTCCGTGACATCGGCATTTTTCGTGACATCTTCGATGCCCGGATCCGGATGGCTCGTGTCGAACCATCCCTTGGGACCGGCAAACTCCCCCTTCTCATTCCAATGCTCCGGCACAAACCAGCGGTCATATTTCGAATCAATCCCATCCGGCCAGGAGCCTGGATGCGCCCGGTGAGCCGCCACCAGAGCCGTGCGATTCGCCAAGAGCGCCTTGGCCTGCTCTTTTCTCATAACCTCCTGATATCGCCTTGCATTCTCCGCCCTCTCCTCAGGCGTCAGGGCGCCGGGCCCCTCCCCGCTAATCTTTCCCATCACAGCTTCTCCCCAAAATCCCCCGCCAGCCGCTCAAACCCCAACGCCAGCAGCTCCCGCACCGCCGCCGAACGACTCCGCAACCGCCGGGTGTGCCAGAATTCATCAATCTTCCTAACTACTTCCACAGACAGAACAAGTGTCACACGCTCCATCCCAACCTCTTCCTCAGGCGCCGGAGAAAACGAGGGCGAATGTTCTGTCGTCATGAAATTGAACATAAAGAGGTGTGAACTGTTGTCAAGGGTGAAATTCATATAATGCGCAGAAATCTATAGGCATTTGAAAAATATGGGAAAAGTGTGGATGGCGGCTCGGCGGCGGGATTCGCGATCGCTCTCACGCGGCCCCGGGGGTCGCGCGCGATGGGGGTAGGCTCGCGAGGGGTGGGGGGCCGCGATCATCTCCGTGGCCGGCGGCGGAGGGGGAGGGTCGCTCCCTCGGACTTACCTGCTAAGGCTTTGTTTCGTCTATCGTCTTACTGTCGAGCGAATCATCAACCCTGCTTTCAACCCGCTCTTCGATCGCCTTGCCTTCGATCAGCGGCGGTAAGTTGTGCTTCGCCATCGCCAGCATGAAGGCGACTCGCCGGGCGGCTTCCATCGCATTCTGATCCGCTGCAACGAGTCGCGGCGTCTCAGGCGGCGCAGATGCTTCGCTCAACATTCCCAAGGTCTTAGCGAGGATGAATAGCGCCGACTGCTTGTCGTGCATCTCGACTTGCATGAGGCCGTCACGCCTCGTCACGCGCTTGATGACCCGAGCGGCCTCGGGCGGTATCTCCGCAGAGTCGCGCAATTGCACGTCTGTTTCGATGCCTGTGACTTCGCCATGCGCATTCACCGCTGGCTCGCGTTTCCAATGCACAAACTGGCGCACGTCTGAAAACGCCAGTAATTCAAGCTCTTTGAGGGTGCGAGCCTGTAGATCGCCCTTCGCTGCCAGCCGTTTCGCGAAAGTGCGCGTGCTAGCCTGTACACGTTCCTGCAGCGTCTTTTCGATGAACGCAGCGATATGCGGCTTGTGTCGACGCTGCCAAGCCTGATTACGCTCGGAGGAGTATCCGGCGAGTTTTGCAGCTTGGCCAAGCTTTGCGCCGTCGCAGACAGCCAAGGCGAAGGCCGTTTCTTGCGGGGTCAGCGGCTCGAAAGCACCTGGCTTTTTTTTCTTTCCTTGCATGGGGATGATTGTAGGTTGTTGGTTCCGGCGCGCCAAGCAGGGGAATGTCTAGGCAAGGTCGAGTTCGCGCTAGATGGCCCGCTATCTTCAATGCCGTGGCCGCTGGCGTCAATTGCAGTTAGGCGAGATGGCTAGGGATAGGGTGGAATTGATAGCGCTGGAGAGGGCTTAAACCGGCGGCGGAAGCGTGACTTTGAAGCCTCTAACCGCTTGCTGTAAAAGAGTGCGCCCGCGTTGATTCGTCTCAACCGGGCGCTCGATCGGAATGAACGGGCAAACAGCAACGTTCCGATATATCGAGTGACTATTGCGGGATGCGGCCAAAGTCAACGCCTAGTGCGAAAGCTGGAAGGGCGGGCCGCCGGAGCAACAGCGCTCCGCAAGTAGCCAGCAACCATCAAGCGGCGGTTTCGCATCGATGGGCCGAAAGCGACGGCGCGGCTCGGGGTTCCAGCCAAATCGATCGCCAAGGCATAGCGACAACTAGGCTTCGGCCTGGGATGTCGTGCTATGCCTTGGCTCCAGCACTCTCAAGGTTCCAATACCTAAGAGAAACAGGTACTTAGATGACTTCATCCGCAGTTGAACCGCCTCATTGCCGGGTGCGGCAATCTCCCGCATCAGGGCCGTTGCCCTCTCGTGCGCGCAATTGAGTTTTTCGAGGACGGCATGACTGTCAAGCGCGTCGAGTTCTTGACGCCGAGCGATCACATGCCAGCAGGCGGTTATCCGTTGCCTCCGCAATGGCCGGCGCCGCCGCAACCATCTGGACCGTTTCGGGCGGACCCGTCAGGCGTCATATATGGACCGGCAGATTAGAGCACGACGAGACGAGGTTTCGAGCGTCGATCTGATCCGGCGAGTCGTGGTGCTGGCAAGTGGCGAGCACGCTCCGATAACCGACATGTTCGACGCGGTGAGAGCGCCGACGTCGGTTGCTCGCCTGGCGCATTGGATTGTCGCGAGACTTGCCAATGACCGCTGGCTGGCGACATCAACGATGGATGAAGAGCGCGACGCAGCATTAGAGACTGAAACATCAATTAAATCAAATCACTAGCTCGTGTTCCGCCGCTCTGAGGCGCGAAGCTCTTCGATCGCATCCCAGATCGCTGCCGCTTCGAGCGGCACTAACGATAGCGGTAGCCACATTGATCGCAGCGGACTCCAGTATCGACACCACTTCAAGAAGCGATGAGTCGCCACGAGATAGCCATTGACGTCGAGATGAAACTCCCATGGCCCGCTGCTCACCCGCAACAGCAAATAGCGCTGATCGCTCGTCAGATCGTTGAACTTCATCGCCTTGCCTCGCTGGCGCGCAATTCCTCGATTGCATCTTCAATGTGCGGCCCGTGACGCTCGTGCGCGCGGCCTAGCAAGACGCGCCATTCTCCATCGTAGACATTCCAACAGTACGGCGCATGAACGCCGGAATGATCTTCCGCGACGAGTCCAAAACTCTCGCGATGGTACTCCCATATGCCAGAAGGCAAGCCCGCGGCGGTTCTCTCTATCGTCAATTCGCTCGGAACTTTCATCGCCCGGCCTCCGAGGCTCGGAGCGCGTCGATAGCATCCCACATTGCAATGCTATCGGGCGCCGATGGTGCATTTTCCAATCGATTGCCCCAATCCTCGCCAAAGGTATATAGCCTATGCCATTGGCTCTTAATCTTCACGACAGGCGCGTAATAGCCAGTTGCGTCTATCGCCACGAGCGCGCCAGTGAATTGCACCCTCTGCCAATTGGCGAGTTCAAAAGGAGTATCCCTAGGAAGTTCGCGCTGCGGAGCCCAGTAATCGATCTTCTCGCCCGCAAGAACCCGCAGGGCGCGCCGATGCAGATCGCCCGCGTCTATTGGCCCTTGCCCCATCGTCCTGCCTCCGAAGCTCTTAATTCCTCAATCGCCTCGATCATATCGCAGACGTCGGGCGGCTGCGCTTCGCGGTACTCCCACCATTCCCGCGATATCGGCGCCCAGAATAGTTTAGGACCGCCCATGAGCGACTCGGCAACGATATAGCCGTTCGGGTCTAGCCACGCGTGGTGATACGCGCCAGTGCCCCCCGGCAACTTCAGCAATTGCTCCCCGTTCAGAATCACATACGCCTCCTTCATCGGCGCGCCTCCCGCTCGCGAAGAGCCTCGATAGCCTCATACAGCGCATCCGCGTCATGCGTGACAGATGCGACTTGCTCCTGGTGCGCGAGAGCCCGCCAGACGGAAACGTACTGGAATCCTTGTTGAGCCAATCTCAAAACGGAACTACCCCATTTCGGGCCGCGCGCATGGCTGCCGTCCTCATCGCATGTCTGACAGTATACCGCATCGACTTGGCGCAGCAGTACGACAACGAAATACGTACCCCTGACACCGTATCGCTCAGACGGCGCGGTAACCAGCACATCCCCTGCCTTGACGTGCTCGAACCGCCGCTTGCGAGGCTTGGGCGCTTTGCTCATCGGCGTGCCTCAGTCGCCCGTAGCTCATCTATGGCATCCCAGACTGCCATTGACGGTGGCAAGTCCGGTTCTACCGAGCACCAGCACTTGCGTACAAGGCTCCAATACAGCGGGAACGCGCGACCGGCGCCAAAGTTCACTGCGTCCAGCGCGCCAACGCTGCCAGTCACGAGGCGCACGAGTTCCCACTGGACACCGGTCGGCAATCCTGCCGCTTGTTCTGGCGTAAGAGTGACTTTCTCGCTCATGCGCTTGGATCGATTTCGAGAACACGGCCGTACGGCGGATTATTGCCATAGGAGCCATACCGCACCCACAAAACGGGACACCCAGGCGAAAAGCCGAACGAGTGGCATTCCAGATCGGTGAGGTACACGACACCCGATGGCCGCTCCACGTTCTGGCGAGTCCACTCCATTGCTGGCGCGAAATCGGTACCGCCGCCAGGGCGCGGAACCGATTTGATAATGTCGCCCGGCTCACACTCCTCCGTACCCTGAACGCGCGTGTCGCAATAACCAATGGTGAGCTTGTCGCACACGTGCTCGTCAAGCATCCCCTGAAGCTCCGCCATGATCGCGCTCAGAGCCTCTTGCGACATGGAGCCAGACGTATCAACCCAGGCCACGATATGAGCCGGCGCAATCGAGACGGTTGACGGCAGGATAAATCCATTCCCGAGATCGCGCCGCGATGGCCGACACCAATCGGTATCATAGCTGCGGCCCTCATCCGCCCAAGCTCGGAACGTATCGCCCCAACTCGTTTTAGGCTTATCCAGTTCGGCCATCATCCGCACGAGCGCCGATGGAATATTGCCCGCGTTGCGCCCGCGCGCAACAGCCATCGCGCCCCGGATCATTTGTTGCGCCTGTCGCTCCGCTTCGCCGAGCGCTACCACCTGATGGGGCTTGGCTGCATCCATGACGCCGCCGCATCCGCCAGGATCAGGACCGGGCGCCGGTTTGAAGCCTTGCTTCTTGAGCATGTTGTATACTTGCTCACAAGACTTGCCGGCTGCATCCGGTATTTGGATCATCCCGCCTGGGGTGTTAACGCCGGGAGGTAGCTGGAAGCCGGCGGCTTTAACATCCAGGTTAATGACCGCATCCCCGCTGACATTCCATAGCTCTGGATCGCGGTCCCCTCGGCGCGTATGGTGCAGATAGCAGATATGCAGCACCTCATGTACGAGAACGCCCTGCAGTTCATCGCCCTTGAGATCGAGCACCCATTTGGCGTTGTAGTAGAGATGTCGGCCGTCGACTCCCATCGTTGGAATCGAGTCCTCGGCGCGCATGCCCATCTGCATAAGAGGCGCGCCGAAGAATCCATTTTTGAGCATGACGCGCATACGGGCGATCCGTATGCGCTCAGCGGCTTTAGCCTGTAGGGGCGTCATTTCGTCCCCTCCTTAGATTGTAATGTCGGAATTGCGGGATGCCCAAGCGATAAAGCCCTTCGTCGTTTTCAAGCCCGCGTCGCGTTGAACCGCCTCGCTCACGAGACTCACTTCGAATTCCTTCGGCAATCTGCCGGCATAGACACAGATTGCATCAAAATTCGTCCGATCCGCCTTGCGCGAGAGCATCGACGCCACAGCGTGTTGAATGTCCGGTTGAGTCGGGACTGCAACCGTCTGAGGCCTAGCGATAATCTCGGCGAAGGAGGGGAGATGTTTGTACATTTGAATGAACTTCTCCAACTCGGCTGCATCGCCTTCGCCGACAAGCCCTTCGATTAGCTTCGGCCTGATGTCATCCGCCGCATGGAGAATCTTCGCCACTTGCACCCAGGAGCGCGGTGAGGGGAATGCTTTGACATTGCCTTCCGGCATGCGATGAAGCGAGGCCGGCCTGAACTTCAAAAACGCACACAACAGCGGCTCGATCCCGTTGACGTTGGCCCATTTTTGCCACGTGTCGGAATCCACCTCGACATCGATATGCCCGAATCGGTTGGCGAGGGCCGTTGGCATGCGATTGGCGCCGGCGCGGTCAGCCTGGCGATTGCCAGCCGCAACGACGATGGTATGAGGCGGGAGCTTGTGAGGGCCGATTCGGCCATTCCATACCAACTGAAAACAGGCGACTTGAACAGCGAGACTTGCTTGCACTAGCTCATCGAGGAAGAGAATTTTAAGCTGTTCAGCCGGCGCGCGCTCCAATTCGTCCAGCCAATGCGGCTTAGCCCATTGGACAGTTGGGCCGGCATAGACTTCCATCTGATCGAGGATCGATTGCACCTTATCCGCATGCGCGCCAGCGAGGGCGCTCGCGAGATTCCCGATGTTGTAAACGAACGGAAGCCCGCGCATGTCGATAGACTCAAGAGTCGACGCCCGCTCCTCGACAAGATAGGCGCTTAGCTCGTCGGACACCTGATAGGTAATATCCGACTTGCCGACACCGGGCGGTCCTTCCAAAAATGTCGGAATGCCGGCCTGTATATAGGCCTTAAGGCATTGTTTCGCTTGGATTATGTGCATGAGAGTCCCCGTGATTAGTGCAAAAGGCGCAATTCGCCCGCCATTTCCCTACACCCGATTGTTAGGACAGTCCAGTTATTTTTCACCTGTCAACAGCATTTAATCATTGCAAGCAGCGTATTTATATGCCTTAGATAGCGCCGGGCGAATTGCGCCTAACTAGCGGACAAAGGATTGTCAATGCCCGTCTATCGCCTTTCGATCCCAGGTTATCGGCCCGTCACTTTCACGGACGGCGCCGCCGCCCTAGCTTTCGCTCGCTTCGCCGTCGCTCCAATCGCGGGGCGCGGCTTAACCATCCGGCTATGGCGCGGCCGGCGCGTCGATAACTGCGACGTCTACTCAATCGCGCCGTTCAACATCGCAATCTAGGAGGAGAAATGGACAGTCTCAGCATTCACCCGAGGGCATGGCGCGGCGGACTCACTGGCGATCGCGTCAAGCAGAACGTCTGCGCGCCGAAGCAACGCGCAACAGTCGCCCGCGTGATCGCGGCGATAGAGGGCCACCTTAAACATCATCCGCATGACGCAATGAGCGCCGCGCGATTGGTGAAACTGCGGGCGAAGCTCGCAACCTTATCGGCATAACCACAGGGGAGTCTCATGATCGATAGACACCACTTCAATAGCCTCGATAGCTGGATTGCCTACACCCGCGCCCGCCGCCGCTCGCAGCTAGCCGCGCGCGTCGACGCCATCGGCTGGATCGTCGTCGTTAGCCTCGCGCTGGCGGCGGCGGGGCTGACATATCTTGAGGCGATTAGCCTCTGATCTACTCGGCGCGCGCCGCTCCACTCGGGGCGGCGCGGTCCGAGGCGATTAGCCTCTAACTCTGGGGATCGACAATGAACATGCAAACCACAGTACAGACAAACGGCTTGCTCGCATCCCGCGCGATGCTTTCGAGCCTCACCATCCGCCAGTGGCAGGCGCGCAAGCTCGACAAACGCGCGACGGCCGAAACGCTGGAGACAAACCACGCCAACAGCGACTCGGGACGTTTCACCAAAGCGCTCGTGGACAAGACAGCCGTGAAGTCAATCGCCGCTGCCGCTGGCGACGCGCGCGCCGCGCACTACAAGCATACGCTTCCTTGGCTCGACAACGGCGCCCGTATCCTGCCGGCCAAGGCATACGACACGTATTGCAAGGCCGTTCACAAGGCAAAGACCGCATTCGAGGATGCAGTACGCGATTTTCAGGGCGCCTATACCGCGCATGTTCAAGCCGCGCGGCGCTCGCTTGGCGACCTTTTTGACGAGGCCGATTATCCGCCCGCGAGCGACCTTGAGGACGCCTTTGCGTTCGACGTCCGTATCCTGCCCATCCCAGACGCCGCTGATTTCCGAGTCGAGCTTGACGCGGATCAAGCCGGCGATATTCGCCGCGATATCGAGGCAGCTAATCGGCAGGCGCTAGACGGCGCGATGAAGGACACGCAAACCAGGATCATGGATGCTGTAAGCCACATGATTGAACGGCTCCGCGCCTATCAGCCGGGCGACGACGGCCAGCGAGCAAGCGGTACATTCAAGGCATCGCTTGTCGATAATGTCCGCGAGCTTGTGGACATCCTGCCGGCGCTCAATCTCACCAACGACTCGCGCCTAGACGCTCTTGTAGAGGCCATGCGCGCCGATCTGTGCGGGCATGACGCTCAAGAGCTTCGCGAGGATGAAACCCTACGGGCGACGACGGCAGACGCAGCGCAACGTATCCTAGAGTTGGCGAGTGACTTTCTCGGCTGACCGCCAGCTAGCGCCCCGTCGAAAGGCGGGGCGACGGCGGGCGATTGAGTCCGAACCTGAAAGGGGAATCCAATGGGACAGTATCACAGGGTTGTTAACCTCGATAAATGCCAGCAAATAGACCCGCACCGACTCGGGTGCGGCTTGAAGCTCTGGGAGCAATTGGCGAATCATCCCGGAACCGGCGCCGCGTTGATTGTTTTACTGGCGTCCGCCTCGAACGGCGCAGGCGGTGGCGATCTTACTGGACCGGCCATTATCGGCGCGTGGCGCGGTGATCGTATCGCGATGGTTGGCGATTACGACAACGATTCTAAGTATCGCACCTCGCAAGGCGAAATGACCGGCGCGGAAATCTACCAGGCCGCGTGGCTGGATATTTCCGATGAAGTGTGCGCCGTCTTGGAGAAGGAGCTAGACGGCAAATATTCCGGCGACGATTGGCGCACCTGGACACCGAACGAGGCAGGGCCGCCCGACGCAGAGAATATGGTGGAAGCAGTCTGGAACGCAAAGGCGAATGCGCGAGCCTGACCGCAAGCCTATGGCGCACGCGAGGTGCGCCATATACGGGCGATTAGGTGTCCGGTAGCAATGGGGAAGGGCTAGCCATGATCATGCAAATCGTTCTCTACGACGAAGAGACTGAGAAGAGCCATACCGCCGAGCTAACGCCGAGCGGGAACGGTGTTTCGCTCAAGCTGTTCGACGGACGCGAAATCTACGTGGAGATTTACGCCGGACGGTTTACCGCCCGGGCGTATATGAGGAAAGGGCTGGCGCGGGCGGCGGCGAGCGCCCGTGAGCGGCGAAGCCTATGCGCGCGCCAGTGACGCAGCGGGACTTGCCTCACACCTCGCTCTTTGGTGACTCACATCTCCAGAAGGAGCTATTTTGACCCACGCCCAAGCTGTCCAGGACATCCTAGAGCGTATGCAGGATTACAGCGCGCCCGCAACGTCTCGGCTCCCCAATCCCGTGGCCCGCGCTCTCGCCTTCAAGGCTGCGAGGTATGACGACTACGGACGCGCTGTAATGTGGCTCGCCCAACAACTTCCACGTACTCTCCAGTCCGCGGAAGGCCCCACTATGAGCGGATGCGTCAATTTCGACTGGCAACAGGCCAGCCACAGCCTGCGCACGACGGCCATCTACAACTGGCTGTACAAGATCGGAGCGATTGAATCGTGAGTCGCATCTCGCACGCCAAGGCAGTCGATGAGATTTTCGATGCGATGGGGCCTTATTACCAGCCGCCGCAAGAAAGTATCCCGGTGCTCGCTCGGGACTTACGCGTAGGCGACATCCTTGCCTTTTGTCAGGAACGGATTTTGAAGATAGGGCGCGAGGGAGAGTGGATTAATGCGCATACCGAAGGCGGCAAAGACATTGATTGGGAGCACTGCATGCTGATTCTAATTGTCCCGCCCTCCTATAACGAATGCAAAGAGCGGGGATTGCTATGAACGATCATCAGCAAGCCGTTGAGAACATTCTGGAGAAGATGGACGCCTATCGCGCACCCCGCGCCAGTCGCGGCCATCTTACCCGCGCCGATTGTGTCTTAGTCGGCGATACCGTGCTTCTTGACGAGCATAGCGGAGGAGAGCTTGAAGTGCTGGGAGTTAAGTTCTTTAACAACCAGATGATATTTCTCACCAATGCGCGCTTTATGCCTCAGCGTTACTGGCCCTGTGAAGCCATGCTCCTCATAAGACGCAGAGAAGAGAAATGAACCAGAAGCACGCCGCCGAAGTCGAGGCAATCCTGCACAAGGCGGAGGAATATGCGCCGCCGCCGGTAGCTGTCGCGCCGGGCAGTGATGCGGGCGCGAGCGCGCCACCCTGGGCGCAGTCGGGACTCTCACTCGCTCAGATGCAAGCGATCGTCGCTCAGAAAAAGCTGGATTTGGCCCGTCAAGGAATAGATAGGCCTAGCATACACCTTCTCAATGTTTTCGTCGCGCATGAGGTGTCGACACTTCTCGGCAGGCCTGCTGAAGAGATAGCATATCGGCGCAAGGTGGCGCTTACGCTGCTTGACGCCGAGAAGCCGCAGCATCTTCGTTCTTGGTTTGGTGGAGTTCTGGGGGGAATCCTATGACGGATCACGCACAGAAAGTCGCCGCAATCCTAGAGCGGATGGAGCCGTATCAGCCTCCCGCTGCGCCAAAATTCAACGCCTATTCATGGGTGGAGGCGCAACTAAATTTACGCAGCCGCCTCACCAGCTTCGACTGGGATGCGTTCCTCAAGGATTACGCCGCCATGTGTGGCTATGACATAGACTCAGGAAAGGATACGCCATCGTGACACAAGCAACCGGCGAGCAAGCAAAGACGTGGCGCTTGCGCAATCGCTATAATCGCCCGCAGCTATCTAGGCTCATTGGATACTCGGTTGCTGCGATCCAGAACATCGAGGACGGCGTTTATCGCACCAAGCCTCACCCCATCAGCGACGCCGTGATGCGCCGCTATAGGCTCGCCTGCGCCGCCGTGGCGCATGATCTACAGGATTGGGAGTTCGAGTAGTGAACGATCACGCTCAAGCCGTTGAGGCGATCTTGGAGCGTATCTCGGAACTCGAGCCAAGGCCCCGAACGATCCGTGCGGCGGCGGTCCGTGCCGGCGATATCGTTCCTGGCTATGGCGTTGTCACTCGCGTCCAGCACCGCAAGAAGACTGTCACGCTCTTTTGGTTGGACGGTCCAGGGATACATAACTGGTGTTCTTTTTTAGACCGCCATACTCCAGTCGAGGTGATCCGTGGCTGATCATAGCGCCGCCGTCGAAGAGATTGTCGCACACCTCGCGGATTACGGATTCGAGGAGAAGAGGGGACCGCGGTGTCTTGGCCGAGTGTTCGTGGCTGACCTGCGCGTCGGCGATAAGGTTCGCTGTTCGCCGCCCGGGATTGGCGACTGCCTTGTCGCAATTACGAAAATAAGGGACGCGCCGCCTTCGTCCTTTCGGGAAATATTCTTTGAGGGCACCACGGAGATTATCGGCGATTTCTACAAAAACAGCGCCTCGCTCGAGGTTTGGCGATGAATGAGGCCCACGCCCGCGCCGTAGCGGAAATATGCGAAGCGATTGCGGATTATGAGCGCGTGACGAATGCTAAACCGACGGGGATGTATACCGAAATCCATGCCTGGCAGTTGCGGAATGGCGATAAGCTATGGTGGGGCGGAAAGTGGCTCGATGTATACCGAGTTGTGCTGATTGACGATTGCATTCACCTCTCGATAGGCGTCAATCGCACATACGGCATTGTCGTGCCTCGCGAAGCAATAGTCAAAACCGACGAGATTCCGTTTTGAGCACCAATCACGCCAAGGCCGTTGAGGCAATTACCGCGCACCTCGGGGATTACATCGCGCCGGCCGCCGCAGTTGCGCACCACCCCTGCATGGGCGATCTGCGCTTAGGCGATTATGTGCCGGGAGTCGGCACGGTGGAGTCGATTCGTCTCGATGGCGATAGGATGTCCATTACCTGGCTGCTGATGGACGGAAAGACGAGTGTACGGACCGGGTATCGGGTCAAGGATGCGGCGTTTATGGGGATTGTCCATGGCCAATAATCACGCCGCCGCCGTGGATGCGATCACGGAGCGCCTTGAGGATTACATCGCGCCAACGCGGCACCCCCTTGCTTTCTGGCAGCCGAGCGATGGGCTGCTCGATATGGCCGCCGATCTTGATTCCGTAACGGTTGCCCTTTCTTTGCTTCTCAGTGGCGCCCCACTATCCCAGTCGCAATTTGCCGCGCTGTTAGCCAATGGCGTTAGGGATATTGGCCCTCTTATCTGGCGCTATGCGCACCATTCGGATCGTCTCGCCATCCTTGATGGTTTCATGACGCGCGGCGGTGCGATTGAGGAGATGTGAATGTCGGATACCCATACCGCCGCCGTGGATGCGATCTGCGAGAGGCTTGGCGACTTTGTCCAGCCGATAGCGAAGCCGACATCGTCGGGCCATCCCTGGAACAAGCCGCTTGATAAAGACTTCCTAGAGGCAAGCACCAGCATCACCGTCGCCGGCGCGCTCGCCAGGATTGTCATCCTGCCGACGATCACCGGACTTACACTCGATGAGGCGAGCAAGATTATCGCCGCGGGCATACACAACCTCAACGAGGAATTGTGGCGCAGCGTAAATCAGCACCCCCGCGAGATCGCCTTACGCCATTTCTATGATGCCGTAGTCAACGGCAAGCTTGAGACTTAGATGTGAAAAGGGCCGCCTCGCGCGGCCCTTCTACTCCACAAACTCTACTTCCGAGACTTAGCCGCCCAGCGCGCGCGTAATGCGTTCCGATTGATAGTCGCAAGCGCCTAGCGCATTGTCGATCCGCGAGGTGAGCGATCGGAACTCTTCAATCATCGAACTGGGCACGGCATTCAGGGGCCCCTCTCCAGTCGCCTCTGGCTCCCCGCCGAGCAGCCGCGTGGCGAAATCCTTCTGGCGCGTTGCGAGAGAATCGGCCTTGTCGGCAATGATGCTGAGGAATTGCAGGATCCCGGCGAGGGAGTCGGGATTGGCATTCGGAGGTGGAACTGCGACTTGGGATGTGTGATGGGGATGGCTCATGACTTCTCCCTGTGAAAACCCCGCCGAAAGGATCCGGCGGGGTTAAGTCGATCGCTACGTGGCGCCTTACGGGCCAGGAGCGGTAGGAACCGGCTGGCTCACTTCGGTTGCGGCCGCCGTATTGAGGACGATCGTGGTGTCGGTTGTGTCCGCAACGATGTCAACCACAAGCGCCGCCTGCGCGAGGCCAGCGCTGTCGCTCACCGTGACGGTAATGCCCGGCGAGACCTGCACCAACGGGGTGAGGACAAGCATCGGGTTGCCGGCAACGACGCTCACAGAAGCGCCGAGCGACGCTGGGTTAGAGGAAACAGCGGAGAACGTGTCATTCGGAGGCGACGGTTCGATCGTGCCGGCCGCATCGGCCGTGCTGATCGGGATGGAAACCACTTCGTCATTTGGGAGCTCGAAATTAGCCATTAGTTTACCCTTTCGATGGATGATCGGCAGAGAGAGGACGATCTTCGTTGCACGCGTTCCCCGCCCAAGATGCCTCAGGATCGCAGTCTCAGTTTCCAGCACCGAGTTGAGGAGCTGCAGCGCAGTCCTCTGCTCGCCCCTAATCTCTTGGAGGATGTCTGACTGATCAGGCTTCGGCATGGCGGCTTATAGCATCCGATTCGCGACGACTCAATGACGGGAAATACCTATGCCCTGTGGGCAAGAGTCTTGCTCTTCACCCGGCGAGAGGCGGCGGCGGTGCGGGCCGAAGCGGTCTTGCTAGGGAAGTGCTTCCCGATATCAGCCTGGACGAAATCCTTGCCGACACTTTGCTTGATGCCCAAGCGCTTGGCTGCGCCGGCGTTGTGGGCGACTAGCTCCATCAGCCGATGCTGCGGACCGCTCACGCTTGGCATAAGTCAGTCGTCTTCGCCGTCAAAGATACAGGGAACCACGTTACCATATGCATCATAGCAAGGCGTTACCCATCCCCCGAATCCGCCGTGGTGATGACCTCTGTGCATCTCACCGCCGCCGTGGCGATCGCCGCCGCCGCGGTGCATCTCACCGCCGCCATGATGGCCGCCGCCGCCGTGGTGTTCCTCTGCTACGGCTGCCGCCGGAGCTAGAGAGATGACAAGGCTAGCTAAAAGCATCTTGATCATGTGAGTTCTCCTTCGGGATGCTCACCCTCGCGCCTTGGCGAAAGTCTGCGCCAAGGTTGCTTGCTTGCGGATACGTGGATTCTTCGAGCGCTTAGCCTCGGCGATTCGAGCCGCCGGAATCTTTTTCGATGCCGGGATGTGCAAAGATCGATGCAGCCCACCCTCTGAAATTTTCAGGTGGCTCATCCATTTCTCAGCCATCTTGCTCCCCTCTCCCATCGAGAATCAGCGTCATCAGCAACTCGACTATAGCGCCGATCTGGGCCAAGCGGTTGTTGGACTGAGAGAGCATTGAGCGAGCCCCTCCCTTCGCCAGCAGAACCGAGACCGCAACGCTTTTGATATCGCCCCTCTTGGCGTCCTCAAGCGCCATTTCCAGAAGGCGAACGACAGACTCGTCAACCCGAGCCTTGCTCGTCTTAAGGGCCTGGACATTGCTCATCAGAGTAGCCTCGAAATGTTCAGCGCTGTGATCGCATTCTTGCCGCGATAGTCCGGCCCCACCGCGAAGTTGATGGTGATCCCGGCGTCCTTGGCCTCATCGAAGATCGCCAGGATAGGCTTTATCGCCGTCTCAACGCGCTCGCGCAGCTCCTTGGCGTATTCCTTGTCAGTCTTGCCAGTGACGAGTGTAGCAACTGCATCGGTCATGGCCGCATCTCCACAACCTCTCTGACGAGGAATTCGCCGCGGACCTTGGCGATCGCCGCCTGATAGGCCGCCGCCGCCTCTTCTGGAGTAGCCCAATAACCGAGATGTTCTCGCTTGCCCCCAGACTTGTGAGAAGCAAAATATCGATTTGTAGATTTCTGCAAGAAGACTCCTGTGAAGCCGGTCGTATTGCTCTTGCGGCGTTCAACATTGAACTGGTTCTGGCATGGTGTCGCCAAGCGTAAATTAGCAAATCTATTATTGGCGCGGTTACGGTCTTTGTGATCAATCTCAGTCGCGGGATATTGTCCTGTCTCCAGCATCCACACCACGCGGTGTGTTAACCAGTATTTGCCGTTAAACCTTAGGCGTCTGTACCCAGTTGCCGTCAGAGCTCCCGCTTCTTTACCTACGAGGTGATCCTTGTTATAGCCCGGTGCCTTAGCCCACGTGAGGACCCCAATTTCTGGGTCATAGGACAAAAATTCGCGAAACTCTTCAGGTGACGGGCATTCTACAGGATCCCTAGCGGCTGCCATTTGGCTCTCCCAATACTGGGAACGCATTCCATGCGTTACAACAATCGCTCGCGTCAACTCTCTTATCAAGATCGAAGATCTCTGGCATTTTTTCAGTAAGCTGCCTGAAAAAGTCACAATGCGACTCTTCCTCGCCGGGGCGCCCAGGGTCGAACATGCGACATTGACCGCACCGCACCTCGGTATCTCGGACAAAGCCGACTTCATAAGGAGAAACCGCCCCGCGCAGTCCGCGAGCCAGTTCAGCGGCATTATGCTCCACACACTCTCTGCAAGGCGACCCCATAGCCCAAGGCGTAAAAAGATTACATGAACTGTCGTCGCTAATTGGGAAATTGCTCCCAAAAATGGCGCATCTATCACCGCGAACCTTGCCCTCCATCGCCGCTTCCCCGACGAAATTTGAACATGCCGAGCACTGAGCGAACCGGCCCTTCCCGTCAAGCCCATCCCGCGGGGACATAAACAAGAACACCGACCTATCCAGTTTCGGCTCAGCAATAACCGGCGGCTCTTTCCTCTCCGCCTCTGGCCTCTTGCTAAGATTCGCGCCTGGCTTGGAGCGCGGTGGCGTAGCGGCGAGAACGCGGGCCATTATTGCGCCCCGCCTTTCATCGCCGCCCCCTGGACGGCCAGTCGGGCGAGAAGCTGCCGCAACGCCATAGCCTTATCCTTGACCGAGGGCGCCTTGGGCGCAGTCATCGCAAGCCCGGCCATCGTCGAAGGCTTCGGCGGCCGGCGAGTGACCTTGGGGCCTGGCCCGGCGGCGGATGTCCCGTTGGGGACGTACGAGATTTCTGGAGCAATGTTCGCCATGGTTCGCCTCAAGCTGGAACGAGTAGCTGCACTTCGTTGACGATCATCTTCTGTGGTGTTGATCCGCTCGTCACGGTATGCCATCCCGACGCGTTCCCCGTCGCCATCTGCAAGTCGATGATCACTGAGAACTGTTCGTTTGGCACAGCATTCGTTGTCGATGCAATCTGCACGCCGTCGCGGAACCAGGTAACAGACACGCCCGGCGACACGTCGACCTCATAGATGTGCGGCGCCAACGACAGATCGACGCCAGCATTTTCGAATTGCTGCTGGTTGCTGCCGGTATGCAAGTTGGTGGCGACGGTTTGATTCGGAAGCCCCAGCGCCGTATAGCCGCCCTCGTAGATATCAAGCTCTGCGCCGTCTGTCCCAAGCATCCAAATGCCAGGCCATTCGCCGTTCATGCAGCTCGGGACTTGCGCCTTGACGCGGAGCCGGAATGGACCGTTCGGCGTCAGCCACTTGCCCAACGAGTTGATGAGGCCTGCCTGCCACGTATAGCCAAGGCTCGCGTATTTCGTGCTTGGCGACGCCGTGATTGTCAGCCCGTTGTTGACCGTAACGGCGCCCGGCGTCATGAACTCCGCATCGAATTGGCTGGGAACACCGATCTCGGAGTCTGGCGGCGGCAATCCACCTGAATCGCTCCAATCCGGATATGGCGTGTCGCCCATCACGGTTCCCCATAGAGCTGGGTTTAGGCTCGTGCCGGCGAACAGATCGTCAACAACTGCCTTCCACCCTGAGGGGATCGCCATCCCGCCTGGCGGCGGCGTTACAATCGTCGTCACAGGCCCCGTAGCCGCCTGTTGCCAATAGCCAGGCGTCGCCCCGGCCGGCTCAACATCGTAATACCAGGTCCCCGACTGAGGATTTTGGATCCACACCAAGCCGGTAACGTCGATTTCGATCTTGCTGGCGGTCCCGCCGTAAGCCTGAACGCCATTCTTCATCACCTGATAGCCGCCGCCCGAAACGGTTACACCCATCATCCAGGCGTTCAGCTTCTTGTCCGTGATCGTCCCGCCCGGCGCTGTGAGCGTCGTGCCAGGAGGCGAGACAGTCGGCGGGGGCGGCGGTGGACTAACCACAATGATGGCGTTCAACGCTGCGATTTGGCTGTTCAATATCGCAACCGTCGCCGTAATCTCAGCCGCCTGCGCTGACACGGATGCGGCGTCTGAGGTCAGGCCAGCCGCGTCAGAGGTGAGGCTTGCCGCATCGGCATTCAAAGCCGCCGCGTTGGCGGTGAGCGCCGCCACTTGCGCCTGCAGCGCGGCAATGATCGGCTGGATCTGGGTTTGCAACGTCATTGAGGCGCCCTCATGAAGTGCGCGCACCCTACCCGAACTCGTTGTCGGCTTCAACGCGCGCCCGCTTGCGCCGGCGAGGCTTGCTCACCCGAGTCATAGTGATGACGGTTTCCCCTGAAAGATAAAAGCGGTAGCCCCTATAAAGCACAGCCGGAGCGCCGGCGGCGACGCCCCGAGCGACAATCTCCTGGATTGATTGTTGAACCGCTTGCACATCAATGCCGTTCGCCTGGGCGAAGGCCCGCACCGCTAGGCCGTCAACCTTGCCATTGATGGCGAAGCCCTTCCGGCGCTCGAGATAGCGGCGGATGGCATGGATCGAAACTTGCGGGGCTATCCTCCGACCGGGCATGGCCAAGACGATAGTGTGATTCGCGTCATTCCCCGTGGAGATCTGAGACTGCATCAGCGCATTCCTCCCAGAGCCTCATCTCGAACTCCGCCAGCCGAGCCTCGGGCGTCCAGACGACGATGCCCCGCTCAGTTACGGTGACTCCCTCTTGTGCGCGCCGGGCGGCTGAAAGCGCGGCGCTTATCAAGGCGCGTTCCGCTGCCTGGAGCATTGCCGCGGCGATTATGCTGGCTGCCTTGTCCGCCATCACGGCAGCACATCGGGATACTGCCCGGTGAAGGCGATATGCCTCGTCATCTGCTTCTTCGCCCGCCAGGCGTTCCAATGACGCAGGATCAACTCCAGCTTGAGCCAGTTGCGGACGGCGTCACCGTGGATAAGCGACATCTTCTGGCGTAGCCAAAGGATGGGGCTTTCCTGCGACAGGTCAGCGCCGGAGAGAAACTTGTCGAAGAACCATTCGGTATCTGTCGGATTGACTTCCTTCAGGATCAAGAAAGAAGCCACCAAGGGTGCGTAGCCTACCGATACGGCGTATGGATTGACCCCCAGGCGATGCACAGCGCCGTCAATCTCGCGCTTGTGCTGGCGATAGAAGGCAAGTACATCCTGCCGCGTGTTCTCTGGGCGTAGAATGCCCTTCGTGTACGCCAGCCACAGGTTTGCGACCGCCGACGCCCGATGGGCATTGGGGACATTCGTCATCGACATGAAATTCGCGGTTGACCGCGAACGCCCCTGATCCACCGTCGTTCGGCTCCCGCGCGAGACGCCAAACATCATCGCGGTTTGAATCGGAGCATCAGCGCGCACCACGGCTAACAGCCGGTGCTGGCCGTCGTTGAGGAAGCCTTCCGCCGAGACAATGATCGTCTCGCCGTTCAAAACCCAATACCCGCAACTGATGTCCTTCGTGATCTGCGCCACCAAGGACTCGCTCACAGGGCGGTTGCACTCGTTCTGCTCCAGCAACCGCTTGGCGATTTCCGGCGTGATCGTCACAATCTCGACGAAGATTTCTCTCTTACCGCGCTCGACACGCTCGGCGAACCACGAGAGGTTGCGCTCCGTCAGGTCAACCCCTCGGCGCGGGGCTAGCGGCATAGTCCTTGTTTCAGTCGTCAACATCAGTCGTCCTCCTTGTTACCCCTCCGCGACATGCGGAAGAAATTTGCCTTGCTCATTGCCCCAGGAACACCATCCAGATCGCTCCTGACGGCTGAATAGCTCGACGTACGGGCCAATAGCATAGCGCTCGACGCGCTCAAAAAACTCGTCTGGCTTACGAGAGTGCTCTCGCACCGGCGAGAGGATCACTTCGCGCACATCTCTAGCTTCCCGCCGCGCATTGCCCCGCCGAGCCAGTAAGCAGAATTCGACATTTTTGCGCGTAGTCAAGCCTAATCCGACATGTAGATCGCGCTCGACGAGCGGCAACGTACTAAGTTGCTGCAATTGATAGGAGCGCTTCAGCTTGACCCATGTGAAGGCCACGGATGAATACCGGAAGCCCCATGCCTCAATCACGTCAAAAGCCAAAGGAAGGCATGGCCCCGTCGCCCAAAGGAACAAATGGCACCCCTCTGGCGAAGCCAATGCCTGTACTGGCATCGCCTTGATGTCCTCTATCCCCATGACGCCATAGTGCTTCTCAGCATCACGGCGCGATGTCCAATTGCTACATTGGAGCGCTGTCCTTGCGCGGAAATGCCACGGAGGATCTGCGGCGATTACGCGGAACCCGCCGGGTAGCGTTGGGAACGGATGCTCCCCAAGGTCCAAACGCGAGATGTTCAGTTCGCTATACCTCACCGCGCGCGCCTCTTTGGCCAGCACTTGGTTTGAGCGCCGAACGGTCTGCTTGGCCAGCGCGACCGCGGCGACTCCTCGCCAGCCTCCTTCGCCAGCAGCCGGGCGCGGAATGCGGCTTGACCCTCACGCACGCGCCTTACCTTCGCGATCTGGCTTTTATCGCCAGAGAGCGGCACAGCCGTCCCGTTTGTCAAGACGGCATGAGCTTCCTTCGTGCGCGGCCGGATAAATCGAGGATCGTGCTGCGGCGGATCGTAATCGTGCTCGTCATAGGCGCGGAGCTGGAGCGCAGGTTCATGGCTCCAATCGAGCGCCTTCCCGGTCAAGCCAAGCATGTCAAGACATGCGGCTAGCTTGACGCTCAGTGGGATGTGCTTGCGCGCTGGCGGTTGCATGTCACAATTCCTTCGCCGCCAGTTCATTGCACCGTTCCGTGATGATCGCCACGCTCTCTTTGAATTGCTCCTGGCCAAAGTTGGGGAGCTTGTTGCGGACTTTCTTTTGCTCCGCCGACATCCACCACTTCTGTAGCTCATCGACTGAGCGCATGTGCGGCAGCATCAGCCTCACATAGGCGACGTAGTTCTGCCCGAGCTTCGGCGGCGGCGGCATAACCGCAGGCGGAGACGCCGGCATGGCCTCCTTAGTTTCCGGCATCTCCGTCCGATCCGCCTCCGGCAATGATTGCGCGGGGTCCGCAGGCGGCGAGGGTTCGGCGGCCGCAGAGGACACGGGAGGGGACGGCCCGAGTGGTGGTTCCTCTGCGACCGCCGGCGGTGCAGCGGCCGTTGATGGCGGCGCGCTACCCGCATCTTGAGCCGGAGCGGCGGTCTGCTCCAGCGTTTCCTGGATAGCCTCGGCATTGAACCCGGCGCGCGCAACGGCGTCGGCGTTCAAGCGGCCAACAATGTTGGCCTTGGGGGTGACGTCCTTGGCGCGATCGGCGCCGATATGCAATGGCGAATCCTCTAGCTCGTCCTTAGAGAAGGCGCCCATAAGGATGTCTGGACAATACCTCTTCGCCCATGCCCTGGAGGCCGAATAAAAAAGCTGCTGATCCGGATCAGTCTTCCATAGGGGGGAATTTTTGGGGCTGATGTCCTTCAACTTTGGAGAAAGATATTCGAGAGGGTCAACCTCGCCCTTGATATGGCCGATAATCTTACATTGGCGTTCCGGCCCCTCACCGAGGTACTCCGCACGCAATCTCTGCTTGAGAGGCGCCCATTTCTCGATGACTGCGTGGATCACCTGTGACATGTACGCGACCTGATCATTCACAACAAACGCCATCCGCGCGAGACTGTACGGCCGGAAGCCCCAGCCATCTGCTTGCTCGATGATAGATAGGCACAAGCCTACATTGCCCCGCATGAAGGCTGGTACGGCCTTGTCTGAAATGGACATTATTTTCGCGAATTCCATCATCTGCGCAACGTCCTGAAAACTGACGCCGCCGACTCGATCGTCCATCTTGATCAAGGCCGCCCTTTCTTGATCAATCCTGCCCTCGATTATTGCCACTCGGTTGTCACTCATAGGTAAGCTCCCCTTCATTCTTTAGGCGATTTTCGATCTCTTGGCGGCGGCGGTCGCTAAGCTCAATGTACTGTACTTCCTCCTGGAGTCCCCCAGGACCCGGCCACTTCCCGCTATTGAACGCCTTGACGAAGCGCCGCAGAGCGAAGTGATTCTGCCTCTCACCCAAAGCTAAGTCATCCGGCTTTAGCGTAACCATCCGAGCGGAATAAGGTCTCGTTTTTCTCACGAAATAAAAAGAGAAATCCTCGATCTCCCTTCCAGTCAGGATGCGATGTCCTTCCGCAACAAGGGCCGCCTGTTGGTGGTAGTTGTACTCACCTAGCGTTCGCACGAGCGGGGTCCAGTTAGTTCTCGTCGTGCTCTTAATGTCGACGTAGTTTCCACTATCAGTGGGGATGACGTCCGGCCGCGCCAAAAGCCACACGCCTGTCTCGGCATCTTGCCAAACCATCGAGCATTCAACGAGCCCGTTAAGGACTCCAGCCCGGACAAGAGGAAGCATGCCTAGCTTTATCGCCATGCCCTTGATTTGCTCAAGCATCGCCGGTGTCAAAACAGTCAGGTCGGCGGCGGCGGCTTCCTTGAGCCATTCTTTACATTTTAAGGCATTACCGCTCCAGGGTTTGGCTTCACCCTTCTTGTCGACATAGGTATCAGGGCGCACAACAAAGCGCTTCACGAAATCTCGTTCACCAAGAATAGCGTGATGAAGTGCGCGGCCAAATGTGAATTCGTCCCTTTCCTCGTCCTCGGCGCGATCTGGATTGTATGGAGACTTATCGAAGTAATCCTCCTCGGAATCTTCGAAAATCGTTCGCAGGCCGGTTGAAGATATCGACGGCCCCACACACAAATGTCCACTGTGATATGTCGCGATGGGCACATTTTCATAAATACCTGCACGACTAATCTTATTCCCGTCCCATTTGACGACAGGAAGTGTCGCGCTCATAGGCCACCGTCCGGCTGGAACTGATGGCGCTGCTCCTTCGCGGAGCGCCGAGCAACGGCAGCTTGTTCGACCGTACCAAAAGCACCGAGATAGATTTGCTCACCATCAACTGTAATCTGTGCGATAAACCTAGTTCCGCTCGGGAAAACGCCTTGGACACCGGTTGTATTGTCTTTGTTGAGACCCCTGTTTTGTCCATTCTGGACTCTCGTCGCCTCACGCAGATTTCTCCACCGGTTGTCATCGCGTCGGCGGTTTCGGTGATCCATAAATTGCGACGGCCATTTACCAGTCACGAGCAGCCAAATAATCCGGTGCTCGCGATAAATAATCCCGTCAACGGCAATATTTCTATAACCGTGAGGTGTCAGGAATCCCGCTCGTGTGCCAATACGTCGTGGACGCCCGCGGCCGCGGTTGAGCCGACTGCCGCCAATCCAGGTCAGAACTCCGGTGGCCGCATCGTATGCGAGAAGCTCCTGCAATCTCGCCTGCGTAAGCGAGGTATTCCTCGGTATACCGTCCCGCATGCCTGTTTCCCCTGTGAGCATTCTCGCGTCTCAATATAGGTAGGCATAGCCTGTGACTTGACGCAAGGGCCTTCTGAGAATATTTCTGTGTCCGATGACAAGAAAAGCCGAAGGCCGCTTCCCACTCTTTGACAAGTTCGCAGTCGACGGACAGGCGACTATAAGGCGCTTGATTCACGAGGAAACCGGCGTCTTGCTGACTCTGCCGGCGATGGCGATGTGGCGGCGCTACGGGCGGGTCCCCAAGCGCTATGATGAGATACTCAAGCGCATCGCCGCAAAGCGCGGCATCGAGCTCACCGAGCGGGACTTTCGCTATATACCTAAGCCGCGGCAGAGAGATGGCGCGCGCATCTGATTTCAACTCTGACGAGATTGCGACACTCCGCGCGCGACTGCTTGATCACTATTTCTACGATCCAGAGACAGGGTGGTTCAAGTGGATAATTGAGCGCCGCGGGCGTCACCGCGCCAAGATCCGCGCGGGCTGGGTAAGTGTCAAGGGGTATCGTTATATCAGGGTCGACCGGCGCTCGTATAAGGCTTCGCGCATGGCGTGGCTATACTTCTATGGAGCGCTCCCCGCTAGTTTGATTGATCATAAAAATGGCGACAAAGGCGATGATCGCATCGCCAACCTACGGGAAGCCGACAACTCAAAGAATATGGCCAACAGAAAGAAGAATTCTAATAGCGCATCACCATTCAAAGGCGTCCTCTTCAGGCGCCGGAAAGGGTGGTGGATCGCACGGCTTCAGATTAACAATCGGCGCATAGAGCGATCTGGCTTTAAGACACCAGAGGCGGCGCACGAAGCCTATAAACGTCTCGCGACCGAGCATTTCGGAGAATTCGCGAGGTTTGGGTGAGCCGCAACGACGAAGCGTCCCTACAGGCCAGTGTCGTTCAATACATAAGGACCGTGGCGCCCCGGTGCCTTTGTCTCCATGTGCCCATGGGCGGTCTTCGCACAAAGGCTGAGGCTGCCAAGATCAAATGGATGGGCGGCATGGCCGGCGTCCCCGATCTTATCGTCGTGGACGAGCGCGGACGCGCCTTGTTTCTGGAAATCAAAACCGCCGTCGGCGTCCTTTCTAAAAGTCAGAAAGACTTCCGGGACTTGTGCCTCGCGAATCACTGGCCATGGGCTGTCTGCCGCAGCATTAACGATGTTCGCGAATTCCTTGCGGCGAATGGGATAAAAACCCGCGAGGCTGTGTAAGTAGGGAGGACGGATCATGGGCAAACTGACGGAGTTTATCGAAATCGTCATAGCGAGTGTGGGACTAGTCGCAGTGTTCTACTGCGTTGCGGCAGTGAGCGCGGCAGTAAGCCTTAGCTTGGGGGGCCGGCTCGCACCATGAGCACCCAGCATGCGTTCCACATGGCGGACTACTATCGCTCGCTCGCGACCGCCAACCGATTCTCCCACCCCGACTACTACGCCTACCATGCCAAGGCTCGCTTCTGGCGGATCACCTCGGGCGAGCCGCTGCGAATCATCGACGGCGAGATGAAGCTCGCCCGGTGGCCGGTGGAAAGGGCAGACAAGCCAGGCGCTTCCGAAGCGCGCGTTGACGGGATGCCGAGCCCGGCATAGCCTTCAAAGCGAATCAGGCAGCCGCGACGAACGGCTGCCTGATTCTTGAACCATCAGTCCAGGACGGGACCGTGGCCTCCTTCGGTTTTTCAGCATATTTTATTCTTGAGCGCAAGTCTCCGTTGCTTGGGCGCCCAAAGAACGCGCCACGCCGGAGATAGCTTCCCTTGAGTATCACGAAGTGGAAATTACTCCTCGGCGCGACCGAAAGCCCTATCGAAGATGCCTTTCTCTTGGCTCTCTGCGAGGGTGCAGCCGCCGCCGGTTATCGCATACAAAAGACGCCAAGCGCCAACGATGTGATCGCTGTTCGCCCCCAGCGGCATGTCGGGCGATACCGCGTTGATTTCGTAGTGTCATTCCGGTTCTTTGGCGGCGAGGTCAACATCGTTGTCGAGTGCGATGGCCATGCCTTCCATGAGCGAACGCAATTCCAAGCGGCGAGGGATAAGCGGCGTGATCGCTCCCTAACCAGCCTCGGCTACCGCATCATGCGATTTACAGGCTCCGAGCTTAATCGCGACGCCAGGGGATGCGCGGGCGAGGTTATGGACATGATTATGGATTTTCAGACTGCGCGAATCGAATCGGCAGCAAAGGGATGGCGGCAATGACTGACTGGTTCCGCTCCTGGCATGGAGCTCCCACGGACCCAAAGTGGATTCTGATCGCCAAGCTCGCCAGCGTCACGCCAGCGGCGGTATCGGCGGTCGCGTGGGCGCTCTTCGATCACGCCTCGCAGTCCACTCCCCGCGGCAGCATCTCGACCTTCGACGGCGAGGCTTACGAAGCCTGGGGAGGCTTGGAGGACGGTTCGGTTGGCCGGGTGGTAACAGCAATGAAGGGAAGAGGCATAATCGGTGAAAATCTTTGCCTCGCCAATTGGGCGAAAAGGCAACCTAAGCGAGAAGACCCATCAACTGAGCGGGTAAGGGCCTGGAGGGAGAGCAAGGGCATGAAACGCAATGTAACGCATGGAAACGCACGAAACGCAATGAAACAAAGTGCGCGTGTTGGCGAGCAATTTAACGGTGCCGGAGGGCACTCCGTGACAGCACAGATAGGTGAGGAATCACAACTAGATACCAGCATGCAACGCAATGTAACGCAATGTAACGCTAGAGAAGAGACAGAGAAGAAAGAAAGAAAGAGTACTCCCCCTCCCCTCTTTGGCGGCCTTACCATCGAAGCGAAGGCCGAGGAATTTTATCGATCGTTTCCCAAGCATGTCGATCCTGCGCTCGCTGCCAAGACGTTCATAAAAATCGTCAAGGCGGGGGCCAATCCTGATCGCATCATCGCCGCGGCCAAGCGCTACGCCGAGGCGCATCGTTCTGCCGGCACGGACAAGCAGTTCATCAAGGCTCCATCGGCGTGGTTGAACGCAGGCGGTTACGACAGCGAGGACTTGCCGGACGCCAGGCCTTCAACACCACCGCTTCTGAGGGCGCTATGAGCCATGACCGACTTCGAGAGGATCCTGTCGCGGGTGGGTTGCCGCCCGCGCGATTTTGTCGGCACTCGGCTATTCCGGTGTCCGGAGTGCAGCCACCTCCGGAAAAAGAAAAACATCCGGTGTCTATCTGTGAAATCCGACACGGATGGATACTGTTTTTTTTGCCATCACTGCGGGCTCTCGGGAGGACACCGCTATGAGTTCGACGCTCGGTCAACTCGGAGTCAAGGCTCTCGAGGCGAGGGGAATATCCGAGGACACAGCGGTTCGGTTCAGCATCTATACGGGCCGTATCGCCGATGACGGCTCGGTCGTTCCTGACCGAAACGGAAACGTCGTGGCCTTCCCGTTTATCGAACGCGGCCATGTCGTCGCTGAAAAATACCGCGCCTCTGGCAAACGGTTCTGGCAGCGCAAGGGAGGAAAACGTACGTTCTGGAATGCGGATGTACTTGATGATCCGGCGCTGGAGACCGGAGTTGCGCCGCTGATCATCACTGAGGGTGAGATTGATGCGTTAACCGCCATCGACTGCGGATTCCCATTCGCAGTCTCCGTGCCCGATGGGGCGCCTGCCGTGCGTGAGGGGGAGAACCCAACTGACCTAAGGCCGATCGATCCGTCCCACGAGAACGTCGGCAAGTTTGCGTACCTTTGGAACAACCGGGATCGTCTCAGGCGCATCAAGAAATTCATTCTCGCGGTCGACAACGATGCGCCGGGGAAACGCCTTGAAGCTGAACTCTTGCGCCGCCTCTCCGCCGCCCGCTGCTTGTTCCTGGATTATCCTGATGGCTGCAAAGACCTAAATGATGTGCGGAGGGCCGAGGGCTCGGAAGGCGTTACAAGGATACTGAATGGCGCTAGACCGTACCCAGTGCGCGGGCTCTATCGGCTGGGGGACTATCCAGATCTACCGGAACCAGAAACGTTCTCCACTGGCTTTCCTGACCTTGATCCGTACTTCCGGCTATGGCTAGGAGAGCTGATCGTCGTGACTGGCATCCCCGGATTCGGTAAGTCCACCTGGGTAATCAATCTCTGCGTCAACCTTGCCAAATGCAACGATTGGACTATCGCGCTTGCATCGTTCGAGATACCAACCGTACCGACGCTTCGTCATAAGCTGCGGCTTGCGGTGCTTGGCAAACCGCCGACGGCGTGGGATGGTTTCGACGCCGCGCGCGCCGACCGTCAAATCGGGCGCCACTTCGTTTTCATCGACGACGAGCCCGGCGGTGACGGTGACGAGGATATGACGCTGGAGTGGCTCCTTGAGCGCGCCGCGGATGCGGTCCTTAGGGACGGCATCAGTGTCCTCGTGATCGATCCATGGAACGAGGTCGAGCACGCCAAGCCACGACATGAGACCGAGACTGAGTACCACAACCGCGCTCTCCGGATGATTCGCCGGTTCGCAAGCCGCTATCGCGTGGCGGTTATCGTTGTCGCCCACCCCACGAAGGACGTCGCCGGCAAGGACGGTCACGCTAGGGTGCCGACCCTCTACGATATTGCCGGGAGCGCGGCGTGGTTTAATAAACCGGATCATGGCATCGTCATTGACGTGCCGGACCCCCACGGTAACGAAACGGTAATCTGGGTTAAGAAATCGCGATTTAACTGGTCAGGAGCCAAGGGCGACGTGACCTTCAACTACGATCCGGAGACGGAGGGGTTTACATCGCTTTTCGGGATGACGCCGAAATGGAAATCCGTGAGGTGAAAAATTTTGTTCTGAAGCCTTGACGCCCTCTTGCGGCGGCCCAACGGTTTCTATATTTAGATGCACGAACGAGACTGACAACAGGCCAGCCGTTCAACTAGGAGGTGTCAAATGCCCAACGACGTAAACAGCCGCGGCGTATCGGCTGTAACGAGCTTCGTGCTCTTCCTCGCACTGCTTGAAATCGCCTACACCAACGCGACGTATCAGGGCGCGTTCGGCTCCATCCCAATCAACATCGCCGCTGCCGTCATTGCGCTGGCTCTGTTCGTCAAGCTGGCGAGCGCCGTCGGCGTCAACAACCGGCTCGTCAACGGGTTCGACAAGGTGCTGGCCGTCGTGCCCGTACTCTGCCTCGCCGTGTTCGCCTACCGGGCGCTGGACTATTGGCGCGACGGAGTGTCGGGCTTCATGGCGTCATTGGCGATTGCCGGCGGTGTCGGCGCGGTTGTGTTCGGCATGGCCGATACGGTCGTGAGCTGGACCGGCTCGAAGTACGAACAGGCGCAGCATTCCGCCCATGACTTCGCCGTACGAGCGGAGCGCGCTCGCCAAGCGCTTCACGGCGACATCTGACAGAACAGCGCCCCGACGACACCGGGGCGCTCTTTCAAAGGGGACTGCCATGACGAAACAAAAGGATACAGCAGCCTACGCTCAAAACAGAATCTTGAACATAAAGATCGTCGACATTCAAAGTGAACTCGCACACTTACGTAAGCGCATCGGCGCCATTGAGACGCTGGGGGATCCGGAAAAACGGCCGCGCCGCCAGCCCTGACCGCCCCACCGCAGCGGACTTTGCGGCTTCGTCGGAGCTCTGCTTGTCATCCTCTCGCTGCTCGAATTCATCGCCGCCGCCCGCCGCGCAGGGGCCGCAACCAGCATACCTCGTCATCCCTACGGTGATAGGGCGCACGGCCATGGCGCTCATTGGGGTTCTCGCGATCATCAGCGGCTTTTCAGGAGAATGGCCATGGGAGTGGACAATGAGAGTGAAGCGCAACGAGGCTTCGTTCAGCACCAGCGAGTTTTGGGGCGGCTTCTTTGCCATTGCCTACATCATCGCTGGGCTCGCCACTTATGGCAGCATCATGGGCCCGATGGTTAAGGAACACGATGCTTGCGTGAAGAACGCTAAGGCTTCGAGCCCCGATTTCGCAGAATGCTGGTGGGGCCCGGAAGTTCTTGGCCCGTTCATCGCCGGCGCCGTGTGGCCCCTCTACTGGGCTCTCCACTGGAGCGCCAAGCCATTCGAATAGGAGGCCTTGATGGCAGTACGTAAGCAAGCTAAGCCGAAGATAGAAACCAAGTCCGTTGAAGCGTGTCCGCGGACATTCGCAAAGTTCGCCGAAGAGGTCCACATTCCGTCATGGCTCCTCGGCATGGCGACGCCGCCGATGGCGTTCTTCGCTGTAGTCGCGGTGGGACTCATCCTGCGGCTATTCATCTGGGCGTCAACGATACCGTTCCCACCGCCTGCCCCGCCGGTCAATCAGACACAGATTTGGTACGGCAACGGGGGCAGCGGCAGTACGTTGAATGTCGCTCCGAATAGCATGAACCAGTTTGAGCCTCTCTCGCCACATAGCGAGCTGGAGCAGCCTGTTGTCCCTCCGGTTAGCTTCGGAGGAATCGGCGGCGGCGGACACGTCGCGAGGGCGCCGGACTCCACCGTTAATATCAAAGAAAACACAGTCTATGGCGCGTCATCGCCACTTCTAGGCAACATCACCAACGGCCTTACGGCATGGACGACGGCTGACGATACGCTATGCCTCTACAACGGTAGCGGCTCCGTAATAGCCGTTTGGCTCCGCTGCGACGATAGCCATTAGAGGACACACGATGGGCGCGACATACGGGCTTGAAGAGGACGAGGCGAAATGAGCATCGTCGATCTCTTTTTCTTCGGCGTCCTTGTCCTTGGAGTCTTCTTCCTCGCGTTCATGGTGACGCTGCTGTTGGGACCGTACTGGTGCGAAGACCGCATAAAGAAATTGCTCCAGTGGCTCAGCAACGATCCCGCGCTAATCACGGACGAAATTACACAACGCATTCTCAAATCCCTGAGAGAAGCCCCGGACGATTGGACCGTCTCCGGGTGCCGGCTCCAGCATATGAAGGGGCCGTTCACGGTAAATATTGACGGCAGCACCATGTTTACCGGCGATACAACTGTAAATTTCAGGGGGCGTGAGATAGTCGCCGTGAGCGCCGTGGCGAGAGCCGCGTGGCGTACGGCGGTTCTCCGATCAATGGACAAAGTGAAGCTAGGGGTCTGACATGCACCACACCCGCTCTATCTCATTCTGGCTGGCGATCTTCGCTGTCATCGCCTTCGCCGTCGGGACGCTACCGACATTCCACGGCTTGTTCTGCTGGGCGATCGGGACGGGGTTCCTTGTCGGGCTGCGCTATATGTCGAAGCACGAAGAGCACGTTCTACTCCGCGGCGAAATCCACCGCCTCGGTGGGCGTATCGCGGAACTCGAGGGCGAGCTCGACAAGCACTAAGAGGACGCTATGGATATGGGACTCTTCATTCTAACGATCGTGCTCGTGTTCTGGTGCATTGTATGGCTTAGGGAACTCAGCAAGCGTGTCGAGAAGCTCGAGATGGAAGCCGTCCGCTATGCCCCTAAGCCTGAGAACTCGGAGGAAATCGGCATATGAAACCGCTTTGCATATACCACGGAGGGTGCGACGATGGCGTCGCCGCCGCGCTTATCGTCAAGTCGACGTTCCCGGACAACACCTGGGAGTTCTATCCAGGCGTCTATCAGAAGCCGCCGCCGGCGGCGAAGGGGCGCCACGTCCTTTTCGTCGACTTCTCCTACAAGCGGCCGGTCCTCGAGGAGATGGCGAAGGAAGCAGCGTCGATCGTTATTTTAGATCATCATTTTAGCGCCTCAGAGGATCTCGCCGATCTTCCCAAGCCGCCGGAATATCGCCTCTGGCAGAGGCCGACGCGCGGCCATATTCCGGGCCGCTTCGATCCTGGCATCAAGGAACATTCCATCGCCGCGTTGTTCGACATGGAGCGCTCCGGCGCCGGGTTGGCCTGGGATTTCTTCCTCGGAGGGCAGCGCCCGGCCTTTATCAACTACATCGAAGACCGCGATCTATGGCGCAAGAAGCGCCCCTTCGGAGATGAGTTCACCATTGCGCTGCGCTCCTATCCGCAGGACTTTGGCGTCTGGGAGAATCTCATGATGGAGGGCGTCGAATCACTCATCGCTTCTGGCCATGACATCCAGCGCTATTACCGGCGCCGGGTTGAGGAATTGAAAGCATCCGCCTATCCGGCGACAATCCATGGGGAGGCATGCTGGATCGCCAATGCGCCTTACTTTGCCGCCAGCGAAGTCGCCGGTGAGCTCTGCGAGAAGCCCGGAGCCGACTTCGGCGCCTGCTATTTCGAGGCCGAGGCAGGACGGTTCCAGTATTCCCTGCGCTCGCGCGGCGACTATGATGTGACGCCGATCGCGCGCGCCTATGGCGGCGGCGGCCACAAGAGCGCCGCGGGCTTCTCAGCGGCGACGCCGGTGCATCTGCCGGAGCATGGCAAGCCGTTCTTGGAGGATTGATTCAGGTGGGCGCCTTCCGTGCAATCGACGATTGGCTGATCGATTCGGTTTACCAGCCGGTGGCGGGGCTGGCGCGCGATCTGTTCGACTGGCGCGCATCCTATGTGACCTTCGTTAGCGCGGCCATAACGGGCGTTATCCTCGTAGCGCGGCTGACGACAACGCCGAATTGGGACGGCATGGATACCCTCTGCGCCTTCACTGCGCCGGCCTGGGTGTGCATGTATTGGGGGTGGCGGGGGCGCCCGAAGGGAACCCATGGGGTTCTCCCGATGGAGCGCTCGCACTTCTTGGTGATGCGCAGCATTTTCCTGGTGTTCGCCATCCTGGCGTCGCCGGTGGATGCACACCAAGCGATTGTCTCCACGGAAATGCTGAAGAGGATTTTCTACGGCGCGTTCTGCCTCGAGCATGTCGCCTTTGTGTCGACGCTCTATTTCGACGCTTGCGCCGATCGCCCACGGCGGCCGAAGGATGTCTTCGCGTGGCTAAGGATTGGCTCGCCGCTGCCTCAAGGGGCGACGTGAGCGCCTATAGGCGTCCCGTCAGCAACAGAATGACGAGAACGATCAGGATGATACCGACGATCCCTATACCGGAATGTCCGAATCCGTAGCCGTAGGGAACGCCAAGGCTACCGCCGCCAATCCCACCCAAGAGAACCACAACGAGGAAGATGATTAAGAGAAGTCCGAGCATGGTGGTTGCTCTTGTAAGTTAGTATCAAGGTGGTAGCAATATCGAAGCCGTAAGGCGTGTCAACACCTTACGGCTTCTAACCACCGCGAGCGTAGGGGCTCTCAAATGGCCGGCCAAAGAATATGTTCTATTGAAGGATGCGGCAAGAAACATAAGGCGCTCGGATGGTGCGCTTTCCATTACGCAAAATGGAAGCGCGTTGGTGATCCCCTTAAACCCAAATCAGGCACTCCTTATGGGGAGCCATTGAGATTTATGAATGAAATTGTGAAGTCATATGGTGGCAACGAGTGCTTGTTTTGGCCATACGCGAGGAGGGTTGGATACGGAGTCGTCCATATAGGGGGGGGTAAGATGGAATCAGTGCACCGCATTATTTGCGAGGAAATTAATGGGCCTCCACCCACCCTGAAACATGAGGTTGCGCATTCTTGCGGGCAGGGGCGTCTTGGTTGCGTAACGCCAAAGCATCTTCGTTGGGCAACCCGTGTCGAAAACAGAGAAGATATGATCGCGCATGGAACGCGCAACTATGGTGAAAGAAATGGCGGCGCTAAACTAACCAAGCCGCAGGTTTTAGCCATACGTGCAACGCCCCGGACTATCAGCAATCGTCAGATCGCAAGAAATTACGGAGTGTCGGAAACAACTGTCCACGCGATTCTCGCCAGGAAAAAATGGAAGAGCATTTGAAATCTACTTCTCTCCAGTGGGCTTCGCCCAACACTCAGCGGGCATATCGGGATTGCGTTCCTTGACCTGCATGCAAATCTCCAGGGACGGGACTTGAATATACACCGGATAAGCCTGTTTATCCGGGCAGTTAGGACAGCCGGTGCCGTGGATCATCAGGACGATGAAATATTGCATCACAACATCTTTCATGGCCTGTCCGCCTCACTTATGCCCGTGCGCGCCATGCGATACCGCTGCCGTGTTGTGATCGCAGTGGTTGTGCGGGGCTGGCGCAGGGGGAGCCGGCGGCGGTGTAGGCGATACGAAACTGCCAAGAGCCGCGCCGCAGCCAAGCCCCTCGCAGACAATCGAAGGCTCTGCGTTCGGGCACCATGGCCATGGGAAGATGTCGCAGCCGGCCTGGGCGTAGGCCGACGTCGTCATGCCCAAGAGCATGAGCGGGGTGAGCCAGCGAAGCGCGATCTTTCTCATAAGGAACCTCCTAGACTAGGGCGCTGAACACCCAGCCGATAATGAAGGCTATCACAAAACCGATGAAGGCGCGCTCGTCCATTTCTCACGGACGCGGGGGCGGCGGCGGTCCCCAGATATTGAACCCTCCGAGATAGCCACCGAACATCCGCCAAGCGATCAGCAGAATTATGAGCACCGCCAGCACTTTGATGCAAACCAGAACCATCGCCGGCAGCACGATCCCCATCTCGCCCATCACCCAGAGCGCCAGGAAGAACATGAGCGCGAGGACGACGAGGATAATCAGGAACCTGAAAAATGCTTCGATCACGTTAGTCTCCTATGCCTTGCAGTGAATTCCTCAAGCTCCTCCTCGGCTTTTCGCCACGCCTTGACTATCTCATGATCCGGGTTCTTGCGTGCGATGTCCTCTGCCGTCAGATCGGTTCTCCAATTGAGCCCGAGCACTTCAAGCCGCGCCTTGCGGGCGGCCTTGACAAGCTAGCGGAGACGTTCGCTCGGCTCTTTCACCTGTATCCCCCAAGATACGGCGCTCCTAGCAGCGGATTATACACAATTCTTAGCGGGAGAAAAACCTGGAAGTTAGGGGTGAGCCCCGGCGTGGTAAAACAGGGCGGCAATGGCAATGATGACTCCCGCCGCCCCGACGAGGATTCCCCAGCTCTCGCCAATTCCGCGGAAGCGGCCGGCCGTCATATCGCGAGATTCCTTCAAGGCCGTGATGCTAGCGGCCATTTCCGCTATTGCGGCTGAACTGGCCTTCGTCGATTCGGCGAGCGCCTTTGCAAAGGCGCTCTGTATGTCGCCAATGCCGGAGCTGAGCGCTGCTAGTGACGTCGCCAGGGCCGGATCCGCCACGCTGCTTCGGCCTTGGCTCACGAGCCGGAATTCCTCAAGTTTATTCAGTCGCTCGCCGAAGGCGCCCTGAATCTGTAGAAGCTGCGTCGACACGAGCGCTTGCGTCGACTTCACCGATTCGGCGAGCATGTCGGCGATACGCTTCTCGTAATCCGCCCTTTGCGTTGTGAGTTGATCGACGCGCTTCGTCTCGGAATCCCTCATCCAAGACTGCATCCGCGATTCCGTATCGCGCGCGTAGTTCTGAAAGACGGTGGAGGAATCTATCGCGAACTTGTGCATCTCCTTGAGCTGATCGCGCATACCGTCTTGGTATTTGCTCTCCGCCTTGACGAGATCCAACACGTTCTTCGTCGGGTCAATAACCCTCCCGCCCTCAGGATCAATGCCGTGGCCAGCCCGACGCTCCCGCTCGATGCTGTTATCGTCTGTCATCCCCGCTGTCCTTCTTCGGACCGTTGCCGGGTGTCATAACACAGATTTTAATTCCACGGGTTCGATGTAATTAGCGCCTCAGGCGCCGTAGCCGAAATCTTCCCCGAGAATGCCAAGCGCGTCAGAAAGATTCGCAAAGCAGGCATCCACATTATTGGATAGCTCAATGAGCTCGGGGAGCTGGCCAATGTCGCCGCCGAGCGATTGTAGCGCCGCCCAAATGTCGATCTGGCCACTTGCGGTCAGCGCGGCGAGCGCCGCGGGAGGCAAAGCGAAGTCCGCCGCGTCCGTGATTCCCCTGAGGATGGCCAGGGGAAGCCCATGGCGGCCTGCGACTTGGCAAGCCGTATAGGACTCCAGGTCATCCACATCGGCCCCTATGGAGGCCCTGAGGGCCGCCTTCTGGGCAGGCGTCGCCAACGTGCCAAACGAGGCGCCCATGACGCCGAAGCTCGAGCGCAGCCGCGCCGCGGCGATATCGGTGTCCAGCAGGAATTTGATATGCGCGCCCCAGCGCAGATCGAAAGTGAGCTTCGTTGTTGAGTTGACCGCCACCAGAACGCCGATCACCAAGTCGCCAGCGCGGAGGCCTGGGTTGAGGCCACCGCAGGTTCCGAAACTGAGAATGCGCTTGGCGCCGGCAGCGACGGCGGCCTCGAGCCCCGCCTCGAGCTTATCCGCGCTCCCCTCGCTCTGAACAACTGCGACGCCAGGCTTCTCCCCGATCAGGTTGGCTTCGAGCTGGAACCCGCATGCAATGGCGAGGGAAGGTGGCATGGCGACTAGGGAATTAGAACACAATCAAGTTTTCTGCTATATTGGTGTCAGTCGGGAGCGCGGCAACCAGCGCGTTGGAGATGATCGCTCCTGCGATCATCTCCACCCGACGGCTAAATAAAGCTCCCACGGGCTGGCGCGATGAAATCAGCCTTTTCTATTCTCCCAGACGAAGAGATACCATGCCGTCGCAGCGCCGATCGGCCCGAGCAAGCCGCCGTAAACGATCGTGAAGAACACCGCAAACAGATAGTCGTTCTTAGAATTGGCCTCTCCCCACAACAGCTTGACGAAGGCCAGCCCTACGCCGATCCAGCCGATGAGTAGCCAGATCAGCAGCCAGCTCACGCAAACACCCTCCGCTTTTCAGTCGGCCTCTCATAGCCGGCCGCCTCGAGCGCATCGAGGACAGCCCTTATCTCTTTCATGAGGTTGTTCTGTTCATAGGGCGAGAGGGTGCGCCATTCGCGCCGATAGGGCGCAGCCACTCTCTCTTGCTCAGCGGCATAGCGAGCGTGCGCGATGCAGTATTCAGGGGTGAAGGTGTTTGTCATGCGGCACCGGCTGCCTAAGCAATTCCCATCGATTCCAGGTCAACAAGGAGCTGCTTGGAATCGAACCCGACGGGGGACTTTCCAGTCGCCCTGTCAATCGCGTCAGGGCCGAGAATCGTATAAAGTTCTCCGCTGCCCGCAGTTGTCGCGTACTTGGCGATCGCCGCCCAAGTAATGGTTCCGATGAGACCCCAGGAATCAATCTGGACGCCCTTATTGTTAAACCCGACTCCTGCGACGCAATGTCCCTGACTCGGGTCTGGATCGCCAGCTACGTCCCACACAAAACCGTTTTGGATGCTCGCCATGTCGGCGGTCCACGCATCGGGCAACTCAATGCCGAAATAGAGTGATTCGAAGAGCCACATAGCTGTCGCGACTTCCTTGCGCGACAATCCATTGACGGCCATCCATGCCGTGATCTTGTGGGAGCCGCGCACGAGACCGTTCTGCTGGACATAATTAAGCACCGTCTGCTCATCTCCGCCTTGATCCGTATCCGGATTACCCCGCACATAACCGCAGGCATTGCAGTAAAGGTCGATGCACTGGTCTTGCGTAAGTAGAATAGACGCGCCGGCATTGCCGAGCCAGAGGCCCCCAAGATGGAAGATCCCGGCACATGTGCAATCCCCTAAGTCTGTATTACCAAGCGGGTTCGCTAGAAATGGTTGCGCCTTTGGCGCGTAATTGATTGTCGAAGGCGGATCAGGAAGGCTCGCCATTAAATAGTTCTTGACTGCGAAACGAGGTCCGCGAGCGATAGGACGATTTCTGCCGAACTTCATAGGAGTAGTCCTTTTTCTTGAGCAAAGACTATCGGGTTCTTGTCCTGCTTGGCTGAGTTACATGGCTTACACAAGAACTGGATATTGCGTATGCTATTTGAGCCTCCCTGCCGCAAGGAGACGATGTGATCAATCGTCATGCGTCCCTTAGTATCACAATAGGCGCACCGACCGCCTGATTTTTCCCTGAGCGCGCGTAGTTGAGTAAGCGTATAGTGCTCGTCAGAGTTGTTGCGCTCAGCACGACGCCTATGGGCACTACGGCTGTTGATGTCCCGTGCTTTGTCTGGATTGTCTTTTCGCCACTGGAGCGCGGCTATCTGCATGCGATCTTTGTTATGCGCATACCTCTCAGCATGTATCGTCGGGTTGCGCTCCAATCGTTTCTTAGCTTGCTCTTTTGTATATTCAGGGTGAGCGTCTCGCCATGCCTTATTTTGAACGGCGCGCTCTTCGCGGTGTTTCTGGCGATAGCGTTTAGCGCTCTCAGCAGATCTATCAGGATGGCGCTCTCGATAACGACGAGCGACATCTGCATCATATTCCGGCCGCTCCTGCCGTCGTTTACGGGCCGCCTCCTTGGCGCGCTCTCTTATTCTCTCATAGTTGACGTCGTAGTACCGTCTACGGTACGCCGCGATCTTCTCCGGATTCTTGGCTATCCATCGCCGCACTGCTTCGTTCCGTTTCTTGCGCGCCTCCGGCGTCATCCTCAATATCCTTTCCAATCGCGAGAAACGCGGCCTTTATTTGCTCAAGCTGTTCATCGCGAAACTCGCCGAGAAACCGATGATAGCGGTAACTAACGAATACGCCGCCGAGGAATGCCCACAACGACGTGGTGACGAGCCAGGGCCAGAACGCGCCAGGGCCGCACACCGATGCTCAGTCTACTAAAAGGGGGAATCCGCATCCGCGCACCCAGGCGATCGCGGAGGTAAAGTCGGCTTGGCTGATCCGCGCGACGGTATCACCGCTCTCCGGCCCAGCATCCCCAACATTCACCTCGACTGTCCACGTCGGCGGCGTTGTCTTGGGGGCTGCCAAGGTGATCATCACCTTCGGCTGGAACCACAGGACATGCGGGCCAAGGGAATCAAAAAGGGAGCCATCCGCGCTCGCGACGCAATTCGTCAGGGCGATGGTGACATCCTTGTCCGGATTGCCGTTCGGATCACTGCCTGGGTTCCAGACACGCGTCTGGACAGTCGCGGCGCTCGGCCCGGATTGGCTCAGCGTGACTTTACTGAGCGCCTGATTGAACATAGCCACGATGGTTACAGGAGAAGTCATCCGAATCTCCTAGAGGAAAAGCCTCACAAGTCCCACGATACCGGCAATCGTCATGAGCGGCCCTATGGCGGTGACGGCCCATATCCACCACGGCGCCGTACCCGGCGAATCGCCAGCCCACATAACGTCGGCGCCGAAGAGAGCAACCGTCACGATGACGCCAAGGATGATGGCGCCCAGGTCCATCAGAAAGTAAAGGATGAACATGGGCGCCGCTCCCTTAGTGCGTGACGTAGGAGCCGTTAACCACCACTGGGCGCCCATTCACGATGATCGCCGGGAGGCCATTGCCGCGCTTGCGCATTGCTCGGGCCGCCGCCGGAGGCGCTGTCCCGTTCACTGCGGCGCAGACGGCATTGGCGATCTGCTCGGCCGTCGCAAGCGCCGGGTCCCCGGCGAGGAAGATGGAGCCGATCGACGCAGCGGCCGGCAGGAACCCGCACAGAGGAACCGTGATGGCCTGGACATCGGTGATAATGGCCTGCTCGGTCTGCGAAATCTGCGAACTCGCGCAAGCCGAGGTGAACAGCGACGCCGCGAGGGCGAAGATGGCGATCTTTCTCATTTGCTTCTCCTTCAGGGTTGGTGGTTAAGGACGGCCTGTGTCGCCGCGGCCTTGGTGTCGGCGATCAGCACCGGGCCGGCTGTCGGGGGAAGATCGGCGACTTTCTGCGCCTCGACGACGACAGGGGGATCCTGCGGCGCCCACGGGCCAGGCCTCGAGGACGAGAACCCATGAGTGATCGCGTTGAAGCCGTTCCACAGGAAAGTCAAGAAGCCGGCGGTCTGGATGACATCGGCGACGACACCGGCCGGCAGATAGGACGGAAACATGGAGGGCGACGCAGTCGCGAGAAGCCCGATCAGGGCAAATGTAGCGCAGATATACTGGACAGTCTTCGGATCGAGCTCGAATTTCATGCGCCTATTCCCTTCCTCTCCATCTCATAACTGATTCGAAGGCTAAGCCGATGACAATCCATCCAACGGCTATACACAAAACGACGCCGGCCCAAAAGGCGCAGTCGCCGCTGTCCATTAGGGCGAAACCTGAAGAAGGCTTGGATCATTTTGAAACAGTGTCGCCCACCGCTGGGCATAGGCGCCTGTCTTTTGGGCAGCCAGCGGCGCGCCGGCGCGGCAATAGAAGACCGCGACGGCCGCGCCCGCATCGGCAATCGTTGTCGCCGCCTCGATCTTTTCGAGCGCGACACGCTCGCTATTATGCAATTCCCAGTGCGCGGCCGCGACATGCTTCTCTATGTCCGGTTCCGCCCAGACATCGATCCCGCAACCGGCGAGAATCAAGTCGCGGCGCGGCTTATGCCACTGATAGAGCCCTCCAGCCGTTCCGCTGTCGCCGCGGAGTTTGACATTCAACGAGCATTCACCTTCGCCGCGCCCGGTCAGGGCGGCAACCGCTGGGACGTCATAGGCAAGCGATAGCCACTTGTTCCACACCCGCGCGCCGAGGGCGAAGAAGGGATCGCCGGGCGCCGGCCATGGCGGCAGGGAAAAGGAGGATCCGGTCGCCGGGTGGTTCAGCAGATCAACCATCTTGGCGCGCACGTCACGCACGAAGAGGCCCATGTCGTTTTCATTGCCCGGACAATTGAAATGACCGTCGGCCCGGCAAGCCGAGTGGGGGATGATATCGACTTCTGCGACATGGAATCTCAACGCCAAAGTCGATACGCACAAGATCGCGTTTGTGCGGACAAGCGCGCCGTCGCCGGTCAGGTAGGCGTCGTAGCCGATATTGTAGTTGCCAGCCTGCTCTATCCCGAAGGCGACGGCGTTTTCGCAGGAATCGTGCGTACCGCGATCATAGAGAGTCGAGAACCCGTTGATATGCGAGCGTGAAACAAACGCATGGGGGCCATGTTTCCAGCCCATGCCTTGATAAAGCGCTTCGAGGTTGCGTAGCCGCGCGTCATGAGCCGGCCCCAGCTCAACCCATTGCGATAATGTCGGTAGCCCGGTGGCGTGAAGAACAATTTTGCTCGGCTTCCATAGCATCTTCGATAGATCAAGCGACGCGACATGCGCGATCCATTCATCTGGTGTGTAGGGAGTTGGATCAAACCCGAGCCAGTCGCCCATCGGGAGCCCTCACGAACCGCTTCCTACGTGATGGACCTCGCCGCTTGTCACATCGTCCATGAGGGTAAGGAGCTCGTCTGGGATCGGGAGCGCCACGCAGGCCTTGTCGCCGTCCAGCCAAATTAAAAGGCCTCCCTTATCGCCCGGCAACTTGGCAAGGACAGTCTTGTCCCCCAGCGGCGCGTTGGAGGGTGTGGCGGGCGAGAGGATATAATAGGCGGCGACAAACATCCGCTGATCGTGATTGAGTTCGATCCAGCGTCCGCCCTTGTCCGTAATCGCAGCCTTGATAGGCGCCGCGTCCTGCTCGCAAGAGACGGCGCCGGCCACTGTCGGGGCGGCGAAGAGAAGGAGGGAAGCGATAAGCGCTCTCATGAGATCCCCGCTTTGTCTCCCCCAGCATAGTCCCAATCAGGGGCTTGCGCACGGCGAATTGTCGATTAGCGAATATCCGAGGTTTTGAAGACTACCACGGGAGGCCCCGACATATGATCGAGCTCGATCGCGATCTTGACCGCCCGCTGCGCGCTAGCGCCCATTTTCATCGCCGCTAGCGCCGCCATCGCGCCGGAGCCGACGGCATAGAACGGACTCTCCGACTCATACCAGCCTTGCGCCTCTATGACGAACATGCGGCCATCCTTGCGCAGGACAATGATGATCGAATCATCGAGGTCCGGCATGTCGCGGTGCGCCCAAGCAGTCGGCGCGTCCCATGGCAATTTCCTTTTAGCCTCAACCATTTTCGCGGCGGCGTTGACGTTCGCCAGATCTCCCGCACAGGCGAAGATCGCCTTATGCTTCTGGCTGATCCAGGCCTTCTTCGTCGTCTCAGGCGAAAGGCCGTCCTCGGACGTGACTCGGCTGTCGGTGGCAAGCGCTCCTTTTCTGACGGCAATTGTAGTCAAAATAGCCTTCCCTCCATATAGGCAAGAAGGCTCCTTATCTCTTCGACAGTTGCGTCGCTTTTTAAGTGGTTTGCGCGTGCGCTGATCACCCGGATATTCCCCTTCACATAGCCGCAGGCATTATCTACGCGGTCTACTGAAGGCCAGTTGGCCTTAGGAGATTCTGCACCCGCCATAAGAGGAATGCCAAGGACAGGACACACAGTCGGAACGAAGATGTCGCTCGGAAGGATAGAGCACTCAAGACCCTTTTGTTTCGCGCGCGAGCGCAGATTAGTAATTATAGTCCATGCCCACGTCTTAAGATTTCGTTTCCGTTTGGCGAATGTCTCCCGTTCGCATTTCCTATTGCGAGTGGCTCTAAGCTTCTCCCTGTTCTCAGGAACAGACAAATATTTTAAGCGGTGGAGACGAACACACTCCACACATCCACGGCTACTTAATGTTCTGGGCGCTATGTGCCCTCGGGCGCATGGGATACCCGTGAAATACTGGGTAGTTCCCATCAATTTCGCCTGCTCAATCGTTGCGGGCAACCCGGAGGTGTTTCGCACATAGTTGAGATGCGTCAAGTCCGTATCCCCTCATTTGGTGAGCGGCTTCTCCGCAACTTCGGCCGCGATCAGGGCATAGCCGCTGATATCAACCCATGTGTCCTGGATATTGGCTCCGCACGCGATCCTCGAGATCTTCGTCGTGATCATCTCCATTGCGTGGCGCTCGGTGGGGCCCAGCTCGGCGAAGGAGGGATGGCGCTCGAGAACCTCCATAAGCGCCCGCTGGCAGGCGAACTGGATATGCGGATCGCCATGCGTCGCATTCCGCTCCGAGGCGATAAGCTGACCGACGTGCTCGGCCAGCTCGCGTCGGTTGAGGCGCTTGGCCATCGTCATCCCCCAAAGGCCAGTTGATTGAAGCGGTGCAAGAACATGCGCCGAGCCGTGTCAGGATCCCAGCAGAATAGCCTCACGCGCGGCGCATTGAGGTCAATATGCCAGTCGGCTGCCGGCGGCGCCATGAGTTGCTCCATTTCCGAGGTGAGCATCCCGAAGTCCGCCGTCTTCACACTAGCGGGCATTTCCTTCGGCAAATCAAACTTCTCGCATACGGCCGCCATCACCAAGGCCTCAAGCTTTTCGTAATTCGTCAGGTAGGGCTTTATCGGCCGGGGAATGTCGACGATATAAGCCTCGGAGGCGTCGTGAAGGAGCCCCCAGAAGGCGTCCGCCGGATCGCAGGTGAAACTTACGTGGACGCTGTGCTCGCACACCGAGTAGAACTTTTTCGAGTGCCCCGAATATCGACACTGCATTGATAAGGCGTGGGCAATATCCTCAATGCAGATTTCATCCGGCCGGGGATCGAGCGGCCAAAACTGCTTGCCTGTGAAGGTTTGAATCCAATCTCCAACTCGCGCCATGGTTGCTCCTATAGGACTGCGACTCGGGTGCGGCCGACCTCTCCGTGTTCTCTGTCATAGACGATGGATTGAAGCGAGCGCCCGGAGAGGTAGCCCTGGTTAAAGTGCCAAGCATCCTGGGGCGCGATGATCTGGAACGTCTCAGTGATGCAGCCGCCGCCTTCGGAGACTGTCTTCTGCTGGTGGTGGATGTGGAATCCGAGGCAATAGCGGTGCTGGGTGCGTCCCCACATCTCTGGCTCGCGCGCCGCCATGATCGCCGGCATGTTCTTTATCTTCGCGGCGTGCCCATGCGTAGTGGCGATCATCACACGCCCAAATTCCCTGAACCGGAAGAGAGAGGGCGAGGTGTCCACCCGCATGCGAGGCTCATTGCGATACCAGGCGTTGAGGAAGTAGGCGATCGCATAGGCGCTCATTTCGTCATGGTTGCCGGGGACAACGATAATCTCGACCTCGCCGTGGTGCGAGAGAAGCAAATCAGCATTCCGGACGATCGTCTCACAGGTGATTTGCATGACCTTGGGGAACCGGCCGTCAACCTGAAGGGCATGTCCGCTCTGAGGCGTGCGATTTTCGTTTGAGTCGGCATGCATCGTATCGCCGCCCACGAGCAATATTGCCTTGGCTGTCGCGGGCGTCCGCGCAATCACCTTCGAGAAAGCATCGTTCATCACCTTCACGGCTGTATTCAGGTCCCAGTCGATCGCCGCCTCTTCCCCCCACACCAGGAGCCCGAGGTGCGGGTCTGCCCAAGGAAAGACTGCAAGCTGATCCGCTAGGTCCCCCTCCGGCGGCGGTTTGGGCGCAGCGCTAGGCTCGAAGTCAGCAAATGACGCCTCTAAGCCGCGGGCTAATTCAGCCGGGTCAACCGCCCCCTGCCGCGTCTTGACCCATTGCTGAATGACGCGGCCCTGTGCGTCGATCAATGCCGAGACGCCCTTGACGGTATGCTCGGTTGGAGTGGCGAACTGGCCGCCGTGCTCCTTGACCTGCTTAACCCAAGTCTTCTCGCCATCGCTGGATGTCGACTTGATCGTGTAGCCGGGCAGCACCGCGTCGAAGCCTAGCTCGCCATGCTCGGCCTTCCGCAAGCGCTCATCGTATTCGTCGAGACGCTGCATTCTAAGATGCAGCGCAGAGCGCGTGATTCCGAGGAGCCTGGAGGCCTCCGTTGCGTTAACGGAGCCGTCCGGACGCAAACTTTTGGAAATGGCCTCGCGCGTCGCAGCCATTTGCTGCGGCGTGAGAGGCGCGGCGCCCATTAGGGGCCCCGCCCGACACGGCCAGCGCGTTGCGCCATGGCGACGAGTCGTCCCTCAGACCGGCTCAATGTCGGAATGTGGTGCTTTTTAGCCCAGCGGTGAACACTGGTGATGCCTACACCGAGTTCCGCTGCAATCTGCCCTTGGGTCATCGCCGGTCGTCCCCGAGCCAACTGGCGTAGCTTTTCCACTAAATACGACGATTCTGCAACTGGAGGGCGCCTTTTGGGCCTTGGCAGTAGCATTTTAGCCACATTTCCCATGCCAGGCGGCTGAAATCAAGGAGTCGTTAGAAACCCCATCCCCACACTGCCTTGAACGCACCGAACAATCGCGACAGAAATTCTCTCGCGACGCGCTTCTTGGTGAATTCTCGCACGAGCGATTCATTAATTCTGTCTGCAAGGTCCGATTCGGCCGCGGCCGCGAAATGCGCAACGGCCGCATTTGCGGCGGCGGCCGACGCATTGCACACCGATAGGATGGCGCTCCCCAGCCAGTCAATAGTGGGGGCGTCAGCAACAAGGGAGCCTTCGCGAACGCTAATGTGGTAGCGTGACGCCTCCCGACTTAGGCAGCGAGTAATCATCGGTGCGTCACGGCCGTGATCCCACGCACATCGAAAGGCTCCGGAACCATCGTGAACTTTAAAGCCATCCCCGTACCTCACGATATGAACATGTACCGTCTCAAAAGACGGATAAAGGCAATGCGTGGGAATGCGGGCTCCGCTCTCCGACTCCTCACACGAGCCGAAGTTGCTTAACGCGCCCTGGACAGCCTCACAGATCATGACCGGTCGTTCCAAAACAAACTCGCCTGCGGAGGCACGTCGAAGTCTCGCTGATCAGGACTCAACGTCAAGTTAATCCGTTCGGCCAGCCAGGGAACGGCATGCGGAAGACGCCTAATCTGCGGAGCTATCGGTTGGCGGCACGGCAACTCCCACATTTCCTGGCTTAGGATGTGTTCGCGATTATCGGGCCACCCGTGACTGTGGGACCCGCAAACCGTGCTTGGCGCGCCGACAGACCTTGCCCATACCGGATTTGGCTTGCAGAGGGTCAGCTCCGCAAGATCAATGCGCCATACTTGATTGTTGCGAAAAATCAGCGAAACGCTCGGGTAGCTCCGGCTCTGCGGATCAACCCTAAATCTCAGATGCGCTCGAACAATGCCTAAGCTGTCTTCGATATTCCAAATGGCCATCAACTCAATGCCATCGCGGCCGGGAATCCAGGTCGGCGGCGCGCCTTGGAGAAGCTTTCCCTTTTCGTCCAAGAATGCGTCGACAGCCTTCACGTCAAAAGCGCGGCTGGCCGGAACCATGCCGACTGATATCGGCCGTCGCTAAGAATGATGACGAGAAGCATAAACCATTTCATCGAAGGATCCTACGACTACATCCCATTAGGAGGTGCAAAAAAGCAAAAAATGGCAGGGTTCGGTTCTCCGAGGGGCGCCCAGAAACCCCAGTAAGTCGCGTCTGGCGACGGAAGCGCTTGGGAAAACGGAACGACAGTGTTGATGCCTTCGATGTGATAGCCGTCCGCCATGATACGGATGGCCTCATTCGGAATGTGGTGGACATCGGACTTTCCGCAGCAGCGGGTCTTCACCCAACTCGGAACTGGATCGCCGTTATCCCAACGATCGTGCCCGCTGGCCGGGCCAAGGAACCCGTAGGAAGCGATAAGGAAAGCCGCGGCAATCCCCGCCGGCTTCATTTAGCCGGCTCAGTGTGATGTTCCCCGTCGCGGAGCGGCTCGGTGCGTTCGGCGCCGTCGGGCCGATGGGGCGGCCGTGGCGGCTTCTCGCCGTCGGCCTTCTTCTCTTCTTCCTTGGCCTTCGCCGCCGTCGCCTCGGCGAGGTCATGAGCGGCTGCCGCTTCCTTCGTTGCGAGCAACTGGATCACCTTCGCCGCGCCGTTGCCGACATAGGGCTGCATCGAACCATCCGCCTGCTGGACGAAGAGGCCGCTCTGGCGAAGAGTCGTAACGATGTCATTGAGTTCTTGGGCGCTCAGCGTGATCGGCGCTGGCGGGAGCCCCTCGGTAGGTTTGCCGACCGGCTGGGCCAGCGCCGCGACGGGCGACAGGAAAAAGGTCAGCGCCAAGACATGCTTCATGATTCGCCTCCGTGGTTAGTTGAATCCATAGATTTTGATTGTGCCCGACGCAATATTGCCTGTCGAGAACTTAAACTGCACTCCCGTAATTCCTGTGCCGTTCCACCAGCCCTGCGGGGCTGTGGAGAAGTAATTGCCGCTGACGATCGCGCCGGTGATCTGGCCGCTGATTGGTGAGTTGGCCGTGGCTGGGTAATCGAGTCGGACAAAGCCGCTAAGGTTGGATGCGGTTGTAATGCCGGCGCTGGAGAGCGGCTGAGACGAGCCCGAGGTGCCGCTCGAAGCCCCTCCATTGCCATAATCGCCAAAAATGCCCGCATAGCCAGATGTCTGGAACGAGCCGCAAGTCGAGGTGCAAACGAGCATCTCGAACTGGTTGATGCTCGAAGCCGGAATGACATTCTGGAAATCAAATTCATAATGGGCGTATGTGCCCGTAATGCTTGTTGTATCCTGGAGGGACGCCGAGCTCGAAGCTGTCAACGTATTGAGGAGAACGCGGCCCGTGCCGCCTGGCGGCGTCGCCCATGTTCCATCCCCACGCCAGTAGGTGGCGTTCGACGCGCCTGTGCCGCCATTGAGATTGGCGACCGGGAGGTTGGCGACGCCCTGGATCGTCGTCGAAGTAACCCAGAGAGCAATCTGACCCGCCGATGGCGTGCCCGAGTTAGAGACGTTGCCGCCACCGCCGCCGCCGCCCCCGCATCCCGTCCCAGTGCCGGAGACTACGCCGAGCGTGCTCACCTGGAGGCACTGCGTCGAGCCGGTGATGCCGCTGATCGTCAGGGCCGGCGTGGTGATGAGGGTTGTCGCCGTGATCGTTGGCGCAAGGAGATTGCCATTGCCGCCGACGGCGCAGTCAGCCGCGAGTTTCAGCGCGCAAGTCGAGATCGTCGCATTGGAAAGATCAAAGACATTGGCGATCGTCGGGGCGCCCTTGAAGAGAAGCAGTGTGCCTGTCGCCGAGATGGGGTTCTGATTGACGCCATCGCCGATGAGGAACCCGACGTTCCAGGGCGCCGCCGCCCCGATCTGATCGCCAATGAAGATCGCCGCCTCGCTTGTCGAGCCATGCACCGCATCAAGAGCGGTTTGGGCGACGGTAAAGCCGTATTTATTAAGAACGGAAGCGCCAGCCTCAACCTGGACGTCGGCCTCCATCGAATTGCAGATATAGAAGAACGTCGCCGCCGCAGCCATGCGACAGATGGGGTTGAACCCGTAGAGACGCCCTTGCGCGACGCTGTTGGTGCCATTGTCATTGACCTGAGACTGCGCCTCCGCCACGAGGCCAACATAGTTCTGATTGGGGTTGCCAAGCGCAGTCGCCGCATTGAGGCTGGTGATGACCTGCAACGCCTGCCGGCCGCCGGTGACGCTCGAGCCGCCAAAGCCGAGGATGATCGCCAGCCCGTCGACAAAGTTCGCTCCCGCCACGGTTGTATCAGGCGAGATGTTGATGACATTGAGGTCAACCGGCCCGGATGCCGTTCCTGCCGGAGCCTGCAGGATGTTGATGCCCTGATTGAGCGTCCCCGCCGTCGGATCGATATCAAGCCCCTGCCCGGTGACGAGGGGGGATGGATAGGTGAGGCCGGAGGGAAGCGTGGTGACGACATGCTGCTGGCCGCCGACATCAATGCCCGTGCTGACGCCAAGGCCGGGCGTCACCGAAAAGAGCCGATTGATGACATCCTGCGCGCTCGCCGGCACGGCGGCGACAGACAGGAGAAGGGCGAGGAGGATCCGCTTCATCGATTTGTCGTCGCCGTGTTTTGGATCGCCGTCACCTGCGCGCCAGTAATGCCGTAGGTTGACTGCACGAAAGCCCACGCCGCGCCGCCGATCGGCCAGAAGGCGTCATTCATGGCGATGTTGATCGAGTTTTGGCTATCTGCCGGGATGGCCATCTCGAGTGTCTCGACATTGTAGCCGAGCGTCGCCAGCGCCCGCTTGGCCTGGCCGGGCGTAATCGGGAGCTGCGCCACATTTGGCGCGGTCGACATGGAAAGGCGATTGAAGGTGATCGGCGATGTGCCGACGACTGGCATTTGGGCTTGGCAAACAAAGACAGAGCCGGCGTAAGTAACGCCGTTGTAGACGTAGACCTGCGTGCCCGCTCCTATAGCAGATGTTGAGGTGAAATCGACCGCCCGTACCCATGCTCCAGTAGAGGCGTTGTAGACTCCATTGGTACGTTCATCACTATTCTGCCAAACCAATACTCTGTCGTTCGGAAGTAGCTGATAACCATCCACGGTTATCAGCCCAATCATAGAATTAGTTAAATCTCCTGTAGTAGCGCAAGCGCATGGCGCTTTATACGCGATTTGATCTGGAATTCCGTCGATGATGTCCAGTGAGGTCGACACCGGCTAATCCCTGCCCATTGTGGCGCTTGAGGGGATAGCTACCACATTTAGACGAGAGTCGGCTAGCGCGGCGGCGCGGTGGTGAACTGCGGCAGGCGGCTCGGCGCGCTCTCGCCGGGACGCCAGAAGAAACTTTGGCCTCCCGTCTGTTTGCGCAGGCGCTCTTCGCCAAGCCTGTCCTCTCGGTGCGCCTCGGGGTTCATCATGTAATGCAGTTTGTCGAGCACCAAGCGGTTGTAGGCGGCGGCGAACGGCCACGCCGTTGACAGGAACGGTGTTTGCATCCGCAGGAGCTTTATGGCTGCATCCGCCGCCGTCTCGGAGAACGGCTTGCGGGACCGCGAGCCGCCGCCGAGGTTCTCGACTGCCCCCTTGGCCATTTCATAGGCACTGACCGGGAGGGCCGTCGCGGGCCCCAAAAGCGTCTCGAATGGACCCTGGCCATAGCTGGTGTGATCGGCGGCGAGGAAATCGCCGGCGAAGCCAAAGGATAGGCTCGTCAGGATGGCGCGCGCCCATGTGGCAATGCCTGAGGTGGAATCGGGGTTCATCGGCAAGAAATCCTTGCCGCTGCGCGCCTGTTTGAGTTGGAGGCTCACCATGCCGAGCAAGGAGAGCACGATAAACATGGTGCTAGCTAAGCCGATGCCGCCCAGCTTGCTGCCGCCCAGCTCGCGCTTGATCGCCTGGGATTGCGTCACCATGAACGCGCCGACGAAACCCTTGAACTGGAAGGCGTTACGCGCGAGTTCGCCCCAGTAGCTTCCCTTCTTGGCGGTGCCGAGGAACTCGGCGCGCATCCGCATGGAGGATTGCGGAACCGCAACCTCGCGCTCGCCCACCATCCAAGTCACGAATTTCACCGCCGTATCGAATGCAACCTGCCGGGCGATCGGCTGATCGTTCGTCGGATCGAGCGATTGCCGCCCCGCCGCGGTGAGAATCGCCTTGATCTGCTCTGGCGTCTCCGCCGGCATATTGGCGATGTCAGTCGCGCGCATCCAATTGGCTGACATGTCGACTGGCTGATACTCCGGCGCGAGCTGCATCACCTTCCAATCCGGCTCGCGGATGCCGTAGCCCTGCAGCTTGCCCTTGAGGCGGGATGGCAATTTGTCCCACGACATTTTCCGCAAATCAGAAAGATAGGCCATCGAGCCGCGGAAGTGAGCGGCCTTGAAGGCGTCAAGGAAGGGGATGAGCTGTGACCAGTGGGTTGTCCGGTCAGGGAGCCACCGCGTCCAGTTGGCGACCTTGGCGAATGCCGACTGCTGCCGGGCAAGCGAGCCGATCTGGAAGAGCGCATTCTCCGTATCAACGCCGGCCCGGAGCATCTCCTCTGGCCTCGAGCGGTTATAGAGCGCACGGAGGAAGTCTGGGATCACCCGCGCGACTGGCAGGCCGCCCTCGTAATGGGCATACATTTGAATGGCTGGGTTGGCGACGGCATGCGGGATCACCGAAGAGCCCAGCAATGAGCCGAGCGTCCAGTTACGCATGATCGTGCCGGCGAGCGCGAGGTTATTCTGCGCGGCATTGTAGCCATTGAGCTGTTCCCAGAAGCCATCAATCGTCCGCAGAGCATGGGCGGTCTTGACGGCGGTGTTGCGCGGCGTGTGGGCTATTGGCGCATGGGCGCGGCCAATAAAGCCCTTCGCCCGCGTCGGCAACATGTTGGGGTGGCCGGTCTTCAGGAAGTTCGATTGCTCCTCGATCGCCTGCTTGAGCCACATGACTGTGCCATTCGGGTTGGGCCCGAAGCGGTGCATCAGAGCGATGTCCCGCCACATCCCGTGCAGGTGATTCATCGTCTGGTTGAAGCCGGAGCCAGAGCCGCATTCACGATTGTACTCTTCCGCCGAGTCGGCATCCTTGAAAATCAGAAAGCGATGATCGGAACGAGATGTGGCGACGGAGCCGCGCCCCACGGCCTGGCGGCTTGGGGGCATATTGATCTTGCCGTCCGTCGCCACGGTCTCCCAGACATGGTGGAGAATGGCGAAGGACTTCTCCTGCGGCATGGAGGCGGGGTAATGCTCGCCGGTGAGCGGGTCCCACATCTTCGTCCAATTGAGTTTTGGATGCGTCCAGCGCACCCAGGCCTCCTTGGAGAAGGCTTGGGGATTGTTGGGGAACTGCTTCTCGAGGCCTTTGATGTAATCGCGATCCCAGCCCGCCGGAATCTTGCTCTGGCCGAAGCGCAAGAGGGCGGCGTCGTCATGCCCCTGCGGACCGCCCCAATTCTCCATCTTAGGGATGCTGCCCGGACCGGCAAAGCGATTGAACGTCTGCCGGGCGAACTCAAACTCTTGATTGAGCAATTTCGCCAAGGCCGTTGCGCGCGGCGGGGCGCGCTCGCCGAAGAGCGCGCGCTTGATGTCCTTGTCGAGCGCCCTACCGCCGCGACGGCGCCCGGTGATGGCTTTGCGCTCATAGGCCTGGAGATAATCGGTGAGGCGGCTGTGCATCAGGCCGATGTAGGCTTCGCCGAGTTGCTTCACCGCCGGGTAGCCAGCATAGCCGAAGTTTTCGAAGAGGTTGTAGCCGGCTTCAACGATATTCTGGCGTCCCCACGGATCCCGGAAGGAGATGAGGTCTTTCTTGATCTGATCGAGCGCTTGGATCGATGCATTCTCGCGCCAGCGCGAGCGAACGCCGGCAATGTCCATTTGCCGCTGCGCTTCGTCGCGGGCAAGCGGGGGCGCCCTCCCGCTGCGCAGGGCGTCACGATAGCGACGCTTCATCTCCTCGCCCTCGTCGCGGGAGATTTCAGCGCGAGCAATCATGCCGTCGATGCAAGATTCGAAAGACACTAGACCTCACACTCCCCGATCAGTTTGGCGAGATATGTTTCACGGGAAACGCTTTGTAGAACGTCTCCCTTCTCACGCAGGTTGCCCTTATCATCGACTACCATATCAAAAATGTCTGGCTGCGCGCGGCCCACCTCATCGAACAATCCCCCCTCTGCCGGTGGCGCGTTGCCGCCGCGCATGGGCTGGCCAGCGGCGGCGCGTAGGCGATCGGCGTCCGTTACCGGCTTGACGCCCGGCACGAGGGTCTGCTGCGTCCCCTCGGGGCCAGCCTCGGACGGGAACGCCGCTCCGAGAACCTCAGGGGCTTCCTTGCCGATAATCTCGCCAATCTGACGATCGAGCGGACTTGGCGATTGCGCGGCGGCGGTGACGGCCTCATGAACCGCATGGCGGGCGAGACTCTCCGCCGGGCTCATGCCCTCAAGGCCGAGAATGCGCTCCGCCTCGGCGCGCATCTGCGCTGACTCTGGCTCGCCTGCCTTTTCAGAGGCCTCGAAGCTGCCCTTGTCCTGCGGCGCGAGATGATCGTCGTCGTGCGGATAGGGCTTCTGGAACAAGTCCTTCGGCGGGTTCTTCGGGTTCTCGTGATCGATCGGCTTGAGCCACTTGGCCCAATGAGCCTGATATTCAGGCCATGCATCCTGGCCGAGGTTGGTTTGCACCCATGCCTCTTCGGCAGGTTCGGCAAATCCGAAATGCGCCATCGGGTAAGCCTTCTCCGCCGACACGCCTGCGGCAATGAGGCGGTTGAGAACGTGCTTCTCGACTTGCTCGTGGATGACGACAGGCTTAGCCGGATCGTACGCCACGCCATTGACGGTATCCGTCTTGGGCACATGGCGGTCAACGTTGGTGATGCGATCGTCCTTGTTGTTGGGGCCCGCGCCGTAGGGGACGTCGTTCTTCCGGTTGATGATCGGGTTGCCGATGGCCTCGGACACATAAGGATCGGCCAGGATGCGATCGACGCCGGGGAGTCCGGTCCCGAGAGTGGACATGAGGCCGGATGGCGCAGCAGGCGGCGGCGCTGGCGTAGCGACAGGCGCCCGCGCCGGCAGCGTGGCTAAGAGCTCGCGCTCCATCGCATCCGACTGAGCCTTGATCTCCTGCGGTGTTTCGGCGACCTCGGAGCCCTGCGAGCCGTCCTGGGTGAACCTGTCGAGCCGAATCCCATCTTTGCCAACAAGGTCGGTGATGTCACTGAGGAACGCACGCGCTGCATCTTTTGGCTTTTCATCCCCTGCAGCGACGCGCGCGGCTGCGCGGTTCAATGCCGCAGAGATGGGGCCCTGCCGAACGGCAAGCTTCCCGATCAGTTGACTGAGCTGCCCGGCGCGCTCCGCCCGGCTGGCGTTAGTATCGACTAGGACATTCCCCGCCGCCTCGATTCGCTGCGCCTCCCGGTCGAGAGTCTGGAAGACATGCTTGTCCTCGTTGAGCAATGAAATAACCGAGGAATAGACCTGCGCGCGCTCCCGCATCAGCGAGCGGGTGGCTTCCTCTTTTCCAAAAAGCGTCTCTTGCACATCGCGCGCGAAGCCGGCGCTATTGGCGTCGGCGATCATCATCCGGGCTTCGTTCTCGCTCTGCGGGCTGAATTTGGCCAGCTCCGCCATCACCGCCGCATGATTCTCCTTCTGCGGCATCATGCGGCCAACGAGCGAGGCGTAATTGTGCGGAACGAGGCCGTTGACCGCCATCTCCCAGGCCGGCTCGGACAGTTCTGCGAGGCCCTTGGCCTGCTTGAGACGTCCTGAGGTGATAGGAAGGCTGTCATCCCACATATCCGGCCGGTCGCGGAAAACCCGCGCGGTGTCGAGCGGCTCGCCGGAGCCTTCCTGGATATTCTTCTTCGCCGCGATCGCACGCGCATCAGCCGGCGTCCAGCCATCGGATTCCTTGAGAAGCGCGCCATCGAAACGGATGGGCATTTGCCCGTCCGTTTGGGCGCCAGCGAGCCTCCTGGCCAGCCCGAGCCGCTGGTGGCCGTCGACAATGAATTGCTGGCCGTTATCACGCTCGAAGACAACCACATGCCCCGCTGCGAGAGGAGCCCAGCGCTGCACGCTCGCAAGCCTGTGCGTCACGCCGGCCTGATCGGCGCCGCCCTTATACTGAAAGGCCTGGGCGTCGGTTCCAAGCGTCCGGGGATCGAAGGACTGATAGGTGACTGGCTTGCCATCGATCGTGCCAGTGTAGCCAGCGGAGCGTTCCGGCATTCCCTGATGATCAGGCGTGACGATGATTGGCCCAGAGGGCGGCGCGTGCATTGGCGGCGCCGGCGGGGCGACAGTATCCGGGTTCTCGCCGTGCTGGACGAGGCCTTCATAGACACGCAGCGCTTCCGAGGGCGGAACGCCGGGGATAGCCGGCGGCGAGGCGAGGTGATCGAGCTCCGCGTTTTCGATCCGGCCCGGCGTGATCGCTGTCGTGGCGGGGAGATTCTCCGCCCCAGGCGGAACCTCGATCGGCGGCTTGGCGGCGCCCTTCGTTGGCTTGGGCGGCGGCTCGCCCGGCGGCCGCGGCGCTTCGAGGAGTCCAGCCGGCGCTTGCGGGCGATTCTCCCACGCCTGCACGTCATCCCAAAACTTCCTAGCCCCAGGCGACATCGGCCCATGCGATTGCGCCTGCCGAATGAATTCCTCTATCGCCGCCTGTTGCTGCGAGCCGGCGAAGGCATGGCCGATCTGCTTGACGCCCTCGATAAGTCCGCCGGCAACGCCGCCGAAGAGCGCCGAGCCGCCGATATCCTTCAGCGCCGGCCAGAGGCCATTGTCCTCGCCGCGCTGCTTGTTGAAGGCCTGCACCTCTGGTTCGAAGAGAGCTGTCGTTAGGCCAGTAAAGGCGCCCTGTTCCGTCATCGTTGTCGCAATGCGCCTGATGGCTGGCATCGCAATCTGCCGTTCCGGCCCAGAGGCAAGCAAGGAAAGGAGAGTAACTGGATCGCGGAAGCCGCCGCCAAACTCGCCACCCGCCGCTGCGGCCAGTGGGAAGAACCCCCCGCCGGACTTTTCATAAGCAAGGTTCGCGATCGAGGCCTGCTGGTTGGCGAGCGAAGATGCATCCTGGCGAACATCGCGATCCGCGCCGATGGCGGCGAGAATGTCGCGCTCGCGATCCGAATTGCCGGAATACTTCTCTGCAAGATTGTGAAGATCCTGCTGATAGAGCGAGAACTCAAGATCACGCTGGCGCTGCTGCCATTCCTCCGAGCCGAAGATTGGCCTCTGATCCGGGGGCAATTGCAGCGCCTCCTTGATCATCTGCGCTTCGGCCTGATCGCGATAATCCCCGCTGAAGGGGTTTTTCATCTCGACGCCGGCCGCATCCTTAATGGCGTCGTTGCGCTGTTCGACAGCGTCGCCCATGGCGATGCCAAACCCGAGAGGCCCGCTATATTGGGCGCTCGAAGCCGCAGTTGAGGCGACGCGGCCGAGCAAATCAGGATCGCGCGTTCCAAAGAATTTCTGATCCGGCGCGCCGGGCGCTTCGGCTTCTGTCTCGCCGATCTGCTTGGCGAGGCCTACCCCAGCGCCGCCAATGCGTCCCGCAAGGTCCGCCATCGACTCGCTGAAATTCTTGAAGTGATCCGAAAACGGTGGCGCCTCGGCGTCGGCGGTTGCCGGCGAGTAGTGGTTTGAGAAGGCCGGGGAGTTGGAGAAATCCCCGCCAGCGGCGTCTGGATCGAGGGCCACTTTTACTCCGTCGCAGTTGCGGTAGCAGGCTCCTCACCCGCCTCTAACATTCCCGGCAGGTTCCGCAAAGGAGCGCCTGGCCCGCGGAGCGGCGGCGGCGCGTCACGATAGGATTCCGGCGAGCGCTTCTTGAGCGCCTCGGCAAGCGTTCCTGCGCTGAGGTTGAGCTCGAAGGGCTTCCCATCCTTGCTGAGCACTGGACGGTGGCCTTCGTCATGCGGATCGCCAAGAATAACGCCATAGCGGCCATGAAATATCCCGTCGTCCTGATCAGGAATGGCCGTAAGATAGCCATTCCTGATTTGGGCGGCGGAGATAGGATGGCCGGCGGGATCGACAGGCGGCCGCGGCATTTTGCTCAAGTCGTCGTCGGTAATGCGGGCGACGAGCGAGCCCATATCCTCGGCCTTCACGTTTGGCGGCACGAGGATTTTCTGCGTCATAGGGTGGTTATTCCATGTCGATGGCGAGAAGAAATTGCCGCCGCCATAATTCGCGACGCCGCCGTACTGCTTGCCGTTCACCATCTCACCGCCGAGCGCGGCGGTGTAGGCGCGGTTGAACCACTCCGTGGTGTAATAATTCGTATCGAGATCAATCTTGGGATCCTTGCCGTCCCGCGCGGACCAGGCGCCACCGAGAATGTTGGCAGTCTGACGAATGCGGCCCTGATAGTCCGGCCCGAATCCCTCCAATGGATTGTTGGTGTTCCCCGTCGTGCCGAGCGGATCGTCCGCCTTCGAGCGGGCGAGGACGGAATCGGTGATCCGCGGCAAATCGCGCTTGGCCTCTTTATCGTTCGCCGCCGCCGTATAGTGAGCGATGTCGTCGATATTCTGCTTGGACGTGCCTTGGAGCATGAGCTGGCCCAGGCTGACAAAGGCCGGCGCGTCGCCGCCGATCTGCTTGAACATCGTCCCGGCCCGGCTGCCAAGACCCGCCACCGCGTTGGCGGCAAGTTCGGCCATCGGCTGGCCGCCTGCCGCCGCCATGCGCTTGAACTGCACGCGATCTTGCTGGGTGAGATAGACCGGCTCCGGCAGGTGATAGAAATCAGCCACCTTCTGCGCTTCCGCGGCGCGCTGGGTGAACTCCTGCACGATACTTGGATCAGTCGGATTGAGTGGCGTGAGGCCGTTCGGCAGCACATCCTCGCGCACCGCGCGCTCGAGCGTATTCTTGCTGATGTCCGTCTGATATGCCTTCAGATAGGCCTTCGATGCCTGCAAGGTCTGGAATCGCATCTCATTGAGTGGATCGCCAGGGTTGGCCTTGACCGCCTGGTTGTATTCGGCTTGCTGATTGATAATGCCATCCTCGACCTGGGCGGGGGTTTGCCCTTTGAAGTGCGCGAGGTTATCGCGGATGTTCATGATGTTCGCCGCCATCTGCTTCACCTCTGGATTGGGGTGGTGCAAGAGAGGCGCGACGATAGTGTTTATCGTCTGATCCGGAACAGGCTGGCCATTCACCAGATCGCTTTGGATTCCCTTCATTGACTCCTTGGCTAGCGTAACCTGCTGCTTGGAGGCTTCGTAATTGCGACGTTCGATCCGCGTCGCCTCGTTGGCGAGATAAATGCCGAGTTCCGCTCTTTCTTGCGGGGGTATGTGATCGAGGATGGTTCCTGTCTTAGTTGGCGCCATCGCGCCCGGCGAGCCCGTCGCGCGGGAGCCAGGCACAGGCTCGAGCGTCCCATCCGACATGACATAGGCGAGCGATCCATCCCCCTGGTGAACGATGGCCTTTGCACCATCCGGCCACTGACTTCTCGGTGGTGAGAGAGGGGCCGCGCCGCCCTCATTCGCTGGCGTCCCGCCGCCGGTCTGGCCGCCTAGCGGCGTTCCGTCATGGCCGACATAGACGAGCTCGCCGGTGGAAGTGTGCGCCGCACTGGCCGCGCCATCCGGCCATTGCGCGCGCGGCGGGATGGGCTGTGGATTCGTTGGGCTGAAGTCGACTTGCGTCACCGCTGCGCTGTCCGGCGAGGCGACCTGCGCCGGCGGCGGCAGTCCGACGAAGGCATTCGGCTGTCCAGTCGAGTAAGTGCGGTAGGCGCCCATCGCCTCTCGCGCTCTTGCCGCGCTGGCGCCCGCGCCCTGATCTTTCGGCGCTTCGAAGTAGCGCATCCAAATATCGGATGCTTCCTTGACAGTTGGCGCGCTATTGACGGCCTGCCAAACGCTCATGCCATTGGGGCCGCGCATTTGGCTTGCCTCAACCTTGGCGTAGGCCAACTGCGTCATTGGGTTGCCGGGATCAGCATCGATGGAGGTCGCCCACTCCTGGAATTTACTCCATCGCCGTACGCCTGCCGCGTCATTCCATTGGAAGAGCCCGTGCGAATCCTCGTTCTTCCAATTGCCGACTGTCGTTGAAAGGCCGCTCTCTGAGACGGCATTGCCGACAATCGCTGCGGCGCCTGTCTGGCTCGCGCCGAGCCGCGATACCGCGGCGCCCATCAGGAAATTGGCCTTCTGGGGCAGATCGTTCTGCGCTCCATAGGCCTGGAATGATCCGGAGCCCTTGGCCCAATTCAAGTCGTTGGGCACTGGCGTTGCGCCGCCGGCCCCATCGGGCGAGGTTAGGAAATTAGGCAGCATCGCGCGAATGCGCGAGGTGTCGCCGGTTTGATCAGCGGTGAGCGCTTCGTTCTTAGTCCAGGTGATGCCGTAGGTTTTCGCAACATTCTGCTGCCGGAGAGCCCACTGCTCCGGCGTCATCACGCCCTTATCGACAAGCGCCTGCCCTTGCGCCTGGAGGTTCGCAAGCACCCTGCCGCGCTGAGCGTCATCCGGGGTAGAGAGCGCCGCGTTGATCGCCGTCGTCTCGTTATTGGTGAAGTCCGCTAAGTCCTGGTTATTATTGAGGTTATTGATATGGTTGAAGACGCCGACGGTTGAGCGCGCCAGAGTCGGCGCCTGTTCAGTCAGGAAGTTGTCGCGTTGCGGACCCTCCGGGATCATGGAGGCGGCGCTGTTTACATTGCCCTGGAATTTCTGGATGTAGCCAGCGGCCTTGGCTGGATCCGTCTCATTGGCGAGGTCATTCTGAGTCTGGATATTGCTGACCTCGGCCGCGCTCCTCGCCTTGGCCTGACTAAGCGCGTCCTGCGCCCGCTGCTGCGAGGCGTCGTAAAGCCCGATGTCCATCCCCAAGGTTTCGAAGCCGTGCGCAAATTGCTGCGCATTTTGCTCGAGCACCTCGGGCCGCCACCCGCCGACGCCAATACGGCGTGGAAGATTGTCGGGAAGCGGGGCGATCGCATCTTGGCCAGGAAGCTGAACCACGTTTCAAGCCTCAGTAATAACCGCCGCCGATTGCGGCGTAATCTGAGCCAATGCCGCCGCCAGGAAGCTGGACACCTGGCCCAACACCACCGAACCCTGTGCCGCCGCCGGAGAACGGAAGCCCAACGCCGCCACCCTTGAATGACAGGGTGCGGAACATTGAGCCCAATCCGCCGGCTAGCGTGCCTGCCGCGCCGAACTTGCTTGAGAAATCGGTGAGCTCGCCGGAATAGGCCGCGCCGCTCCCCTGGTTGAGCAATCCGGCCTGCTGGTTCTGGCCAGCCCAGAGATCCATCAAGGAGCTGTATTCGCTCCGGCCCGCGATCTGACGCGAGAGACTCATGACCGTCGGCGAATCAGCCGACGCCCCGGAGCCTGCCGCGCGCGCGATCAACTGCGACTGGACGAGATTGCCCTGGCGCTGTTGTTCGAGCATCTTGCGCTGTCCGACGGACTCGGCTTCCTCGCCCTGCTGGAGGAATTCCTTTTGCTGGAATTGGCCGAGCTGCTTGGCTGATTGGCCCGCCGCCATCGTGCCCATTGCGCCGACACCCGCGCCTATCGCCGAAACCGCAAGAGAGCCAATCGTCAGCGGATCGAAACAGGGCCTCGGCAGGCGCTCAAGGAAGCTCATGGCGCCCTCTTCTTCTTTTTAGGTGGAAAAGGCAGCGGCGCCCAATGAGTCGGCTCCGGAAAATCGTTCCAATAGAGCGAAGGCCCTGCACGCCAGCATTCCAAGCTGTGCGTTAGCTTGCCATGCGCGAACGTTTCGCTCTTTTGATAATAGCCTATTTGAATGGGCTCCTTGTAATCAGGGATGAACAGGAGCACCCTTCTGCCGTCTTTCGGCGCCGTTTGAGACGGCGCCCATTCGATATAAGTCCGAAGCGTTTCAGCGGTCGTCACGGATGAAAACTCCTATCCCGTTGATAACTCTTTTCGCAAATCCCAGCCGTAATAGCCAGCGCTCCGCTGCCGGGTGATTCGTGACCGTCGTCGCCACCAGGCGCTTCACTCCCATTTCCCGCGCTGTCTTCAGCGTGAAAAGCGCCGCTTTGTGCAGCGCAATAGGGTAGTTATGGGCCTCTTCGCTCAGATTGGTGAAGGCGACGCGGGTTCCATCCGGCATGAGGCCGATGCCGCCAATGCCGATGATGCGCCCGTCGACACGCGCCGTGAAGGCGCGCACACGCGCTGGTGGCAGCTCGCCAGTGAATTCGAAGAAATCACTCGGCGTAGCTGGAGTGAATTGGACCTTTCCCACTTAGCCACCTAATGAGTCGAGGCGGCATGTGTTCGACGACCTTCCAGGGACCCTCCACCCTAAGGGCGCTTCGCTAAGCGAAGCGGCGATACAGTCATACCTTTCAAGACTCCTACGATCACATCGGTATTCAGTGGCGGTACAGGGAGCCATTCGGCGGCGCGTAGTGTCGGCCCGCAGGCTTCGAGCCGGCCATCCCATTTGGTTCTGAACCAGCACTGAAAGATGTAAAACACATGAGGCTTCGGCCGAGTCATTGTATCCTCCCTTAGTTGCTCGTCTCGAGCTGGAAGCTGATCGCCGCCACCGTTGCGGGCTTGGGCGAGCTAGCCTGAATGTAGAGCCTGACATCCGTATCGGCGTCACCAGGGAACTCCATCGCCTTCTTGTCGTACTGCTGCCAAATCGTGCCGGGCGGAGTGACGGCGCCGTCCTCGACTTGCGGCAATGCGTCCAGCACTTCTGGCACGCTAAAGAGGCCGCTCACCGTGACAGTAGGATCGGTTGGCGTATATTTGCCGTACTTAATACCCTGATAGTGCGTTGACGCGAGAACAAACCCGATGTGATCGACGCGCTTCACCTGGTTGATTGCCGATCCCATCTGCGCCGCATAGGCCAACTTGGCGGAGATGAATTCGCTGGAGTACGGCAAGCCCACAACCGCCTGCACAACGGTCACTTCCTCGTTGAACTGATTGTTCGGAATCGTCACCGTGCCCGTATTGCTGACGACAGCCGTACCAAGATCGTCGATCACCGTGCCCGTATTGCCCCAAATCGAGACCGTCTGGCCAACGAGGTGGTTAAAGCCGGAGAGAATATTCGTCGCCGCCGCCGGACCGTTCGGCCCATAAACAAGCATGGCGTCGACATTCTTGTTGATCGCCGCGCCGAGGCATTCATCGATACGGGCGAACTTCTCGAGATAGCGCTTGGTGACGCCGCCGATTTGGCGATTCACGACAACATAGACCTGATCCTCGATTGCTCCCGGCAACACCATGATCTTCTCGATGACGCCATTCGGCGTCTGCACCTTCCAGAAGGCCTCCACCTCGTCCTCAATGTCGAAGACGAACGAGACAAGGACGCCATCGGCGCGCACCATGTTGATACGTGTATCCGGCTGGCGCTGCACTCGCATGGCGATAAAGCCGGGCAGGCCAATCTCTCGGTTGAACCGCGTCAAGTCGGACGGCCGATAATTATAGAGCCCGATGTCGTAGATAAGCTGATAAAGCCGCGCGCCAGACTGATCGATATAGATCGCTCGCTGATCGACGCGGTAGGCCTGGATCGGAAACGCGCCATTCGTCACCGATTGCTTCAAGTTGAAGTTTGTCGGCGTCAAGGGCGAGTTGATGGCGTCCGAGAGAGCCGCGATGATTGAAGTGTCAGCCCCAGCGAGCAAGTGATCGAGCGACAGCATCCAATTGATGTTGGCAATCGGCCCTTTGCCGATCGACTGATCAATCAGCGCCGCCTCGCCAATCGCATCCCAGTCAAAGTTGGTGTAATCGTTCGACGACGATCCCCACCAGCGATCCGCGCCACTCCACCAGAGCCGTCCTTCGTGGAGCTCGGTTGCAGTGGGCCAGCCTTCAAAGTTAGACCATTCCGACTGCCGCCAGTCGTTTGTCGCCGAGATATCATAGAAGGGAACGAGCACCTCGGCGTTAACAACCGTGTTGCTCACGTAGCCCGTGATGTGAGCAACTCCATATCCGCCGCCGCCGGCATAGTTGAGTCCGCACAGAACGCTCCCGCTCGTATAGTTGCCGGACTCGAAGCCAAGCCGATACCAGATGATCTCATTATTGAGGCCGTCGCGGACGAGCGTTGCGGTTTGGTTAGATGTGTACTTCTGATAATCGGTGAAGCCAGAGGTAGGCCCTTCGAATGATCGCTGGAGAGATAGAGTTCCCACCCAAGTCCCGGTGGTGGTGATATAAAGATCGCGGTCCGTGCAATTAGCGTCGACAACCATGCCGCCGCCATTGATGTTCGAATAGCTGGAGACGCCCTCAACTTGGACGGTATCGGTGTACGTGTCGACGGACGACAGGGTTTGATCGACATTCTGGCCGTTCTGAAACAGCCGCCAGAGCGTTCCGACATCCTGCGTCTTAAAGAGCGCGGAACTCGCCGTGAGGGTGATGTTGCCATTGAGCGAGCTCGGGGTGATCGAGATGGCGGGCTGCGCAGCAAAGGGCGCCATTGGCCCCTTGACCGGCCGGTAATTGACAATCGCCCATGAGTGCGGCCCGTTAAGGCGCACAATCTCGTACTGTGGATAGCCGGCGCAGGCGACATAGATGACGTCGCCTGATTGGGTATGGCGAAGCTGGGACGGCTGCACCTTGGCGCCATCCCACCCCAGGACGCTCTGCGGCCATGGCGCCGGGATGTTGAAAACGCCGGGCGCCTCAAGGGCAATCGAAGTCACCTGGACTTGTTGGAGGGCGGTTGGCTGCGTCTTCGAGGTTGTATTGTAATTCTCAGCGGACGACGTCGATGAGAACTGGATGTAAATCGTCGCCGTGCCGGCGCCCGGCGTGAAGGCGAGCGAGTAGATCCCAGCATCCAGTGTCTCGACGGGAAAGAGATCCACGCCGCCCGAGGTGCTCCCGATCTGGAAGTTGACCGGCCCATTCTCCACCACGATTCGCAATGCATGTTCCGTCGCCCGATCCGGCGCAGCCACCGAGACAGTTGCAATCGCAGTCGCAAGAGCGCCGGCATTGACGGCGCCGAAGGTGAGATTGCCGCCGCCGACGGAGGCCGTCGCCGTGCCGGTTGCCGTCAGCGCCCAGGATCCGCCGAAGGCCGGGATGATGGTTCCGACAGCAAGGCGCGTCATCAGCGCCTCGTTGATCCAAACCCGCATCGTGTTGTTGGTGAGCTCAAGAAGAGCCGTATCGGCGAAGGCGGCGACGAATTCAATGTATTCGCACGGCAGATCGTTGAGAACTTCGCCGATGAACTCCGTGCCTGGCCGGAAGGTCATCGGCCCAACAGTGCGCGGCATCCAGTTAACCATCGACTGCGCAGCGAGGCGCAGCTTCTCAAGGTCCGTGCGCGCGAGAGCCAGAGGCGAAACTTCGCCTCTGTTTAGGGCCATTAATAATTGATCCTGCCGGGCTATTTGCCTTACTCCCTACACTTTCCAGCGATAGCGTCCTAGCGAATCACATGGAGGATCTAATGGCCAAGCTTGAACCCGGCTCAGTTGTAAATCATTTCACCCTCATCCGTCGAGAAGTCGAGGGATGGCGGGGTTCCTGGATTTGCCGTTGCGGGTGCGGCAAAGAAAAGAGTGTGTCGCATGATCAGCTCATCAAAGGGCGCGCGCGTTCGTGTGGGTGTTCGCATGGGAATATGACGCATGGACATTTCCGCGGTGCTAAAACTTCCCCCACGCGCATTTCGTGGCAGGCGATGATTTATCGCTGCACTTATCCGAACCATCCAGATTACGCACGATACGGCGCTGTCGGCATTTCGGTATGCGCTAGCTGGAAAGACGGAGAAGACGGCAAGACTGGGTTCGAATGCTTTCTCCGCGACATGGGTGAGCGACCGAGCGATGATTACTACACAATCGATCGCTACCCGAATCGCGAGGGCAACTATGAACCGGGCAATTGTCGATGGGCGACGCGCCGCGAGCAACAGAACAATATGTCATCCAACCGACGGCTCACGATTGATGGCAAGAGAGTTACGCTAGCGGAGTTGGTTCGCATGTCCGGCATTAGCCGCACAGCGCTTAAATACCGGCTGTTCAAGAAGAACTGGCCGATAGAGAGAGCGGTTACTGTCCCCATGAGGAAGGCTAGTCGCGGAATCCGTACGGAAGTATAGAACCTCTTGGCGCACGACTTGTAACCCATGTGTCGTACGGAAATTCCCCCGGAGGAAGGCTGAACGCATCCGTCGACTGCCCCTCAATCTTCTTGCGCTTCACGAGCTTCTCAAGGGTATCGACCTTATCCTTGGCCTGTTTGATACGTGGGGCGATCAGCCACGCGAGGTAGGCCGCCACGAATTCGCTGAAACCGGGCGTCCACAAGCCAAGATTCCAACCGTAGTTTGGATCACTAGAGACGTATTTCACATAGATCGGCGAAATGTCCGTATACCAGACGTTGTTCATATCCTCGAGATTGCGGATCAGCGGGTTGAAACTCTCGTTGTCCGCAATCTGGTACGTCTGGATCCAGTCCGCTGGCTTAGTAAAGCAGAACTCGTAGCCGAAGGCCGGCGACTGGCTGGCGTCGTTATTGACTTGCTGTTCGCGAATCGCAAACCGCCAATAGCCTTGATAGAGGCACCAATCGACAGCATTCTGCCATTCGTCCAAGAGGTAACGGAGTGGTTCGCGCTGCTCCGTCAAAGACGCAAGTTTGCGTTCTTCGACGAATCGAAGTGCTGCATTAAAGATACCGAGCTGCGAGGCGCCCATTGACCCTCACCTCTTCCCTGTGGCCTTGAGCCAATCCGACATCCACTTCATGGCCTCTGACTCGCTGCGCAGCTTGCCGTCGCCCTTGATCACCTTGTTGTCCTTCCGGCGGATGACCTGCCAGCCGCGGATTTCGCCGCCGTCGGCGATGTAATAGTCCTCCTCCGGCTTAACGAGCGGCATGTGATCGCCAACCGTGATCGGATCGCAAAGCGGGCGCACGTCAACACTGGTTCCGTAGGATGAGAAGACGACGAGCTCGAGATAGAAGCCCTTGTCCTCACGCACGACGATGATCTTGTCCGGGAAGCGCAACTTGTGCGCCACATGCGTCCAGAAGTCGCGCCGAAGGACGTCCTCGATCGAAACTTCCTTGAAAACGACAGCCAGCCACTCGTTCTGCTTTACCTCGCGGAGGTGGAAGTGGAATTCCGGCAGCGGCTCGAATTTCCTTGCCACCGGCGGCGGCATAGGGGCGGGCGCTGGAGGTGTGGCGGGCTGCGGACGGTCCAATGTATCGATAGCCATGATCACTCCTAATGGGCGGCCCCATCCGGAGTCCTACCAGATGTTGGGAAAAACAAAAAGCGGCGACCCGAAGGTCGCCGCCTAGTGTGCCCGCCCGCTGGAGGCCGTGCGGGAGGGGTCTCGCTATTACGGGGAAACGCCCGAGCCGATCGAAGTCATCGTCGCCGTGGTGGGTGACGTGAAGGTGATCAGGTAATCGACAAAGGTGTTCGTCGTGATCGCAACGTGGCCGCTGAGCGTGATCGTCGCGCCGACGTCGTCCGTCACCGTCAAGGTGCCGGCGCCGGTGTTGATAATCCGGAGGACGTAGGAATCGCCGGTCTGCGCTCCGGGCTGCGCGGCAAAGAGAACCGACGCCGCCGGAAGGGTCTGCGCGCCAGGAGTTGCGCCGCTGTTGCTGAGATAAACGGTATCCGCTCCAGCAATCTGGGCCGCAGTCAGGGTGCCAGCCGTAAGGGCCGCGGTAGTATACTTCGTTCTCTGCGAGCTGCCGCCCGACGGGCTGAGCGTGACACCCGTGGCGCTGACCGCGGACACGAAGGTAATCACCATGTCGCCGCCCTGCCAAATCTGGCCGGATGGGTTCGTTGCGCCGCAGAGGGCAAACACGATATCGCCTGCCGCCAAGCCGCGGTTGAGGTCGGTGATGTAGTTGGCTCCCAGCACCGCCGCGATTGAGTCGGTGGTGTAGAGCACATAGAGACCGAAGCCGCCCTCGATCGTCTGGGTGATCCTGGAAAGGCCAGTGCCGGAGTAAGCCATTGCTGTGATCCTCTCTTCCGGGCCTTAGCTGATCGCCGAAGCGTCGTGATAGACCTGAACCACACCCTTCGTCTGCAGGAGCTTGGAGCCCATGTAGACCGAAGTGCGAGCCCACGAGTAATCCTGCCGGCGGTGGTAGTCGGCCATCGCCATGATCTCGCCGGAGTTGACGGCGTGGCCGATCGCATTCCGGTGATAGGCGTAGCAGAGCTCGGCATTCGTGCCGAGGCCGGTGACGAGAGCGCTGACGATCCAGTTGAAGCCCATCCAGCGCATCACGCGACGGTTCGCGGTGGCGCCGACATTCGGCTGGGTTTCCGTCAACTGCTTGACGTCAACGTAGAAGACGTTGGTGAATTCCTTCACCTGATAGAGGTAGCCCATAAAGCCAGGGCTGACGACGAAGAACATATTGTCGATTTCGTCGACTGCGACCGCCTGGTTGCCCAGCTTCGTCATCGCGCGGGAAACCATGGACTGGCTGGCCGTGGCGCCGGGAGGGCCAATCGCCTGGGTGGCGGCGGAAAGCGCCGAGAGGATGTCCAAGTCGATCGTGCGGTTGATGACCTTCATCGAGGTCTCTTGCATGATCCGCTTGCCGTCGCCCTGCGATGCGAACAGGTTGAAGCCCGTGCGCTGCACGAGGTCATGCTGTTCGATCAAGGTCGCCGTATACTGGTTGAGGTCATCGGTGCGGGACGGGATGAGACCGTTCACGCCGCGGGTCTGAGCGACAGCGCCGCCGGAGTCGGCAACGAGGAATGTCGCCTGGTTGCCCTTGATGACGGCTTCCGTCACCACAGTATTGCGAAGAAGAGACACGCCAACTTCGAAGCCGGCGATGAACTCTTGTCTGTACTGGATCTGAAATGCAGTATCCGACATAGTATTAATCCCGAATTAGAGGACCTATACTGTCCGCCTGCTTCGGGTTGCCTTCGCTATACTTATTCGGGTTGCCCTCGTCGGGGCCGAATACTGTAATTGAAGGGCCTACACGTCGGCTTGCTGCGTCGGCTGTTTCTGGGCCTCAGAAGAGGGTTGCCAGCACATATGGCGTAGCGTCATCTCTGACGACGCCACTAATAGACCGTTTTCTGAAAAAGTAAAGGATCAGCGTCGCATACGGCGATAAGCGGCCTGCACGTTCTCTGCTTGGGTTATTTCTTGCAGGTTGGCCCAACGGTTGTTTGAGCGATTCGCATCAACATGGTGGATCACGAGAACCGGCCACGAGCCAGTGACCATCGCCCAGATGACAACATGTGCATAATATTGGCGGCCGAATAGGCCTAATCGGCGGTAGCCATCGGCCTTAATCTGCCCAGCAATACTTCCGATGGGCCCTCGGAAACTTAGAGCCATCCTCCATCGAAGTTCGCCGGTGTCTGGAACATATTCAAAGGTCTCCCGAAGCTCCTCAACGGTCGGCCGGTATCCTTTCGGCTTCGCGTAATCGGTGGCCGCGATGGGCGCTGGCGCGATAAAGTCTTCGGTCCTGGCGAAATCACCAAATGCCTCCTTCGCTGCGGCAGCATAAACAACGCCGGCCTCTTCCTTCGTTTTGAAGACGCCAAGATGCCGCTGCTTGCCCCTAACTTTGATCTGCGCGAGCCAGCGCTGACTTGCCTTGTGCCAGTTTACGCCCTTGATCCCGCTCGTGTTCGTTGAGAGCTTCCCGGTGTTCGCCAAGTTCTGGCTCTGCGTGCACTCGCGCAGGTTCTCGATTCGGTTGTTTAACCGGTCGCCGTCAATGTGATCCAACCGCTTAGGCCATTCTCCCTTGAGGATTAGCCAGACAAGATGATGTGTGAGGAAGATTCCCGACTTCAGGAGCCGGATCCGGCGATAGCCGATATCCTTGGAGATGCCCCCAGCCTCCCGGCCCGCTATCGCGCGCCCGCTCGTGACACGCCAGACGAGGCGCCCAGTGTCGGGCTCATAATTTAGGAGTTGCCGGACTTGCTCGGCGCTTGGGCGCGCTGGCGGCGGTGTGCTATCGTTCTCGTCAGCCATGGCTCGGGTGCTACGGGTCAAGGGTTAGGAGCCGCAGGCCGTGCAACCGACCGGCGGCTCCGTTTGATTCATAGCATGGGCGATGGGAAGTTTCACCGTTAATCGCCAACGTCGAAATGGCAGGGGTGTAGGGTAACGATCCCTCTGACGAAGGTTTTGGAGACCTGGCCGCGTCCTACGCTCACCCCTAAATTGGTACAAGCGGCCCGAGTCGGACGGGCTCCTCGCGATTCACAGTCGCGCCGCTCATTGCCGTCGAGCATCGCTTGCATGGAGGCGAATGCGCGTGTCGATCGCGCCTGCGCGGCTTATGAGACCGCGGCCGTCGCCGGACGAATCGCCGAAAGAAGTGATTTTATACCAAGCCAAAACATCTCCGATCGACTCATACGCCACTTCGTATGAATCTCTGGATTAAGGTCAGAGATGTAGAGAACCCCCCTCTCGTATCTGAGGGAAGGCCCAGTTGGGTGCCAAAAGAGGTTCATTCGTCACTCTCCCAAAGATAGTTTGGACCCCCCTGCGGGTGCTCACCCCGCGTTAACGCCGTGAAAGGGCGTTGACTTGATCGTTAGTCGAAGGGGGGATGGAGCGAGCTGGGAGAATCGAACTCCCTTGGAACAGGTTGGAAGCCTGACGATCAACCAATGACCCAAGCCCGCGAGATGGCGGAGACACGGGGATACGATCCCCAAGCCCTTGCGGGCCCGTTCGGGTTAGCAACCCGCCGCCGGATCCCCCCGGCTTGTCATCTCCAAATGGTGATCCAGGCGAGACTCGAACTCGCATCCTCCCGTTTAGGAAACGGGCGCGCCATCCAATAGCGCCTCTGGACCGAAGTGGCGATCGTCCTTTCTTCGAGCACGACGATCAGGCGCTCTTAGAGCGCACCGTGTCCACGGCTCTCATGCCCTACGGTGCGCGGAAGTAGTGGAGATCGCACGAAGGCTCGAACTTCGATTCAGCGCTTAGAAGGCGCCGGCCTGTCCTGTTGGCTGATGCGACCGAAGTGGAGGCGGCACCGGGAGTTTAACCCGGCTACTCCCTTTTGCAGAGGGGCCGATAGACGCTCTCGGCATGCCGCCGTAGCTGGCTCCCAGCCGAGGATTCAAACCTCAGTCTCCGTGTCCAGAGCACGGCGTTCTATCGCTGAACTAGCCGGGATCATATACGTGGTTGGGGGGGGTGGGATCGAACCACCAACCTTCGCATTCAAAGTGCGCTGCGCTGCCTAATTGCGCCACCCCCCAGCGAGGACGAGGACTGGTCTGCGCAGCAGGACTCGAACCTGCACCCTCCGGCTTCCAGGGCCGGAGCTCTACCATTGAGCTACGCGCAGTTGACATGGACCTCGCTGGGAGGGTCGAACTCCCATTTACAGCTCCATTACGGTTCCACTGGTTCGTAGCCAGGGCCGGCTAAGCGAGGATGGCGCTTCCACTCGGTACTGACCCGAGATTTCCGCTGTGAGAGAGCGGTGTCCTATCCAATAGACGATGGAAGCGTACGGCCCCGACGCCATCCAGCATCGAGGTAAAACGATAGTTCCGATGTATCAATCTTTTTATTGACTTTACCATCGGTGATCCATGCGCGTCCGAACTGGGAATTTCTAGCGCCCGCTTGACTGACACAATTCGCTGCGCCGATAAGGGCTTTGGTACTATCTTTATGAGATATACCGGTGAAAGAACCCGGATGCGTCGCATAATAGGCAATGAGGCCCCGCGATACGGCGCCACCATCAACAACCCTTTCTCGAGCATTGACGATGTAAGGGACAAACCGGCAATTTCCAATCGCATAGGGTCCTTTATCGCCATACCGGGCTAGATGATAGCCACTAGGCCCGACTGTAGACGAAACAATTCCAGCTTCCCGAAGAAGGTCTGCGTATTCCTCGAATGAGAGGAGAAAGGCGTTTCCATTCTTCTTTGCGTTCTTCCTTTTGTCGAGCCATTTGCGCCGGAGACGGCCATTATCATTCACATCGGCAGCAGAGGATAAGTCCATAGCCATTTGGCTACCTTAGCCAAGACTCGAACAATCCGCAAGGAGAAGCTGGCCCTAGTCCGAGGAATCGAACCTCGCTAAACAGAAGTTAACAGCTTCGGCCCTGCACCTTGCTTGGCTTGACTAGGAATTGGTGGAGGACCCCGGTAACGATCCGGGCTCGCGAACTTTGCAAGAGTTCGCTGTGCCCTGCACGTCCCCCGATTGATGGTGCGCGATCGAGGTTTCGAACCTCGCTCTCTGCGTCTTCAGCGCAGCGTTATCACCAGATCAACTTATCGCGCAGAAGTCACCCGGCTTGAGGCCGGATGACGAGATAGCAACGCGCAAGGGCTTCCTTGGCGCAAAGATCACGAGGCCACCGGGCCAAGTGCTTGTTGAGGCGGCGAGCCTTGTTGTACTTGTGGAGCGGGTAGGGGCAATCGAAGCCCCGCCTTCAGCATGGCATGCTGTTGCTCGACCTTCGAGCTATACCCGCAGAATGGTGGGAGACGGGATGAGTTGAACACCTCGCCGCATAGGGACCTGATTTACAGTCAGGCACGGGCACCGGCCCGTCTTATTTGCGTCTCCCGAAATGGTTTCGCAGAGCGCCGTGCATTACAGCGCGTACCTCAGCACACGGGTCTCTGGGTCTGACAGCGGCCGACGACGGCCTTCCCAGCACCATGTCCTGATGGGCTCATGGCGAACAGGGTTAACTGTCACGCGTTTCCCGGCTCTGCGAAATGTTGCGGGCGCCGTATCGATCCGGTTTCCCGTCCTTCCGTGTTCAAAACGGCGCCGGCCCCTGGCCGGTTAGTCATCCATGTTGGCGTTCTCCGGCAGACTTGAACTGCCATCTCCCGCCTTCGGAGGGCGGCGCTCTATCCATTGAGCTAGGAGAACCTATTTTTTCTTGTCTTGCGGGTAGTACTTGCCGGTCCTCTCGATCCAGTGGATTAAGCCATCGTCGGCAAGTACCGTCGGCTTCCTATGATCCTTGCCATCCATTGCTCTCCACAAGGCAGTCAAGAGATTATCGAGGTCAATGGAAGTAGGATCAATGAAGAGGACCGATACCGCAACCGGATGCTTGATCGGGATGACGATCTTTTCCTTCTGCGCCGCTTCGACTAGCTCCTTCCGATAGGCCTCAATCGTCTGATGGTGCATCCGACGATGGGGAGCGCCGTGAATATAGAATTGGAGGAGCGGCAGATCATCGGCACGCTCGACGTACTTGATAATAGTGCGCATGGGACGTCTCACTGGTGGCCGCGGCGGGCTGGGTGAGCCCGCTAATCGACCCGTTATGAGCGGGTACCCTCCACTTTTCGGGCTCGCGGCTAACGAGTTTCGAGTAGCCGATAGACAGCGACGGTCTTGCCAAAATCATTCATGACAAAGACTCGCCCGCTAGAGTAGCGGTTACAGCCGTCCGATATCGGCGCTGGCACGCCAAAGGCGACAACTTGTCCGGCGGGGTACTCATTGTCCTTTCCCACCGCGGGATCGAAAATGACGGTCTCCGCCAGCGTTATGCTTTCGTGACCGCCTATATCCACATGCTTTACCGTTAACATTCTGCTTCTCCTGCTGCTGCGACTAACTGGTCAGGGAGGGGAGATTTGAACTCCCGGTCTCATGCGCCCGAGGCATGCGCTTTCGCCTGGCTAAGCTACTCCCTGATGGCGGTCCGTGCGGGGGACGATCCCGCCTCATCCGCTCGACAGGCGGATCGCTTCACCGGATGCGTAACGGACCCGACTGGTGGCGTCGGGACGACTTGAACGTCCACTGAAAGCGTTCTCAACGCTCTCCCTCTGCCTTTGGGGTACGACGCCGTGTTGGCGAACCGGGGGAGATTCGAACTCCCGAAGACTTTCGTCGAGAGATTAAGAGTCTCTTGTCGTTGGCCGCTTGACTACCGGTCCAAGTGGAGAACCCGGCGAGATTCGAACTCGCGATGGTGGACCGAAGTCCACACCTGATTAAAAGTCAGGGCCGATCGGCCTACTCCGGTCACGGGTCCAGAGAACCCGTTTGAGATATTCGCACATGGCTGGAACCTTCCCTTATTGGAAGTCACGTCGAGAATCGAACTCGCGTCAGACGCTTATCGAGCGCCGGCTCTGCCACTGAGCTACGTGACCGTGAATGGTAGGCGGTGAGAATTTCGAAATCCCGACCTGAGGTTTGTAGGACCCCCGCTCTTCCTCTGAGCTAACCGCCCGTAGCCGCCGCGCGATTCGAACGCGCACTGAAGGAGGATTTAAATCTCCCGACTCTACCGTTGGCCTAGGCGGCCGAATTTGGTGCGGATGCGAGAACTCGAATCTCGAAACACCTGATTTTGAGGCAGGCGGCTTTGCCGATTTGCCTACACCCGCGTAGCGCTGCCGAGATTCGAACTCGGATCCTTCTCGGTCTGAGCGAGATGCCTCTACCAATTGGGCTACAGCGCCAAAGATGGTGCCCCTGCGAGGAATCAAACCTCGATTGACGCTATACCAAAGCGCTCTCCTGTCGTTGAAGGACAAGGGCGAAACTGGAGCTGCCTCCCGGCCATGATCCGGGCGCCTCCGCCTTACGAGAGCGGCGCTCTACCTGATGAGCTAAGGCAGCAAATATGGGGCCGCTTCGGTGACTCGAACACCGTTCCGCCGGTTTACAGGACCGGGCTTCACCATCAAAGTTTAAGCGGCAAGCTTCTACACACGGCCAGCCTCTTTTCGGGCGAGCCGCGTTAACGTTAGCGATTCACAGGTGTCAAACAGCGCATTCAAGATAGCGGCGCTCTGTAGACTGTCAAATGGACTAAATCAAGCGAAATGTTTCATGCTGCAATATCTTTGGAGATTCCATGCTCGAGCCAGCTCTTGACGACTATCTCCACTAATTTCGGTATCTCGGTGGTTCCATTCAAATATCGCCACGTTTGGTATCTACTTTTCCCGATCGCTCGGGGGAGGGATGATCGATACCGCGTCCCGAAAATCTTAACGGCGGCTTCGCGTAGCTGATTGGGTGTCATTTTCCTCTCCAAATGAAAGGAGGCGGCGTGTGAACGCCGCCTCCAATTACAGCATTGGCCTCATTAAGCCGCAACCGGCCTCTTGCCCATTTTAATCTGGGCGTCGATGAGATCGCGATACTCCTGCTGGATGGCGGGAGACTTGGGGCCGCGCCAGTATTCGCTGCCCTTGTCGCGCATCATCTTGTCGAGCTCGGCGACACGATCATCGACGGACTTCGCCGGATCCGCATTGTCCGGGAGAACGAGAGCGCCCCATGGATTGGCCGCGAGGCCCATCTGGGCGATCATTTCCATGAAATCCGTCCGGTTGCCGATCAGCTTACCATCGCGGCCGCGAGCCTCGATGATTTCGTTCCAGAGGCCGGAGCCCGCGAGGTAGTTCTGCGCCGCGGTGTAGCGCTTCTGAAATTCCGCACCCCACTTGGCGCGCAGATCGGCCTCGCCGCGCTGGGTGTCGGTTACATCCTGATTCGCCAGGCGATCGACGGATTGCTGTTGCTCCTGGGCAAACCAACGCAGCGCGTCCTGCACGATATTCGGCGGCATGTTGTTTTCATGCGCGAATGTCGTGAAAGACTTCAGCGTGTCCTTGTCATTGTCGCCCCAAACCCAGCCGCCGCCGATATCCGTCGAATAGCCGTCAGGGGTGTCCGGGATGCCATGAGACTTCCGGTATTCCTGTAGCTCCTCCGGGGTGTAGTTGTTGGGGAGGGCCTTCTTCAAATCGCCGGACGACAGGCGCGATTCGAGCGCGCGCCACGACTTGACGACGTCGGCTGGCGAATCGAAGCGCTTGAGGCGCTCGAGGATCGTCTTGGTGTCCGGGCCGCCGATCGTGGAGGCCATTTTCTCGCGCCAGTCGGCGGGCCAGTCGGCCGGAACCGCCGGCGGCGGCGCGTTCGGATCAGGCGGCGTCGTGGCGAGCGTCTTCTTTGGCGGCTCGGGCGGTAGTGGCGGCGGCCCTGGGCCGGTTACTGGCGGGGCAGCCGGCTCGGGCGTCGGAGTTGGCCCTCCAGTAGGCGGAGTGGGCGCAGGGGGAGTCGCAGGCGGCGCAGGAGGTGTCGGATCAGGCGGCGGCGGCGACGACGGCGGCGCGCCTCCATCCATTGGGTTAACGGGAGCCGGCTGTTCGCCGGGACGCCCTTCGATTGCCTCTGCCATTTTCTTCTCCTTCAGGTGTTCCTGATCTCGTCATCCTCGCCCATCCCAGCCGGGGCGGTGGGGATTCCCTTGACGCGTTTCTCAGCCTCAAGCTCGTCAATATCGGCCGGAGCCATGCGCACGAGCCTGATGACGCTCAAACCGACATAGCGCTTGCCCTCGGCAAAGTCAGTATCGCTTTGGCCGCCGAGGTGGGCAGGCCTGTAAGACATATCGTGCGCCCTCGACGCCTCTTCGATCAGCCACGTCATGAAGAGCTGCTGCTGGTTTGCATCCGCCGTGCCGCCGGCGACAGCCTTTGTAGCATAAGCGACAGCCTTGCTGACCTTTGGCGGTAAATAGGGAGCGATAGACGGCGCGCGGGGAGGGATAGAACGGATTGCCATTGATTACTGTCGCGGCGCTGGCTGAAAAACGTGCAATCTCGCTTTCGCCTTGAGGTAGGCGGCATGCGCCTCATCTGGACACTCGAAGCTACCGAGATAGTGGTAAATGCCGTCAATGCCGATGCGTGCCTGCCACCTATCGCCTCGAGACATTCTTGTCACGCCGACTAAGCCACTTTCTTTTGTCGTCACAGCCGATAGGTTTTGCCGGTTGTGTGATGGCGTGGCCTCGCGAAGGTTGGCGAGGCGATTATTCGCACGGTCTCCGTCGATATGATCGATCTGTCCGTTAGGCCACGATCCATAGACGTACAGCCAAATAAGCCGGTGAACGCGGTAGTATTTTCCGCAAACCTCGGTCTGAGTATAACCCTCCCTATCGAGGCTGCCGGTTTCTCTACCAGCAAATCTCTTATTCCAGGATTTCAAATACTGACTTGTCTCCTCACGCCGTCGCCAAACTAGCGCACCAGTCCCTTCGTCATAGATGACGAATTCCCTTATCTTCTCTTGGGTCAGACTCATATACTTCCCCCCTGTTGGGCTTGTTGCGGCGGTAAGATGCCGCCCTGCTGGAGCATCGTCGCCGCATTGCCGATCTTGGCTGCAACGTCCGCGCCCTGGCTAGCGCCCTGCATAACCTGCTGGCCTTGCTGCTGGGCGGCAAGTTGCTGCCGCGACTGCGCCTTCATCTGATTCGCCAGCTCCTTCGGCACAATCCAGGTTGCCGGCACCGCGGCGCCCTCGAGCGCGTCACGGAACGCATTGTCGAGATTGAAGTCGTGCGAGACCGTTGGATCAACCGCGACCGCGCCCTGGAGAATCTGCAAGGCCTGGGTGAAAGCCTGCACATTGGCCCTCGAGGCGGCCATGGTGAGCGGAGTTTCGAAGACAAACCGGACATTCATGCCCCGGAGCTTCTTCGGCATGTAGCCGAGGTCCCCGAAGGCGTTCATCCGCAACATGAGCTCGAAGGTGCGATCGCAGACCGCGCCGTTGTACTCGACTTGTAGCGGCTCGAAGAGCGGCGTCGTGTTGCGGATGTACTCTTCCCACAATTTCGACACCTCGAACGCCGTGCGGGCATGAGTCGTGTCGGGAAGCTTGATCTGATTGAGATAGTGCCCTTGGGCGATGATTTCCTGAATGCGCTTCTCGCGATCGACGCCCCAGCCGAGATCCGGATGGGTGCCCAGCAAGGGCTCCAGCGCCGCGCCGGTGCGCTCGTCATATTCCGCATCTGTCCAAGTGATGCCGCCGGCGAATGTGTTGACGCCGCCCTGGATCGCCTCGAAGACGCCCTTCAACGGCGGATCGACGGCCTTCTGGCCAGCCTCGAGCAACGTCAGGGTGATTTGCTGCAACATGCGCGCATCAGCGATGTTGATGACCGTCGGCGGCGAGTAGCCGTAGCCAAAGCCCGGGACCGTCTCCCACCGCGGGCAGATGTAGCCGAGCTGCCACTGGCCGATTTCCTCAAGGATCGTCTCGTGATCGACATCGATCCAAATCGAGGTAAAGGGCAGTTTTCTGCCGCGCCTCATTATGCCTTCCGGCGTCGAATTATCCTCTGTCGCCGGCGTGACACTATCATAGTCACGCGTCGGAAGGACGATATGGCGACATTGGACTTCGGTGTGAGGATCCTTCTTGGCGCCGTCCTTCACCCTCTGATCGACGGTTTTCGGAAAAAGCTTAATCAGATTTAATTGCGCGATCTTGCGCTTGACATGGACGGTATCGATCTGGCCCGACGGATCCTCTGACCAGGCGACATCCCGCATGTGCATGCAGCGATAGAGCAAGCCGTTATGGATTTCATTCGGCCGCAACATGATGCAGGCATTGCCGATCGTAACGAAGTCCCGATCTCCCTCCTTCGCCGCGCGGGACCAGCCCGACATATTGTCGTACATGGCCTGACGCATCATCTCCGTCGCCCAATCCAACCAGCGGCGGCATTGCGTATCCTTATTAATTAGTTCGGAATCAGTCCTCGCATGAAACCATGTTTGACCCGGAGGCCTAAGCATGGCAGAGATGGCGTTCGCCAAGTCACGGGAGGCCATAGCTGGCACGCCGGTCATCAGGTGACTTGCAAATTCCATTCCTATACTGCGAGTATAAGTGTAGTCGGCTCTTTCCGCGTAGAACTGTTCAGCAGTAGCCTGCCACAGGCTATTAATGGCCTGTCGGCGATTAAATAGATCGTCCCCAATCGCGATCAACTCATGCGCGCGCTGCCTCATGACAACGCCTTCTCCACGGGCCACCCGCTCACCATGCGGGAGCAAAATGTCTGATAGGAAAAAGCTGGCGAGGCGAGCCTATAAGCCTCAGCCCAGGTCATCTCGTTGCCCCTGAATACTGTCTTTCTGGTATTGCGCTTATTGTTAGCCTGCTCAATCTGAGTCGCCCACCGGACATTCCCTGGTTGATAATCGCCATTCTTATCCGGGTAGCGGTCTACCGAATGCTTGGAGGATGGGCGCGGGCCCATGTCCGCAAGAAATACCTCGAAGGAACTTTCCCATTGCGGACAAACTCTGACGCCGCGGCCGCCATAGTGGCTGAAATTCTTGTTATTAGGATTATTGCAGCGATCCTTCATATTCGCCCAGAGCTGGTATTCCGGTGTCCGGTAGGCCCCGTGCTTGATGGCCTTCGGCGTCAAAACCGCGCGCTGATGCTGGGTGGCCTGCTCGATATGCAAACACCCGCAAGAGCGCACGTTCTCATTCCTCAGGTCTGCGCCGCGCACTTCAACCATTTTGCCGCATTCACAATCGCACCACCAAGTCGCACCGCCGCTGGGATGATTCCCAGCGCGCCCAAACACGGTTAGGCGGCCGACTTTCGTCCCCGTCATGTCAATGAGGTGCGGATGAGCCACGGAAACCCCTATTGTGACGCACCCAAGCGAGTCGCCGCGTAAGCATCCTGCGCCACCGGCGCTTGGCTGGGCGCATTCTTGCTTTGAGCCCCGATTATTGTCGACGCCCGCCCGGCGCGCGCCATCGCGGCCGCGGCGGCCTGGTTCTGCGCCTCGAGGACGGATGGCGAGTTCGCATCGGGCATCGGCGGCGCAACGGCAACCTGCGGCGGGCTCGGCGGCTTGAAGAGATTGGCCATGACTATCTCCGAAATGGATATTTGATCCATTGATACGCCACATTGGTTCGATCGCCATGCTTGCGGTCTTTCTCCGCAATGTCGGCCTCGAGCAACGCGAGGTTCACTTCCTTCTCCATTTCAGAAGATGGCTTACCATCTTTTGCCTCATTGCGGCTAGGCGCTGGAACAGGTTCAACCATTCGCTGGTGAGGATAGCGCTCGTCGGCCATGTCAAATCCTCTTCTTCATATCGGAATATCCCAAGTTTGTTCGCGACGGCATTTCAACTGGACCGCCAAAGCCAGAATAGCGCTGGCGGCGAATCGCAGTCTCGCCCGGCGCCCAGGCCATCACCACGGCGTCGGCTTTGTCCGGGGAATGGCCTAACCTCTTTTTAATGTCCTTCTTATCCTCGATTTGGATCTTCAGCATTTCGCTTTTGAAGGTTGGTGCGGTCAATTCGGACCGCAGTTCTGAATCATCTGGGAGGGCAATGATTGAGCCGCCGGCCTGATCAGGATTAAGCGCCTCGCGGAAGCGCCACCATGCCTCAGCGCGCCGATTCTCGAAGAGGCGGCCGGAGCCATCCTTGGCCCGACTGGTTGAGCCGCTAGAGCCGTTGAAGCGAACCGGCGTGATCTTGTTATCTTGGAGGCGCCCGACACAGTCACCGCCATAGCCGCCGCCGACATCAACAATCACACTACAGCCATCGCGACGATTTTCGACAATCAGCGCCGCCTGTTTAGAACCGTCCGGCGCATCCTTGCCGGAGACAACAATCAGTGGCGCATACCATTCCCCATGCCGGCGAGCGATTACTATGCGATCGATCCCGCCCTGCCCGACGTCAATGCCCATAGCGCTCATCATCAATTCGGCGCCCCCGGATTTCTTCCAGCGCTTTTGTGCCTCGAGCACCCACTGAGTGGGGATGACTTGATTATCCTGATCGCTCCTCGCGGCCATGAAGTTGCCGTCGCGGTAGGCAGAGCGATACGGCTCTGGAAGAGCGTCGAGTTCTTTCTGATAGCCGCTCTGTACGTAATAAGGATTCTCAGAGAGCTTGGCTGGGATGAACGTTCTTGATTTCGGGATGACCGGAATTCGTTCGCCAGGAAATAGGTATGGTTCTGGCCCCTCGGTCCAAAAATCCCGGCCGTCCGGGTCGACGGCAACCCATCGCAATTCGCCTGGCTGGGCCGGATTTGGATGGTTGATGTCAAGCCACGGGCCGAACATAGGAATTATCCAGTCGCCCCTGGAGTCCGTCGGCGGATTTGTGGCCAAAACGGCTCGCGTGCGCTGCCCGATCTCCGCAGTACGGAGCCACCCGAGGTTAAGACGAATGGTTTCCTCGGAGAGATGTACGGCCTCATCGAACCCCTTTAAATCGAAATCTGCACCTTGGAACTTTTCAATCTGTTCTCCACTAAACTGAATAAATCTTCCATCAGACGTCTTTATACTAGGAGGGTTTGACCCATTATACCCTTGCTTCGTCCCGTTTATCTTGATCGCCTGCTGTGTGAGCGTTGTTAATGCAGAGAATTCCTGTCGCATGATAAGCGACCGCTTGTGTTCGCAGAAAGCAAGCCCAAGTATTAACTGGCTGTTATGAGTCGGGATAAATGATTTCGTACATAAATATAGCCTAGTCGGACTGTCTACAGAGATGCACCGCATGGGAACCGGGTCCACCTCGATCGCCTCGCGGATGTAACGAAATCTTGCGACTTGACGCACCTTTGCTTTTTGCCTCGCACGTTTACGCGGAAGCCGGAAAACCGGGACATCGGTCGTGAACTTAACGCGCCATCTCGGCCCAAGAGCACGGCCATAAAGCGTCGCCACACCTTCATTGATTGTTGCCTTGATGCCGAGGCTAGCCACCAACTCATAAACGGCCTCAGCGAGACTAAGATTTGTGTTGTCGAACTCACACCCACCATCAAGTGCGGCGTGGCCATCCGTATCCATGAGGCCCTGTAGAAGGGCCAAGCGCTGCGCCATAGAACCTCGGAGATAAGCCGGGGGAACATGCTTATTGCCCAAGACGCCAAGACGACGAAGGAATGGGACGAGTCCCCTGATGTGATGAGCGCTAGCTTTTCCGGCTGCGTGAGTAACGACAAATCCCGCGCGTTCTATCTCCCGCCAAATGAAGTCATCCACGCCAGTAAACCCACCACTTATGGCCGTCCCGTCGCCGAGCCATGCGCCTAAGATATATGGATCTAAAGAAAGGTCGGCAGCCGGCAGCTCTATCGCACCAGCAACCGGAACGGCGTGATTGCGACGGCCTCTCTTGACGATGAGGGTATCGACGATCTGCTGAGTAGTCCTGATCGAGCCAGTTGGAGCTGGCGTCGATTTCGCTAACGTGGAGTTTCTCGCCGAGATTGACAGTCGAAATTTTTCGCTTTTGATGCCCTTGGCTCTTGATGGCCGAGCCGCGCGCCGCCGACTCCGCCACTCATCGGTTTTCTTGAGAAGCTGGCCAAGCTCTTTAGCGTCGTAGGTAAGCCAGAGATGATCGGCGCAGCAGGTTACTTCCGTTCCATCGTCAAAGGTTAGGCGATATGTCTTCGCTGATTTGACAGGAGAAACTGCCGTAACGCTGCACCGGGACCCGGCCTGATCAAAGAGAATGTCGCCGATCGCAACATCGCCCATCCGCACCCAACCATGCGGTGTTGGCAGTAACTCATTGATATCAAGCAGTTTACCGCCACCTGCCGCGCCGCCATAAAGTAATACATCGGCTTTATTGAAGTATGCGTCGAGTTGAGCGCCGGTGTTAGGAATCCATTTACGTTCCGCCGTGGCGTGGTAAGCCGCCTCGACAATGTCATCACGATTTTGTTTGGGGAGCCCAGCGAGATGCTTGGCTATCTCATCAAGGGACATGCTGCCCCACTGGGGCACACTATCAGCAAGCGTCTGCTGCTCGTCGGCCATTCATCTCGACGCGGGCTCGAGTCATATCAGGCGTGATAGCTCGCCGCCGTAAGCTGCGCGCCGACTACCGTGGCCCCGGCATACTGGGCGACTGGATAGAAGAGAGTCTTCGCCGTATCGGTAATGGCGAGAATGAACTGGCCCGAGGCGTTCGTCTGGACGAGAAGCGCCTTGGCGGCAGTCAGAACGCCCAGAACCACTCCACCGCCCGCCGCCGCGGCAATGCCGCCCGAGGCCGTCGTAGCGGTAAGTCCCGCGCCGGTTGCGGCGTCGGAGAGAAGAACCTCCATAGAGGCCACCTTCGACAACGGATTGCCGAGCGAATCGGTGGCTTGGAAGGTGACGTTGCAGATATTGGCGGAAGCGCCGACACCGTTGGTGATCGTCACGGCGTTCCCGATGCCCTTGCCGACAAGGCCCGGGTTCGCGTTGGCGACATTCATATTGCCGTCGGTGTTGAGGACGAGATTGCCGTTGTCGTCAATGCCGAGCAGCGGACGGTGAACTTCGACGAGAATCGTTCCAACTGGCGACATAATCTCCCCCATCCCACGGGCAAGGCTGAGTCCGCCCCTCTTTAATCACGAATTTCAGAAACGCGCTAGGGGTAGCGGATTACGGTAGTGTCTCAGTTTGAAAAATAATCCAGCTTGACTAGCTCTCGCCTCCGGCGCTCGTCGCCTATATGCTTGGCGGAAAGCATGAGGCGGATGTGTCAGGGAAACTTCGATGGCCGGACGCTAGGTCGGAAACCATCGGCGATCGAATCGGTGATGAGTGGCGCCGCGGTCCGCGCGGGCCAAATCTCTGCGGTCGTCGCGATCAAACGGAAATCGTCAAGCTAGGCCCGGACGGCAAGCCACTGCCGGTCCGCAGAGATTCTGAGAAATTTAGACGCGCATTCGAGGAGGCCATGCGGAACGGCTCTCTTGAGCCGAGTTCAGTCAGAAAACCGGGAAAGCGGAAAATCTAATGCCCCGAGGTCCTAAAGGCGAGCGCCGCCCCGCTGACATAAACGCCCGCGCCGTCCTAATCGCCAAGATCGCGACGGGAGAGGTTGACGACACGTCGCCGGATGACGGGAAAGACCCCGGCGCTAAGGCGCTCGGCAAGAAAGGCGGCGCCGCGAGGGCCGCGAAGATGACGCCGGAAAGAAGGATGGAGATAGCGAAGCAAGCCGCCGCAAGCCGTTGGAATAAGAAATAGAAAAAGAACGGCGCACCCTTTATAATAAAAGATGCGCCGGGAAACTGGCGGAGGCGGTAGGATTCGAACCTACGGAAGCCCGTCTATCCCTTCCTTTCGGAAGGGCAAGCTCCGGCGGTTTTAAAGACCGCTGCCTTAAACCGCTCGGCCACGCCTCCTAAGAAGGCGTGCCCACCAAGGCCCGTATCTGTCCCGCCCCCACGGCAAAGGTCAGATACGGGCCTTCCTGTTATGGCCCTGAGCGCCGGTGGGCACGGGCGCGATCAGGACGCCAATCGAAGGCAACCCCGATGAAGCGCATATCTCGACAAGCCATGTTGAGCGTCAGAACTTGAATATGCGCATGGGCATGCGGCGCTTCACCCGATTGACGAACGCATTCTCAAAGAAGATTGAGAACCATTGTCATTCTCTGGCGCTGTACTTCCTCTATTACAACTTCATCCGCATCCATAAGAGCCTGAGGGTCACGCCCGCGATGGCCGCTGGCGTCTCTGATCGGCTTTGGGGCATGGATGATATTGTCGCGCTTCTCGATGCGCGCGACGAACGCTATCGCGAGGCTAAAAAAGCGAAGCGCATTCGATAGCAGTTAGCGCTGAAAGCCTTCCAGGAAATAGTCGAGTTGCCGACGTTCGTTGCTGTGAAGCATTCCTAGGATATCGCGAGCCACGGTGGGGTCGACAGGATAAGCGTCGACAATATCGGGATCGTCTTCGTCTGTTACGACCAGCCTTCGAACCTTATCCATAAGACTCTCGGGGATTTCCCATTGGACCTCAAGACGCTCAGTTTCAGGATCATACCCGACTAATTGATGCGCAAGTGTGTAGCTCATGGTTCTACACTCCTCGTAGAAATTGCAGGTCCCGTTTGTTTCCCATTAAACTGATCAAACTCTCCTAAGTGGTTACCGTCTGCGTCATATTTTTCGACTGTTCCATGTTGACTATCCCATTCGTAGATAGTTCCGTCAGGCTCCTTCCAACGGGGGCGCATCCCGCTCGATCCCTTATGCCTCGGGGTTTTGCCTTTGACTTTTATCGCGTTCGGGAAAGCAGGGAGCGTCCTCGGCGGGGGAAAGGGGCCAACGCGTCGGACGGGCTTCGCATCCCCGTCTTTATGCCCTTGTGGACCGGGATCGTTTGCCACGATCAATCCGTGATTTTTCCCCTGGCAAATTAGTATGCATATCGACTCGGAGGCTGTCTCCTAAATTCGAGACAGCTGTTAAGCATAAAGTTCGCTTCCGGAAACTGAGACACTACCCGGATTACTCCTCCTCGACATACCAGGTATCGCCTGGATTCTGGCCCCAGACCGTAATCTGTCCCGTCGGCACGCCATTGTCCGGGCTCGTCAAGGCGCCCCTTGCGCCAATGATGGCGGCGGCGATGTGGCTCGGCCATTCGTAGACCTGGTTGCTTCCCCCCGGCACAGCGAGGCCAACTGTCAGGCTCGCCGGCACGCCGGTTGTCGCCGAGAACCGCATGAGGGAAACCCCATTGTTCTGATACTTGAGCCGGCGGCGGCTGCCGTTGCCGCCTGGCGGAGACACCGCCATCGCGCCGCCAGCGGGGATCGCTCCATTATATTCGGTCATGGCCCTGTCTCACCCTCATAGCCCAATTCCGGTTTAACACATCAATGCGCCGCCATCCATTGCTGCTGTTCGAGGCGCGAATGGAACGGGGGCGCGATCGGCGGGATGGCGAGATCGGCAGCCGTCGCCAGGCGAACGGTCCACCCGGCCTTCGGTGATGGCGGCAGGAAGTTGCTGTCAATGAACCAGACGACTTGGCCGACCTTGTCGAGCACGGCATAGCGCTGGATGTCCGGGCGCTGCTGGGCTAGCGCCGGGAGAGCCAGCAAGAGCGCCGCGCTAATTATGCCAGACCTGCACTTCCGCAATGTCTTGCTCCATGGTTACAGTTCCGCTGACCCAATCGGTATGGTAGCCGGCCCCATTGATGCCCATCACTGTCGCCGTGGCGCTCAGCGTAAAGTTCCCCGTCGGCACGCTGGAGGTCTGGGTACACATCTGCACGCCGTTGAGGTAGGTGGTGACTGACGTGCCGGGGATGATCACGATGAGATAGACATTATACCCCAGCGACATATTCGTTGAGGTGTTGACGAGGCACTGAGCGTTGGGAAAAACGTGAGTGGCGAAGACGAAGTTGGCGTTTGCCGAACTGCCGCCGTTGAGGAAGCCGCCCTCGTTGAAATCAACCTCCGCACTCATATTGTCGGACCAGAGGGTTGGCCAGAAGCCGCCACTGACGTCCGAGAACTTCTGCTTGACCTGGATGACGCATGTGCCCGACGACGGGCATTGCCAGACGGATGTAATATAGGCGCTAGCGAAGGGATAGAGGTTCGCGCCTGAGTTGTACTGAGAGCTTGAATTGTTGGCGATCAGGCGCAGCCCGGTTGATGTGCCGGGGATAACCATGTGAGAACCATCGCCGTTGTTTGTCCCATAGCCGGCAGGATAAGGATCGCCGTATTCGCAGTTGAGCTGCGATCCAGCCGAAGCGCAGCCGGGGCTGGCCGTATTCTGGACCGCTGAATAGGGGCTGGGCAGGTTGCCGGCGTTTGTCCACCGTCCAAAGGTGGCTGCGTTGTTCATATACGGCAGCCAATTGGTGGCGTTGAGCGTCGTCGACGGGCAGAACTGATCGTCGATCTGCTTTGTCAGGCCAGCCGCTTGAGACGGCGCCGACATGGGCGCCCCACAGGCATTTGGCGTCCCGTAAGTGACAATGATGATTCCATTGGCCCCAGCGCCGCCCGCGCCTTCGAACCAGCCTCCGCCACCGCCGCCGCCACCATAGAGGCCGCCGGTTCCGCCATTGCCCGGTCCGCCCGCGCCCGCGCCCGCGCCGCCGCCCGGCCCCGCTACAGCGCCGCCGGCAGTCTGAATGTAATCGATTCCTGCCCCGCCATTGCCGCCGTTGCCATTCGATGCCCCGCCGCCACCACCGCCCGAGCCATGCGAACCCGCCGCGCCGTTGAGGCCCGCTCCGCCGCCAACGCCCCCCAGCGTTGCATCGAAGGCAGCGCCGCCGTTGGCCCCAATACTTCCCGACGCTGCATTGCCGCCAACCGAACCGCCATCGCTAGCGCCGCCGCCAGAGCCGCCGTTATTACCGCTCGAGCTCGTGGCGCCGCCATTGGCGCCTGCGCCATTCGGACCGCCCGCGCCGCCGCCCCCGCCACCGCCATCATTGCCAGTGCCGCTGACGCCGCCATTGCCGCCGTTCTGAGCGCCAGTCGTCGGCGCTGAGGCGGAGGCCAGGCCGCCTACGCCATTTGGCGTGAGCGGGTTGCCCGTTCCGCCCTGACCGCCCTTAGCGATGATAGTTGAGGTATTGAATATCGTGTCGGTTCCGTTGCCGCCGCTTCCTCCAACTGGAGCGCCAGCAGCGCCGCCGGTTCCGATCTGAACCGGGATCACCGAACTAGGCGTTAACGCGACATTCGTTGCGAATGCAAAGGCTCCCGCACCGCCGCCGCCGCCGGTATCAGCCCCATTGATTGGCGCTCCGCCGCCGCCGCCGCCGCCAATCGCGACAACTGTGTTGGTGCTGCACCAATCGCTCGGAACGGTCCATGTCGTTCCCGAGGTGATGAAAACCGTCTTTTGGGAACCGCATACCTGCGCGGCGGCTTCGATCGACCCAACGCCCGTCGTGGTGATGGAATCGGCAAACGCGGGCGACGCGACGGCGACGCAGAAGGCGAGAAGAAGCCGCGCGAGCGTAGGTATCATGGCGGCGGCGCGCGGCCCTCGCACAATGCCGCAGCATGGGCCGGTTCGGTAGGCGTTGCAGGACCGGCTGGCTGGAGACGCTGGAGAAGCTCGCAGTAGGGCGAACCGGGCGTGGCGATGCGGCTTAGGGCTTGGATGAAGACTGGGATTTGGATGCCACTAGGACGTTGCGTCCCAGCAGCCTCCGGAATCATCGCTTCCAAGTGGGCAAGACCTTCCTTGTCACCGAGGCGGGTACGCTCCTCCATTAGGACTGAGAGAGCCTTGGTGAGGAGTGGAAAGTCCTTCGGCCCCATCTGCCAACGCATCGGCGACGAACTGATCACTCCCGGCGCGGATTGCGCGAGGGCGCTGGTGGAAAGCAGAAGGAGAATGACGAGAGTTCTCATATTGCCGCTCCGATTGGGAAGCCCGTCCCGCCGCCGCTCGGCAGCGTCGTTCCGTAGTAGTCACGCGTCGCCCATCCTGCGCCGAGGTAGGAGGTCAGATCGGTTCCAGTGTTATGAGCAGGCGAGCCGCCGCTAAGAGCATAGCCGGCGGGACAAGGCTGCGGCCCTGTAGTTCCAGCAGTGGCGTTGCAGGTCACATTCGTTCCGGTAGGCCCTACCCACGCTGGATTTGTCGTGATGGAGCCGACCTCGCCGCCGGGAGCGACTGCCTGCCAAGCGGCAAACGTCGTCGCATAGGTTGCATACCCCAATCGCCACAGCTTTGTGCTGTGCGTCGTGTAGTAATCATTGCTCAGCATGTGGAGACCTGGATAGGATAGACCTTCCAAGTAAACGAAATTGCCATTCAAGGAATTGAAGATGTTGTTGGCGATCACGCCAGGGAATAGGCTCGTATCGGTAAACCCGTGAAAAAAGCAGAATCCTGCAGTACTGCCGGGGCATGTCACTGAGTTGTTGAATACATTTATCGCAGGAGTCGCAGGATAGCCCCAAGCCACAGCAATCGCGTTTGACTGTGTGTTCGACGCTGTCTGCGCCGACTCATCGACGATATTAAAACCGATGTTGATCGGCCCGTACGCATCTTCGACGAATGCGTATATTCCTTCGCCAAACGTGTTGTGAATGTAGTTGTACTTGGCAGTGCTGTTTGTCGTGCCGAGGTCAAAATCGATCCCATCATGATCACACCCGCTCACAAAGGTGGGGTATGGGATGCTATTATAGCCTTCGTTCTGTGACCAGTAGATACTGTCGGCGAAGAACGTGCCGAAGAGAACAGGACCGCCGCAGGTCGTTCCGTTGGCGCCAGTATCGTGAATGACATTCCCCGAAAACGGTGGAGCAGTCGGAGGTTGATTGGTGGAAATAGCCAAGCCATTGCCGCTGCTGGCGCTCGATGGCTGACCGCCGATGTTGTAGATGTAGTTTCCTTGTATCGCTCGGTAGGTGTTCGCAGTTTGCGGCCCAAATGTAAAGAGCCCATTGTCGACAAGATCGGCTGGCCCCGAAGGACCGTGGATGACCGTGTTGATCAGGGCGACGTTATCGACTCGATTGCCGCTCGTCGGATCAACGAGGATGGCGGCGTCAAAATTCGCGCTGATACCGTCATGGCACAGGCCAGTGATCTCGACGCCATTAAGCGTGATCCAATTTGTCGCCCCGCCGTAACTGCTAATGTAGACACCGATGCCTGCCGCGCCGGTGCTGTCGCAAACGAGCTTGAGGCCGGAAGTTCCGGGAACGCCATTAAGCTGAATCCCTTGAGCTCCAGCCGTGATGTCAATTATACCGACACGCCCATCAGCCGATGTGCATCCTGAACCTTGCGTTGTGAGGATCGCGGGGCCAGTGCCGTAGCTGTCGAAGATGACCGGAAATAGCGGCCTCGATAGAGTGTTCGTGCCGTTCAGAGATACGCACCCGGTGAAAGTGTCGCCGCCGTTGAATAGCACATGATCGCTCTCATGCATGGTGAGAGTGGCGACGTGGGCAAGGGTCTTACAGGCGGTTCCTGTCGTCTTGCAGTTGTTAGAATCGCTGCCGGCGACGGCGAAGTACCAGTTCTGCTCGCTGACACCATTCGATGAAGTAACGTTGACCTGGGATGTGCTGGTGATCCCGCCAGCATTAGTGGCGGTCGCGACAATCGTGTGGCCAGGTCCATCGACGAGCTTCGTCGAATCGAATGATATCGTATACGGTGCAGAAGTCAGAAGCGCGCCAGCATTGGACCCGTCAACCTGGAACTGGACGCTGTTGACACCGATCGGATCGGTTGCTGTCGCGGTGACAGTAACCGCCGCGCCGGTGATCGTGCCGCCGTTGAGCGGGGTTGTGATCGCGACAGTCGGGCCCGTCGACTCAGTTTGCATAACATTTGCATTGATCGTGCCCGTGCAGGGGCACGCCGAGCCCATCGGCCAGTATTCCGCCAAGCCGGTTTGAAGAGAGCCGCTATTGGCTGTGAGACCTTGCGCGATAAGAGATGAGAGTCGAGTCGCCTCCGCCTGACTCAGAGCGCGATTATAGACGCGAAGGTCCGCGATGGTTGTCGGCGTATTGGGGAACCCGACAACCCAATAATTGGCGCCTGGGTAATAGGTCAGGCCGCACTGCGCGTCCCTTATGACCCCGTCAATGTACATAGTTTGGCAACCGCCCACGAATGTCACAACGACAGAGTGCTTGGCGCCGTCATTGATCCAGGCTAGGCGGGTACAAAGATATGAAAGAGATAGCGAGCCGCAAAAACCAGACTGTGTTGGCTGCTCGATAACGTTCTCGAAAGTTGTGTTTCTACCAAAATGGCTGTTATGATTCGAGAACCCCACTGTTCCATTAGTAAGGATCGGATTCGCCGAATCTGTGTGAGCAATAAACACTTGATCTGTTGCAAGCGCAGCAGTCGTTTTTACGACGTATGCCACCGTCCATGGAGAGACGATGCCAAGTGAAACGCTATTAGGGATGAAGAGTGAACTCGTCGCCGACGTGAAGTCCGTCCCCGCGCCGAGGGCGACGCCAGACAACGGCGGCCCGCTTAGGATTGGCGTGCCGGTGGCCCCGGCCGCCTCAATCCCGCATCCGAGAGCTACAAACGCAAGCGCCGCGATGGCCGCCCGGAGAATCTTCCAAGAGAGGTTCATTGTAGTCAGCCCTTATTGGATCACAAAGTTGGCGGCGCCGTAGTTTGCCGCCGGCGGGGCAGTAGCGTCTGAGTCCGCAACATTGACTGTTACGCAGGCCGTAATGCCGGTGGTGAAGTATCGGCCGGCTGGGCCGAGATCGATCGTGGCGCCCGAGAGGTTCGCCGGCGTCGAGGCTGCCGGAACTGCATCGCGCCTGACCGGCGTCCCCGTCCCGCATGTGAAGGTTGTCGCCGTGTCATAAAGCTTGAGCCAGACACCCTCAGTCGCAGCAGTCGATGTGTAGGCGCTGATCGAATAGAGTGTCGCCGGCGCATTCCGGACAACAACCGCCGTCGTATTGTTGGTGATAATGAAGCTAGCGCTATTCAGCGCGCCGCCATTAGTCGAGGCTGTCGGCGCAATCTTAAGGAGCCCGTTCGGATCGCAACGAAGGCCGATCGTGTTGGTGTTCGCTGGCGCGGATGGGTTGGCGCTGAGATATTGGCAAAGAATACCGAAGCCGGCATTCGGTGAGGTCTGCCATGAGGTCAGCGCGGCGTTCGGCGTCAGCGAGGCGTTGAAGGCAGTGTTCAGCGCAACGAGCTGATTGTAGATGCCCTGATTGGTGCCGAGAACCGTCGGTGTTCCGCTACCTATCCAGGCCGCCGTCGGCGTCGCGGAGTTGCCGATGTCCGGGCTGAAGCCCGCAGCGTAGGAACCGAGCGCTGCTGTGACAGCGCCACCTCCGCCTCCGCCGCCCCCACTACATCCGGCGATGCAGTCCACATTTAGAGCATTCGCGGTGGACCCGATGACATTACCAAGCCCGTCGACAATCATTGTCAACTGACTTCCATTCGTCTGATTTGCCGCCGTGGCGCTCCCGGTGGCGGGAGCGCCAGAAGTATCCTGGCACTGGCCAGTTCCCCCAACGATCGTCAGCGTCTCGCTATTGGTAGAGTATCCCGCGATATAGGTGTAGGCGCCGCGACTGAAGCAGCGGTTGGCGCCAGGCTGGATTGGATCAACGGTTGTGTTAGCCGTGACGGCGTTCGAGGTTCCAAGCGTCGTATACGCGATCGTTGCGCCAAGATTGGTGACGATGAAGATCGTGCTGTTGGCTCCGCCGGGAATCGGAATATTGCTCGAGACGCTTCCTATTAAGTTAATCGCTCCGTAATTCCCATTTGGAAGGAATGGATAGACAGGGCCCGGGAAGTCGGCCAGCGCCGGGTTGGCGAAGATGGCCGCGAGGGAAAGCGCGATGAGCGTAGTCGCAACGCAGCGCAAGGTATGTGTGATCCCAATCATCAGTGCCATACTCCCACGCTGGAGACGTTCATCGGCCAGTTGAGGCCACCCTGAAGGCTAAGGACAAAGCTATCGCTTTCGCCGGCGAAAAACTGGCCATTCGGGTTGCTTGGCGTCGACGCAGGCGTTGAGCCAGTTGTAGCGGTGTAGGTCACAACGCCTAGAGCGCCTTGTGGCACGCCATCGAGGAAATAGGCGAACTTGCCGGTGCCTCCATTCTGCGTCGACAGTATCCAAAGTGTCCCCCAACAATGGATGTTGGCAGCAGATGATCCGTTTTTTTGCACGTAGTTGTCAGTGCCGCCGCCGCCGCCGTTGGTGTTAGTCCAATCATGCTCGTTGAAGGTATATGTCGGAGCGCCGACTGTTCCAATGATTGACTCTTCGTGATCGACTTCGATGCCGGTGGAGGCGATGCCCAGACTTGAAGCGACGAAATTTTTCCCTAGCAAAACGCTGACATCCTCCATCCACCAAGCGAGGTTATCCGAGCCAGAACCAGAGGCGGGAGCCGAAGTTGGATTGCCGTTGTAGCATGCCTCGTAGTAGCCGCCGGGAGGGAAAAGAGTCCCTATGACGGTACCGCCCACCATCGCCTCGCCGCTCGACACTGTAGAAGACGCTGAGAGATTGTAGGTGCCAGTTCCACCCGTGCCTGTTCCGAGCGAGGTGATGGTTGTGCCTTGAGTGACGCTTCCGCCGACGACGATCATCCCGTTGGCGATCGTGCCAGAGGAGACTGCTGAAACAGTCAGGACAGAGCCGGAAATTGTTCCGGTGAAGTAGGCAAGGGCTGTATCGGCAGCGCTCCAAACGACGGCGTACTCATTCGTGGCAAGCGCAAGCTGATTGATTGTCATGACGCCGCCTGTCACCGTCACCCAAGTCGACGGGAAGGCGGATGTGCCGCGCCAAGGCGTGAGATACCAGTTGTACCCTGGATTATTTGTCTGGTTCAGATCGACAGATGCAAAAGTGTTGTCGTAGAATTTGTTTGTCGTGAAGCCCCAGAACTGGACGCCGCCAGGGGTTTGATTAGAAACAGTAAGCGGCTGAACGCCGCTTATTGCGCTCTGGAGCGCCGTTTCGTCTGCTTGAGTCAGTCCTCCTCCGAAGAAAGCCGCCGCAATACAGTCGCCACTAAAGTTGGAGACCGCGCCGCCAGTGCGATTAGCTCCAATGACGACGGTATCACTCTCAAGCGAGCCCGCCGTGTCTGAAGCATTAGTCGCGACATCAACAGCATTGATGTAATAATCAACCTGCGAACTTGACGTTCTGCTGATGCTGAGCAGCCCCCGGCCAGAAGTGATCCCCGCATAAGCGACGTTTGTGATATTGCCGATGCGGCCAAAGCTGCCAGAGCCGACTGAATAATACGGATAGATCACGCTGGTTGCAGAACCAGAGCCAATTGCAGTCCCTATTGCCGCCCAGCCGCTTTCCCCCGCTGTGCGATTGTTAAGAACATAAACACTATAATTGCCGCTATTGGCCGTCATGTGGCCACCAGCGGTGCTCGGTGTGAATGAGGTGTTCAGCCAGCCAGTTGAATTATCGCCGTAGACACAGACATTAGGGACAAACGTCTCAGTGCCGGTGACGGTGAGGGTGTAGCTGGAGCTAACGAGATTTGCCTCGGCGAAGGCTGCGGTTGGCGCGAGGCCAAAAGCATAGAATGCATCGAGCTTCGCCCAAGTGCCGGAGGTTACGAGTGGGCAGACGAGGTTCTTATAGGCCTGCTGCTGCGTCTTTGTTAGCCCAGTGAATGAGGGCCGAGCGAGCATCGCTTCGGCGGTGGAACAATCCGTTTGTTGTGATGATACGGGCAAAAGGAATTGGGCTTGCGCTGCAGCGCACAGCATTAACCCTGCGAATAATGCTGCCCACAACAGCCTCATAGCTGGTAGCCCCAAGCGGTGACGCTAACCACTCCGCCGGTTCCTGGGGCGGCGGAGACAACAGCTATTGCGGTGTTAGCTGCCGAAGCTGGAATGCAGCGTGTAATTGGCGGTTCGGTCACACCGACACCAGATGACCCGGCTGCGGTGAATTGCGTGAAGTTCAGCGTTCCGGTGACTGTTCCAGTGACAGTGGCGTTGCCAGTGGCGGCGGCGGTTGCGTTAGCTCTGATTGAAAAGCCACAGAGGAATGTCGTCTTGCTAGCGGCTGCAGCCAGAGTTGCAGTTGTTGCTGCCGTGGTTCCTGTCGCCGAGGCGGTGATTGGATTGGCGGCGGCGGTTGCGTTAGCTGGATAATCGGAAGAGGGGATCGTTGGGACGGAGTTGCCGATTGCAGCCGCGCCAAGCGTAATGATGCCAGGACTGTCTGGGCGAAGATCGACAACAAGCGCCGGGTTAGTCGCCGTGACCGGCGCAGTCGAGACTGCGACGACGCTCGCCTTATTCGAAGCGCCGACACCGTCGATGATGTAGCTTGGGAGCGGGACGCCACTTGTGACGCCCTGGACACCCTGGGCCGAAGTCGCAGACGCTCCCGCCGCAGTTACTTCTTGATTGGCGGAAGTCGCGGCGCCTGTCGGGAGTGGTAGCGACGCGTTGGAGACCGGCACGGGCGTTCCGCTGCCAACACCTTGAACAGAAAGAACAGTGGCGGCAGGCGATCCCGCTGTACCCTGAACACTGGTTTGGTTGGCGGCCGTTGCAACGCCGCTCACCGTCACCGCTGGCGTGTTGGTGATGAATGCATTGACGCCGGGGACAAGCACGGCGCCGGGCGATGTGCCGTAGTTCGCCATCGCGCCGAGTGTTCCGCCAGCCCATGTCGGAATGCTGACAACCCATGGCGACGTGCCCTGCGTGACAGAGCTGCTGCCGCCGCCACCGCCGGAGCCGGAGCCAACAATCGTTGCGGCCGGAACCGCGTCATAACCGACGGTGATGGTTCCCGTGCCGCCCGTGGAGACGCGCAGGCGAACATCGCTCGCGCCGGCGACATCAACCCGGAAGGCTCCGTCGGCGGCGACGGTGGTGAATCCTGTCGTTGATCCGCCCGGCAGGGCATAGCCGTTGACTGCAACCCACGTCTTGGTGGCGCTCACGATGGCTTGGGAATCAGTCGATTCCTCGATGGTGATCGTCGCGCCGGAGGCGGTCAGGCCGGAAACGTAAAAGCCGACAACGGTTTCACCATTAAGAACGAGGTTGATTTTCGACTGCGCCACTGCCGAGAGGGACGCCGCGGAGGCCTTGACGCCCTGTTCGGCATAGGCCTCCGGAAGGCCCAATGGCGCGAGGCAGCCTATGACAGCGCCTATAAGCGCCGTTCGGAAAATCCGACGAAAGTCCATAGGGCCACCCCGCTGGGCCATTATTGGCCGCAGGGATAGCACGACAAACGATTATCGGGAAGATGCGATCAATAGGTAGTGTGTAGAAGCCCTTGGGGGCGCTATTGGATGATCAGCGGCGCCTTGATCATGGCGTCGTCCTTGGGCACAAGCCCGCAGTTTTGCTGAAATTCCAAATATTTCCCGCTGTTCGACGGCATGAACTGGAGCCGAATGCGATCCATCGCCGCCTCGCCGCCCCTGATGAACGCCATTTC